GGAGGACAGGCGGCGACGGGGACAACGGTGAGTCCTTGATGTATCAGATGGATGCGTTCTTCGAGTCGATGGATATACACGGGACTCCAATGGACAAGCTCCAGCAGCTAACCGTGGCCCTTGGGTTCAAGATTACTGATAAAGTGAGCCTTATGCGCTGCAAAAAAGGGTTTAATAGTCCTCGGTGGTGGCTGACCGGGTGTGTTGGTGGGGACCATGTTTTGCCTGAAACGATTAACTGCGAGACAGAGGAAGAGGCTATAGATGCGGCTTTGAATGCCATATCCAGGGCAGATAAACCCGGTTGACGAAGCCCTGGTAACGCTGTACAAAGATTGGGCTCGAATATAGGGTCCTGAGTGGTTCCTCGTATTGATGCGGGGGTGATTTCGTTGCTGTTGTTTTAATTGATGTTTTGGAGGCTGAAGAATGAAGTGGCCTAGAAGAATCACAATGAGAATTGGCGACATGGTTGACGGCATGTGCACTGTGTATCCTGTTGATAAGAGTTGGTACAAGGCATTTGGCGAATACACTGCAACAGTGTGTGGAGAGAGTATGCCGGATCTGTTGCTTGACGTCGACTATGCTGTTGGTAGAGCTGTCTGTATTGCTGACGAGGTTATGAATGAGAAGTCATTAATCCGGATCCTTGAAGAGGAGTGCGGTTATTGGGATTTCGACACTGATCCGGTTTGGATTGTGCGCGAATATGCACTGAAAGCGGAGAAGGTGGACAAGGAGATCAGGAGGCGAGTCACCATGGATCTCCTGGATCAGGAGGCGCTCGAAGACGGGGCTCAAGAGGAGCCCAAGCCTTCGTGTGCAGAGTGTTACTTCGCAGAGGGTCCACCTGGTGATCGTTCGCTTTTTCGATGTACTTATGGAAACCTCATGGTCGCGACGCTTATCGACCAGATACCGGATGTGGACAAAGAGATGGGGTGCAGGCACTTCGTTCGAGCCCGGAAGGCAAAGGCGGCGGTCTTTGTTGATTGCAAAGGAGGCGAGTGATGGCCAATTGTTTCAGGTGCAGTCATCTCAAGAAAGCGCGGAGCGATGTGTGGAGATGGGAGTGTCTGGAGGCAGACACTTATTTCCGTACAGACGACGATAAGTCCATGAGGTTCATTAACTGTGACTACTTCAATGAAGCGCCTGGTGTTAAATCCGGGCGTCATGTGGTGCACACATCCGTGGCGGTGTCCGAGGATTATGTTGCGGTTATTGCGACGTGTCGCGACGGCACGATATGGGTTGTCGATCCGACGGCGAAGGACGACATGAGCAGTGAGGACTGGACTAAGTTTCCGGACATTCCTTTGGATGAACAAGGAGACAATGATGAGTGCTGATAGAGATATTGTTAAACTTGAGAACGGGAAGTACACCTTCGTGAAAGAGGGCGTGGAGTTCCGGTGCGATCGATACGGCGAGGAGTGGATGGACTTCGGAGTCACGGTGGCGGGGAACAGAGCGATAGTGGCATTGTTTGACAGGGTGCTTGAGCTGGAAGGCGAACTCAAAGCTCTTAAGGCCGAACAGCAAGAAGATGAAGATGACATGGGCACTGACGAGGCGTGTCACATGTGCGGGAATGACCTGATCGAGGTTGAAGATTCCAAGCCAAGAGAAATTGCCAATGGACCTTACAAAGGCAGGATGATGACTCCTACCCATGTGTGTCCTGTGTGCGATTGCTTGGTGCACAGAGGGTAAGAAGGAAAGCAATGTCAGACATTCATACATGGATCTTGTTCGTGGGACTGATCACGTTGGTTGGGGCGGTATTTGTTGCTGTTAAGCTCTGGGTTGTTCGTCTCATGCTTCCGAAGAAGCTGGAGCTTCCGCCGATTGACGTAGATACGATTCTCTACGTGGATGAATTCTGTGGCTCCGACAGCAACGATGGGACGTCCTGGGAGCAGGCGAGGAAGACTGTGGACGGACTTCCGAAGCAGTTGAACGCCGAGTTGACCATAAGGTTGAGGAAGGACCCTTGGACGCACTGCAACTTGAGCGGGTTCTACGGGGTTGGCAAGCTGATGTTTCAGGGCGAGTTGCCGCCGAAGATAAACCCAATTAGGCCAGGAGAAGACAATGAGGGTCTTTGATGAACACCTGAGTGAGCTTAAGCCGTGTCCGTTTTGCGGGGCGGGAGAGACGTTTTTCGATGCGGTGTTCGAAAGGAATTCGACTGTCATGAGCGAGGCGTTGAAGCTGAGGCACACTTGTCTTTATGGTGGCGCGGTGATTGTCATGGTTGGTTCTGATTTGCCATCACTGGTAGCAAGATGGAACAAAGGAACAGGAGGACAAGATGGACATAGGTAGGGTGTTGAATGACATGGTCGAGAAGAAGAGTCCTTATGAACCGGTTCGACGTTTTCATGTCTGGAACAGCAAGCGTGTTTATAGGGGTGTCAAATCAATGATCCTTGAGACGCCCGACGAGAAGGAGTTCCCCTACTACGAGGAGATTGTTCCACCTCAGTGTCCTGGGTGCAAAGAGGGAGAGGGTACTTGAGATGGATCATGTGTACGCCGTAACAGTCGTTGAGGATGGAAAAGTCAAGTTTCAGGTTGTATTTTCGCGCATGAAGTCAGCAGTAGAGCGACGTAAGAAGTGGGCTGATAAATACGGCGAAGAGAACGTTATTGTCCTTAATCATATAATTGATGGAACTGTAGGCGCTGTGCCTGCGCACGGGACGGTGATTTCACCTGGTGATAGTTTCGTATTAAAGGATGTGTACAATGTTGAAACCGACTGAAAAAGAGATCGAGGACTTTCTTGAGTGGTCGAAGAAGCCTTGTATGTGCGAGTCGTACTACAGCTACCAGTGCACTAAACACCGAGATGTTGCTGATGGCTTCCTGAATGACCAAAAAGAAGTGTTGAACCATTGCTTGCGAGAAGGGCTTGTGGAGTGGGATTCCTACCATACGCTGAATGTAGTCGTGAAGCAAAATGGGCGTTGATCCCTTCGTTGAGAGATTCCTGCGGGTGTTCAGGATAGGGCAAGAATGCGTCTTTACCACATTCTCCGTGGTGGTGGCAGGGACGCGCACGTTTGACGACTACGAACTCCTCAAAGGGAAGCTGGATGTCCTGATTGGGGAGAAAGCCAAAGAGCACAAGATAGAGATCGTATCCGGGGGCGCTACAGGTGCGGACGCACTCGGGGAGAAGTACGCAGAGGAGCGCGGGTTCGCCGTGAAGAAGTTCCCTGCCAACTGGGGCAAGCACGGGAAGGCGGCGGGGCCGATAAGGAACAAGGAGATGGCCGAGTATGCTCATGCGGTCGTTGTATTTTGGGACGGCCTGTCGCGTGGTTCTATGAGCATGACCAATGAGGCGCGGGCGGCGGGCAAGCCAACTCGCGTCATTAGGTATCAATAAGAGGAGAAGGCGATGAGTGACAAGGACGAAATAACCAAGGGTGAGTCGTGGGTTCCGACGCACACGGGCGATCGAACTGGGTGCACGACAGCTGGTGTGACTCTGTGTGATTACCCTGCTGACTATTCGCCCCATGGTGACAAGCGTGTAATCATCCAAATTGCCGTTAGCGAGTGCCCAGAGTCAGACACTGTCGTGGCTCTCTGCAATGACGGGACTGTGTGGAGATCGATCTACCCGCATGAGAAGTGGATCAAGATGCGAGAGATTCCGCAGGGGGAAGAGGAATAAGGGGTTCGGGTGAGCATTCATATGTTGGCTGTTGATTGAGGAGAAGAATGGGCAAGACAGAATATACAGTTGAGCATGTTTATTGGGCTGCTTACGAGGCGAGGCGCAGGAAGAAGACGCCTGTGTTCCTCAGCGGTGATCGTATGCAGGAAGTCGATATTGAAGAGACGCAACCTGTTGTCACTGTGCTCTTGGGCGGCGACGCTGAGGTGCTGGATTCATACAATGGTGAGACTGGACCAGTGCCATGGATCGAGGTTAGTGCACGCAGGTTTTTTGCTTGCAGAGGAGACAGCAGTATTGCGGCGTATCTCGAAATCGGGTGCGGTCTGATTGAAGAGGAGACTCCGCCGAAAACTAAGCACATCTGTGTTGATTCAGCGAAGGAGTTGGAGCCGTTATTGATCGCGGCGGCTGTCCGATGCAGGGAATGTTACAAGGATATTTCTTGTGAGGAGTGCGGAGGGAGGAAGGCATGGAGAGCATTGTCCGTGATATGCAAAGGGCACTCTGATGATGTTCCCGCTGATAAAGGGTCCGACCCTGATGATGATAGCAAGTGTTTCCAGTGCGGGTCCGACTGGGAGAAGGTCGACAATGCGGAGCCAGAGCCGACCGGTTTTAATATGCTTAACAAGGATACGGAGTTGTGGGTGAAGCCTACGCATCTGTGTTCCAAGAGGTGCGGAGAGTGGAAACGAGAGGGATAAGGAGGAGTAGGCAATGGAGGAAAAGGGATGACAATGTTTAAGTACGAAATAGGACAAGAGGTTTGGTACACAAACAAGCGTGGGAAGGCGGCGGTGGCGGAGGTTGGTGGTCGGAAGTCAGAGGAGATGACAAAGGGTAATGTTAGCAGGGATTACTTCCTAAAAGGGATTGGAATGAAAGATGAGGATCAGCTGTACAAGAGTGCGCCTGATCTGGTGGCTGATCTCTTGTCCGAAGCAAAAGGCGTCGATTACATGGTTCACGAGCAAGATCGCGAGAGGGTTGAGAGATACAACAAGCTGTACGTCCTGTGTAGACGGTTCATAGTTGAGGCTGGAATCGACAGCGAGGAAGCCATTGGACGGGCTTCGGATAACTCATGGGGGCTCGTGAAAAGGATTTGTGATTTGATTGGTTACTACGATGGGGGGCGAGGGGAGGAAAAAGGATGACAATGTTTAGGTACGAAATAGGACAAAGGGTTTGGCTTGAGGACGATGGCCGGGCAGCCATCGATGCAGTCAAGGGGCGCAAGTTCGAGGAGAAAGACAACATAAAGAGCATTACTTATTACCTAGAAAATAGCTCTCCCAAGGATGAGAATCAGCTGTTTGGAGAGGCGTTTGATTTAGTGTTGGAGTTCCTGTCTGATGTCGATGTTGATTGTGCGATTACTGAACTGGACGGCAAGACAATGGAGAAGCGTTCCTGGCTCCATGATTTATGCGGGCGCTTCATTGATGATCACAGGCTGAAGGACAAAGACTCTGTTTGGGCAAGTGACGAGGTTACTGCGAAGGAGATCCGAGCGTTCATCCAGAAGATTTGCGAGACAATCGGTTATTACGATCCTCCGGGAGAAAACGAATGAGAACCATGTTCTGTTGTCCGACTTGTGGGAAAGCGCCTCGGTTGCGCCAAGTGGAGCTAGGTGGTGTACATCACTATCAATACCAATGTTGTCTCGTGAGAACGCAATTGGTTGAGGAAGATCCCGCTCGCGCCGAGAAGGAATGGAGTCTTAACCCAGAGGTTCTGGCCGGGGCGGTTGAGTCGCTAATGGCGCGAGTATATGCGTTAGAACACGAGGTAGACAGCAAATGAAAAAAGAGCAAATAAATATAGGTGACTACGTATTCCACTTGATTGGATCCGTCAGAGACGACGGTGACATCATCAAGAAGGTCATTTGTAGTCGGGTGATCGCGATATACGAACGCGAGCGGGAAGATCTGCCTGGTAGAATATCTGAGTATCGATACGAGCTTAAGGATACCGAATTCGGAAGGGTCTACATCGGAGAAGGATGCCTCCTGGGCGCATGTGCGGTGGACGCCGTCGATAGGGCGATTGCCTACGGAGAGAGGGAAGTGGCTTCTCTGAGGCAGCTTTTAGAGGAGATGGAGGATGAAGAGCCGGTGGAAGGGAAGAACGAGGAGATCGAAAAGTTCAGAGCAACGCAGATCACTACAGAACCAAGGGGAACAAATGACTAATCTATACTGGATATATGCAAATATTAGCGGAAGTGCAAAATGGCACCTCGTACTGGATAGACGACCAGGACTGTACTTCATTCAGGAAGATTTCGAAGAAGAAGAATACGACATTGAACTATACCGAGAGGAAAATCCAGACCGTGAGGTTATAGCGGTGCCAATCGAGTAGACTGCCCATTGTGTGATGCTCTGTTCTTGCATGACCGTCTCAGCCTAGCTATCAGCGTGATTGGAAGTGCTTTGGAAGGACTTTCGAAGATACCGGACACAGGTAGTGAAGAAGGAGATCTAGACGCGGACGAAAGGGCTAGGGGTCAAGCATGTATTAACATGGAGCGGTTTTTAAACTACGCAAAAATGGGCAACGTGTTTGCCGAGAGTTTGCGGTTGGCAAAGAAAGACAATGGCGAGTGATGCCAGCGTTATTTGATTACGAGATGGCCCTCGCTGCCGTGGACCCGTGGAAATTGCGTGAGGATGGGTCAAACAACTGGAGTGTCCACTACTTTGACCGCATGGGGCGATGGACGGCCAGTGCAACAGGCATGAGCAAGGCCGACGCAAAAAAGAAGGCAGCAAAAAAGCGGCGTAAGGCACGCCAGAAGATTGCCCAAAAACATTCAACCAGGTTAAGCAACGGCTGAGAGGCTTGAAGGCGAATGAAGAAGAAATACTGGAAAAAGGTAACGCCGGACTGCACCAGGGGCTGGGGACTGAAGAAGCAGGGCCGGTTGTTCAGGAACAAGGACCGAGTCCGGCTAGAGGTTACCAAGCGACAGATCGGGCCTGGCATGACCTTTGGTGCAATCACAGAGCGATTCGAGTTGCGTGTACACGACAACGTAACGGGGGTTGAATGCGTGATAGAGGATGACTTCCGAAGCGAGATCGAAGCCGTCACCGAGGCCGCCCAGTTGTTCAGGCTGGAGAAGTGGTAAGGAATAGAGAAGAAGATGAAAGAAAACAGAGAGTTCAAGATGAGTTGTTACTTGTGCAAGCGGCACGAGCCTAGCATGGGGGCCGACGGTGTTCATTGTCGGGCCAAGGGTTTCGAAATTGACCATGAGCGTGCCGTGAGTATTAGGTGTGAGATGTTCGAGCGCATGGCGGCGTCGGAGTGGCGCTATTGGTGGGTATGGAACAAGGATAAGTACTCCAAGGGGATATACGCGAGCAAGGATGGAACGCCTGATAAGCAAGCCTCTCCATACCAGTTAGAGATAGAGCAGCCCTCATGCCCGGAGAAGCCGGTAGAGCCAGACTGGCCGAATGGTTGGTACTGGGTGAAGGATGAAAACGGGCGAGAGTTGTTCCGTAGAAAAAGCGGCTATCATGCCTACGATAAGTACAACGGAAGGCGCGAAGAATGGGATTGCTATGAGGTGGTAGCCAGCTTTAATGGAGTCAAGTTCGTCAATGAGGAGGATGACAGATGATATACAAGAAAAGACCGTTAAAGGTAGATGCAGAGCGTTGGTACAAGGTTGAGTACGACAGGCAGGCGGGGCAGAATACGCAGCCGATCTATCACCTAGACGTTGGGCACTTTCGGGATCCGGAGGTTGACGGCCAGGAGATGTGCGATCTGTGTAACAATGAAATGTACAAACACGGATGGATAGATAAGTACGACGGTAGTGGGCATGTGGTTTGTCCGGAGGACTGGGTTGTGACCGAGATAGATGGATCCAAGGTTCCGTACAAGCTTCACGATTTCGAAAAGTCCCATGAGCCCAACCTCGCATATGCTGTTTCGGCGCTCAGGGACAATTTCGAGAGAGACGCCGTTGTCTTGATAGAGAGAGTTGGCTCAGGAATGAGGTTCACCCCGATGGAGGGCGACGAAGAGATCATCGGGTAAAGGAGGCGTGATGCCTGGTACAGATATTGGTTTCTGGTTGTTCCTGGTCAGCCTGATCCCTAGCTTTCTAATGCTTGTGGTTGTTGGGGTGATCACGTGGATACAAATCAAGTACAAGAATAGGCTATGGGGGGTGAACTGGGTCATTGCTTTCGGGGTCATGCTGATTGTGTTTTGGGCAACCTTTGGGTCTTACGGGCCGGGGATCGCGCCGGATCTCCCGCCACCGTCTGAGGAGGGGGTCAATGTGAGGATGGAGAGTGTTCCGCCAGAGGATGTAGGAGGCGCGGCGGCCAAGGCAGAGAGCAAGGTTCCCCCGGTGCTTAAGCAGGTGCGGGAAACCGCTCAGGGCGGGGCCGGGCCAGAGAAGATTGACGAAGACGAGAAGTTCAAGCGGACTCTTGAGAATGCACTCAGGATCCAAGACAATAAAAAGCGGAGAAAAGCCAAGAAATAGCCCCCCCTTTCTTTCTTTCCGCAAAAGCACTTCCCCCTGTTGACAAACCACTAACGAGGCTGTAAATTAGCAATGAGAGCACAGCCCGAAGTTGACCGCTGAAAGGGGTTTCAGATGAATAGTGAATTTAAAGACAGGGTAGCTTCTGATGTGGAGGCCATCGACAGTAACAACAGTAACAAGGGGATTATGTATTCACTAAACGATATGACTTACCAGTCTCCTCTTAGCGATCGATACTCTGTTAAATTCTTCAACAAGATATGGGGCAAGAAGTTGATTCTCTCGGCGACCGAGGTTGCCAGGTTGGACGCCAGTGATTCAGACAAGATCTCTATTCTTCTTTCTAAGGTTAAAGACGAGGCGGCGATCCTGTGGGCCATTGAGTGTGTGAAGAACTCGGTCTGTCATGTCAATATGGCAAGGGCTGAGTTTGGGGTAGAGGTAGATAGCCGCTTTGACAGGGCGCTGTGGGCATTGTCTTCGACGGTAGCGTGCGGGAGCGACCACCCCGGCCTGAGCCGGATACGTGAAGACTGTGCGCGATTCAAGGCCGAGGAGGGGGACTATGAGTCAAGTTGTATAGCGGGGGCAGTGAACGATCTGTTCATCGCTGTCAGGAGACTCCGCGAGGATGTTGAGGTCGAGGGTGACGGCGCGGATGATACCATAGTCGAGATGGCAGAGAACGCTGCTGCGCTGGCGATGTTCAGTGACGAGGAAGAGAGGTGGCAATTGAACCTTCTCGTCAAGATGGCAGGAGGCCAGGTATGATCGACTGCCCAGGGGCAAGGGCGGAGACGACAGAAGAGAATGAAGGCAATGTTGCCGGTTAACAGCTGAAAGGAAACGAAGATGGAAAGCAATCAAGGAATCAATCAAGTTGAGAAAACCACAACCATTCAGCAGACGAGCAAGAGTATCAAGCTGATGTCTCTGGCTGGCACTCTAATGTTCTGGGGAGGGCTCGCGTTCACGATATGGGGAGGGGACGTGATGAAGGTTGTGGGATTTCTTTCGGTGGTGTCTGGGGTGATCATGGTAATCGGAGCCAAGATCTCCAAGTGGTGGTATCACAGCTAGAGGTGGGTGGCTTTCTCGCGAACTCAAGTTCGCAAAATAAGGAGACGAAGAGTCAATGTTAAAGGGTACATCTGGTCGAGAAGTCGTGTTTCATATCCAGGATGGCAAGCAGCACTTAATCTCTCCTCCTCCAGGTTGGGAGCGCGGAGAGGTGAGGAGCGATGGTGCTGCTTGGGTTAACAGGAAGAAGTCGATGAGTGTCATTGCGAGCATCTCTGTTGAATCAGATGGCAAGCACTGGCTTCATGTGTCTTGTGCACATTTTAGAAGGATGCCGACCTATGAAGAGATGGCGATGGTGAAGAATGTTTTTGTCGGCAGAGACAAGTACGCGATCAGCGTGATGCCTCCAACCGAAAAGCATGTGAATATTCATAGGTACTGCCTTCACTGGTGGTCCTGCATGGATGGGCATCCGCTTCCGGAGTTTTCCTCTGGCGGAACCATCTGAACTCGCCTCTAGTTTCGCGAACTCAAGTTCGCAATATTCATGTTGACAAAAGAATAACACGGTTGTAATTTTCGGGCACAGTGTCTCGGGCGATTGATGTCCGATTGAAGGGGTGCGTCGATGACCAGTGAAGAATTGTTGATGTTGAAGGAAAGTCCGGGTTTTGCTTACATAGCTGCTCCGTATTCGCATGAATCACAGGCGATCACTTTAGGGCGCGTGAGGATCGTCAATGCCGTGTGTGCTGCATTGATGAAAGAGGGCGTTCATCTGTTCTCTCCCATTAGTCACTGTCATCCAATTATGAAGGCGGGCAATCTGCCTGGGGACTTCGGTTTCTGGGGTGGTTACAACAGGAAGATGCTCAGTCATTCGGAGCATTTTGTTGTCTTGGAGCTAAAGGGTTGGAAGGAATCGGATGGTGTTAACGGCGAATCCAAGACGGCCAAGGGGCTCCATGTTCCACGCATAGGAATAAGCTGGGAAGAGATTTGCGACAGGTGGCTGGATCAGGCGCTCGGCATTTAGGGCTCGGTTGAAAGATGTTGTTGTTTACCTGGGCAGGGTGCCCGGTGTTGAGGAGGAAAGAATGTTCGAGAATGTAGAAATCGGAGACAAGATCGTAGCGTATCGCGGCAATTACACGGATAAGATCCTTGTTACCGTGACCGACATAACCAACAAGTACATTAATACTCGCTGTGATCGCGGTGATAGAAGTGAGCGGGACGCTCGCTGGCATAAGTCTGATGGAGTTAGGACAAGATCAAGCAATGTAAAAGATGCCAACAAAGAGAGGATCACAGACGATGAAGAAGTTGTTGCCGAAGTTGAGAGGGTGTGGGCAGACGAGAATGAGCGACAGAGTCTTTTGAGAGAGAACAGAACAACTGCTGCAATCATACGGTCACTTTGTATTGACTTGGATTTGCCTGGCAATAGGGTTGCTGGCTGTATGCTCGGCAATGTCATAATTGCCTTAAAAGACCTTGGGAGGGTGGCAGGCGGAGATGAGCCTGCAAAAAGAAGCAATGGGCGTTATCCGCATCCGAAGTGTCCCTCTTGTGGCAAGCCCATGAATAAAACCATGACCAAGGGGAAGGCTGTAAAGCCGACCGATCCGTGGGCGTTTTGCCGAAACAAAGGATGCAAGCTGCATGGTAAGGATCAGATACTAAGAGGGAAGCTCAGGAAGCTCAAAAAGAAGAGCAAATCTTCCTAGTCACGGATTGGAGATGACAGATGAGAGTACCAAAGAGGTTCATACCTGGTTTCCCTAGTTGTCGGTTCAAGTGGTTAGAGAACAAGCTCCGGGATCTGCACTTGAAGCTGTTCCGGGGGTATTACGATGTTTTCATCCCTCCTTCGATGACAAACGGAGGCAAGGGGGTTTATATCTGGAATGGCGGCCCTGAGATGACTTCCGATGAGATAGTCAGTGCTCAGCCTTTCACAGGCATGGGAGTGGATTGTCCATGGGAGTTCGTGTCTAGCGATGGCACCGAGGAGACCTCGGACGATCTGTGTGTCCAGATAAGCAAGAAATGGCAGGCGTATTTCCTAGCGATTGGACAGCCAGGGGAAGAAGAGCGGTTGGCCGAGATAAGAGAGATGTCGGATCGGGCGCTCAAGCTCGTGAGGGATCGAGACTGATGGCCTACCGATCTGTTAGGAAGAAAAGGTTACAATCCATCCTCGGAAACGGCGGAAGCGATCTAGACAGCAGGGATGCGTCTATAAAGTCGATAAGAAAAGCGTTGCGTAAAGGTCTTATAAAAAGGCCGAGCAGGTGTTCGTACTGCAAGCGTATCCCAGGTGTCGACGCTAAGGGAAATCCCAAGATAGAGGCTGTGCATCTGAAGGGGTATGCTCCAGAGCACCGTTTTGATTTTGAATGGTTGTGTGTAAGTTGCAGGTCCAGGGCCGTGTGGGCAAAGAAGAGGAAAGTTCAAAATGGATAGAGACATAAAGAGGTTCCTGGTTGCGTTGGCAGAATTCCTAGACGTCCACGACGCGGAGTTCAAGAGCGAGAGCGGAGGCATAAAGGTGTCGATTGGAAGCAATAACTTTGATACCGATCTCACCTTGTCGGCTGATGCTGCTCGGTATCTAGTCGAGACGTATGGATCTTGATTTTGTTGTCCTTTTGATCCTGGTGGCAGGGTTCGCTTTGCTGATCGTCAAAGGGGTAGCATCGGAGCGCAGGTTTCGTAGAGGACATCGAGGGTATCGCTGGGGTAGTCATAAGAAGCCTCCGAAGTGGGCGACCTTGAAACGGAGCGGGCGCAAGAAATGGAAGAAGGTGCTTAGGATGAAGGGTGGAAGATGATCAAATTTGACATTGCGGTCAGGTGCGATATTTGCCCTGAGGACAGATACCGGGCTTTGACAGTGCGGCTTCCGCCATGTGGGATCGATGAGGAGCCGATAAGGGATCTTCTTTTTTGGGCTAGCAAGGACGCTTGGTTTGGGCTGTGTTGTGATTGCGAGTCGTTGCCTACATGTGATTATGCTCGCGCTAACTCTACAATGCGCGACTATGACGGCGAGCAATTGCTTCCTGAAACGGTGAAGATTATCAGAGATCTTGGCAATGCGTTCAACAGTCGAATGCAGCGTTTGGTGGGCTACTATTCCGATGATACCGAGGTGGCTTCGTTGCATATTCTCAGGGACAGGGCCATCGACAGGGGCGACATTGAGGCTGCCATTGAGTGCAGTCGGAGGATGGGCTTTTTGGAAGGGCTAAGGTCTCAGGTTAAGAGTGTGAAATGCGGAAGATAAAGCGAAAGAAAAAGAAACCCGTGGAAGAATTGCACAGTGGCAGGCTCAACAGGTGTCTGGACTGTGATGCCATGTGGAACAGTGGGAACAAATACTACAAGGGGTTTCCTGTAAAGAACGAGACTTCTCCTACTGCTACAGATGAGGGGTTCATTCGGTCTTCCGGGCCTTTCGTTTCTTCTGATACAGAGTGCGTTCATTGCGGCTCTGAAAATGTGGTAGAGAACGGGAAGGAGAGGGAGAATGAAGGACGGAATGACAGATGCAGTGTCACAGGATTTTAGCGCTAAGTTCGACGCCTTGATAATCAGGGCGGCGACGATTCGAAGTAAGAGCACATACCCTTTGCCGAAGAGGGCATCGGAGGCGGTCAGGAGGATCGAGGCGGGCATGGAGAGCAGGGATCCGCTGTCCGTGTTTACAATGATCAGCGACCTTAGCTATTTCATCGGGTACATGGAGGCTCTTACAGATCCCAAGGGTGGCAAGTGATGTGCAACTGCTTCAAGTGTAGGCATCACAGGATACGCGGTGATGGTGCATTGATATGCAAAAAGGATGGCGAGTATCTCGATCCGGAGACCCAAGGCAAGTGTATCGAGGAGTGCAAGTGCATTGGGTTCGAGGAGGATCTGGAATACTCGAACTGCCTTGAGTGTGACCTTTTGTTCGAAATACAGGGACGCAAGGGAATGTACTTGTGCGAAGGCAATACGCGTCGATTCGGAAACGGGTTGGTGGATGTCTCGGAGCCTGGGGTAAGGGCGCTCATGCGTGAAAGGGGGTGTGGCTGTTTTTCCCAAAAAGAGAAGGCTTCCCAGTCTTCACGGGAAGAAGCAAAGGAGCCAAGATGAGCGATGGGGACCCGAATGTTTGAGGACACAAAAGTCGGAGATACACTGGTCGTGAGGACGAGTGGGTTCAAGGAACACGCTTACGAGACGGTCAAGGTGACGAGGATTACCAAGGCATCTGTTTTTACAGTGCTGAAGGATGGAGCGGCTGAGGTTCGGTGGTTCAGGAGTAACGGACGCCAGTATGGGGGCACTCATGACCGGTGGCATCCTCGCATGTTGTCGGACAATCCGAGGGATCTCACGAGGGCGCGGCGGTACAGGAAGATGGATAGGCTATCTAGGCTGTGCAACTACATCTCTAGTCGTGCTGGCGGGTTGACAGATGAGGACTTAGATGCGGTTTTGCGTCAGCTGAGTGCTATACGTGATCAGTTTTTCATGGACAAGAAGTAGCATATGGAAAAGGAGGCGGTAATGGACCAGAAATTTATAAGTTTCATGCTTGAAAGACTAGGCGGGGAAGCGGCTGCACGGGAGGAGTACGAGAAGGCTCGTCCGGTGGAGATTGCCTTTGAGCTACCCGGCGAAGTGGTCACGATGATCGACAAGCAAGCTAGCGAGAAGGGTGTAGCCAAAAGCGAGGTCGTGGAGACGGCTGTGAGGGCATACGATGCGAGCGACAGAGCGCCTAAGAAGAAAAGACTGAATCTTGCTCCGGTTGAGAAGGTTATAAACGACGAGTGCGTTCTCAGGGTTTTGACTATCCAGACGGAGGGCGGCGGATCTGTTTTCATGACAGCTGTTCAGGTGGCTGATTGCATTGACCACCTCGACAGGAACACCGCGAGGTCAACGCTGGATAGGCTGGTGCACTTCGGTAAAGTCATGCTTGACAAGAGGGGTCGCACGAACGAGTACAAGATCAATCCTGAATACGTGAGGACGATTGATGTTCTGAGGGACGTTGTTGCCGGTGTCCTTAATGGAGAAGGTGAGTCCTGATGGCCGACGACATACTCTCCGTCAAGGAGTACCCAGGCAGCATTTATATGCGGCGCGGGAAAGAGGGTCTTGATGGGTGGGGGGTTACTCGTGAGACAGGTAGCGATATAGAGTACATCCGAGGGGACATCGTGCGGGCCAGCGCGGCGCGTGCTGCGTTTATGTGGCACCACTTGACCGAGCGGGCAGGGTTGGCGCTTGCGGAGCTGAAAGGCGACTGTGAGGCCAATTGCAGAAACCCAGGGAAGTGCGACGAAGTGGAGCATTGCTACATTCGAAGCGCGATGGATATTCTTAAGAAGATGACAGGAGAGGGGTAGCAGATGGTGAGCGAAAAAGGTCTCTCAGAAGAAGAAAAGGCCGACCTGGACAAAGCCATTAGGGCGATGCTCAAGAAGGCTCGTGATCGTGGCGATATTACGACGGAGCACTTCGTTAGTGTACCTCGCTCTAAGATCGTGGAGAGGCTCGACTCGTTTTGTGCGCATCATTGTCATGGCCGAGACGAGGGGTGCGATCCAGAGCGATGCCCGGTGGTTCAGGTTGTAGAGATGATAAAGTGGGACAAGGAATAGGAATGAAAATCAGCTCTGAATTAAGGTCTCATCTTGAGATAGGGGTTCTCTTTCTGGCTCTGGTCTTGTTGATTGTTTGGCTCTCGACGAGGGGAGCTATCTGGGACACTTGCGAGTCGGAGTGCGCCCCGTACACGGTGGCGTTGTGCAGTCGAAAACTTGCTGTGTGTAAAACTGTTGACGGTTACTCCGTCAGGGAGAAAAAAGGTAAATTCTAAGATGAAACAGACATTTTTAGATTACACGTGTACACGAGAAACAGAGAAGGCGATCCTTGTCGAAGACGGTGGCGGGGAAGAGACATGGATCCCCAAATCACAGATCGACGACGATAGCGAGGTCTACAAAATGGGCACGGAGGGCGACCTGGTTATCTCGGAGTTTTTCGCTGGCAAGCTAGGGTGGTTGTAGGGCTGCCAGAAAGAGGATTTAGATGAATGTTGAAGATGGGTCTTATGCTGATGTTGCGTCCGTTGAAGACTGTATGGTGACCACCACTGGGAAAGATGAGTACCTCACTGGGTATGAGGACGGGTTGGCCAAGGGCAAGCGGGACGCTAAGTTTAACAGTCAAGCTCTTCATATTGTGTACCTTACTTGCATTGCGTTCCTCTTTATCCTTTACATTGGATCGAGGTCTTTCAGGGCAATTGGTGAGCACGATGAACAGGTAATAGAGAACAAGTGCCGAGACATGTGTGAGCCATTTCGCATGGAGTCATGCGGCCCCAAGGCTAGGACTGCAACGTGCAGGACTGTCGAGGGCTTTGTAGTGAGGAGTAAGGAATAAAATGAGTGAGTATACCTCCGAGCGGACAGTTTGGATAATCGTGGTGGCTCTTTTGCTTTTAGCGGCTACCTTGATTGAGTCTGGACAACGTGACGTTGCCCAAGAGGACGAAGGGCATGTTGCGCAGTGCGAGTGTGAGGAGTGCGAGCCGTGCGGAGCGTACTACGCTGAGCCATGCCCGACATTGGATGAACTTGAAGAAATGATTAATCTACTTAGGAGCCAGGAATGAAAGACCGTAACGTGCTTTTTTGGCAGAGTGTCTTTATCGTCGTCTGTGCCGTTTTCATAGCCTTGCTCCTCCTTGATGGCGCCAGCTTCTCGGAGACACCAGAGGCACAGGAAGTCCTCGAAATACCTCTGCAAGAATGCCCATGCAGCTGCGAGGAAGTCATCAATTGCCTCGAAGACTGCAATGAGAAGCTAGAGGGAATCAACGAACTTCTTAAACGCAGGTCAGGGGGCATGTGATGCGTGATCGACTAGTTGTTTGGTTTGCGGCAGTGATGTCAGTGGTGTCTGTAATCGGGTTAATCGTTCTGTTCTTGACATCACTTTATAACAACAGATTCACCCACGATGAGGCCAAGTCATGTCACTGTTACACCTATGAGGAGGCTGTCGGGATTTTTGATGGAACGATGGAGAGGCGCAATGATGCCTGCTATGGTACTAACAAATGTCCGTCCTTAACAGAGCTTGTGAATACAAAGGGCATGGAGAACTGGTGAAGCATGAAGTCGAAGATTGTAGTAATGGTTCTAAGTATAATCGCTGCGGTGACGCTGCTGGCATTGGCGGTAACCAATATTTCCGGATGTGGAAAAAAGAAAGAGGAGTGCCCTCCTTGCCCGACGCTTGATGAGGTGAGAGAGATACTGGCCGGGACAAGACCTGCCCTTCCAAAGGGGTGTGGCCCCGAGTCGCCGAAGTGCCCTTCTATCGATGAGATGCTTTCAGAGGAAATGTCGCGCAGCTTCCGGATAATAGAGGACTATCGGCTAGGAGGGGCGAGGTGATACTCGAAGGGACCGTCAAGAAGAGCAAAGAGTACTGGTTAGTAGAAGTGCCTGCGATCGATCTTATGACCCAGGGCAAGACTCGGGGCGAGGCGTTGGACATGATAATCGACGCGGTTGAGACCCTGGTAGATAAACCTGGTTTCAAGGTCGGGATACACGACAGGCGCAAGAACGTGATAGGTGTCTGGTCGGACGATGCTCAGGCTTTTATGGATCTGATGCTTGAGAGGGGTAAGAAGAGGGAGTAGGCTTTGCGAACTTGAGTTCGCGAGAGCACGGGGGCTGATATGATAGAGTGGCCGAGGGTAGAATTTTTTACAGTTAGACCTGTAATAGAATGCGGAGAAGAGAAGCGCAGACAGGCCATGGAGGTCCGGTGCAAAAAATGCCCCCACACCGACGAATGCAAGGGATTCCAGTACGGTGACAAACTGGGACCTGCGGAAACTGCTGAGTTTTTGCGTATATACAGAGAAGAGTTGACAAACAAAAGATAGCAATGTAAGGGATCTGAGTGAGATGGCGAGCGACGATGCTCGTCAGAGGCGAAAAGAGGCAAGTTGATGGCTGGTTGTAATGGTTGCGAGCACGGGAAAGAAACGTTCAAGGTCGATGTCGTAGGCACGGTCGTTTATTGCAAGAAAAAGGGCAGGTCCGTGATTCCTGAGTTGTTTAACAATTGCCCTTCTCGTTCTACCATGGAGGGCAAGAAAGTCGCCAGGAGGGTGTTTCCAGACGAGAATGTGCCGTGCGATAATCCGTTTGATGAAGTGAAGCGTCTTGAGGGTCTTCTCAGGAATGCGAAGCGTGAGAATACCAAATTGCTGGACATGATAGGCAAGATGCGGGGCGCGAGCGCCGTAGTGATCAAAGCGGCTGATAAGGTATTGGGGGCGGGGTGAGCGAGCACAACAAGAGCGGGGAAAAATGGGGAAGGACAGCTACGAAGGCGGCGGCTGTAAAGACGATCTTCGAGGCGGTCAGAACCGGGCGCATTATTCGTCCGGATACCTGTTCACAGTGCGGTGAAAAGCCGGGACTGGACGCGGTAGGTAATTCAAAGATTCAGGCAATACACACCAAGGGTTATGAGTTCGAGCACAGGATGGACGTGGTCTGGATGTGCGTGAGCTGTAGGAATAAATTTGCGTGGATAGCCAGGAGAGAGCGAGAGAACGAAAAGTGCGACATCTGCGGGGAGCCGACAAAAAGGGGAGAAGGCGAGCCCCGGCTGACACAGGTGAACGGAGAGGAACACGACAGTTATCACTCCATCTGTTTCGATTGCTATTTGCCTGGCGGATATGGCTGAGGAGAAAAGGGATGTCGGATTACTTTAAGCAGGCGAACGTTGCGTTTTTGATTTTGGCGGCGTTGTCCCTGGAGAAATCACTGGAAATCACGTGGTTCATGACACTGTTTCCGTATTTGCTGATAGTGATATGGTGGTTGCTTGATTATCTGGTCCGGCCATGGTTCGGGCTGTCCAGCGAGGACACCTCTGATGACAGCATGGTCAGGGGGCTAGTGGACGGGACGTTCAATAATGCGAGGGCAGCCAAGTCTGTGTTACGGTACTATTGTGACAGCGTTTGTTCCCAGGATTACGGAGACTCGAAGCATTGTGAACGGTGTGAGCACATGAGGGCGCGTGAGTTTTTTGAGGCGGTGGATAGCATAGGTGCAAAGATCCGGTCGCGCAAGAGGCTCGAAGGAGAGGGCCGGAATGCCTGAAATCGGAGGATCGGTTGCTGAGGTAATCGTGGAGCAGGCTGCGACCATCAAACACCAGGCTGCGGTTATCGAACATCTCAGGAGTGTCATTCTGGATCTGTGTCCGAGGGTTACGGTGAAGGATGTAGCCGATCTTGTGGCTATAGAGGCGGATCTAAAGAGGGCGGCTGCCAAGCGCAAGGAAATACGAGAGAAGCACAACATAGGGGGGTCTGATGGCTAACTGTCACGAGTGCGAGCACAACGAGGAATTCAATACGAAGTTTGTGTGGTGCGATGCCAAGAAGTGGCACGTCGAGCCTCATAACGAGCAGGACTGCAAAGAGTTCAAGAGCACCCTTGGGCGCAAGTTGTCTCCCAGTGAGGCAATCATGGGTTTTGCGCAGTGGCTCTCTACCCGGAACTATGAAGTTTCGATGTCGTGCCAGTGTGATCGCCGTACGGTCAAGGAGTTGATCGATGCTTATTGCGAATCGAACAATCTGGAGGATCCGAAGAGCGGGTGGTGGTCCATCTCCAAAGATCCGGGCAGCGATTACATGTCGGAAAGAGAGATAAGAAAATCGAACGAGCTGGGGATACTGGCTCCATTCAAGAGGGTGAAAAATGGAATGGGTAAAAGATAAGTTTAAGAATTTCTCTAGCTTGTCCATATGGATGAAGATCCTGACGGTCCTGGCGGCTATCCTGTTCCCTGTCCTGTTCGTGCTCTGGGTAGTGGGCAAAGTTGCTGGCTACAAAAGAGGATCCATTGCTGACAGAGAGGGTGGGTCGGACGAGGCTCACGAGAGCGTCGTTGACGTTGCTCTTGACGAGTTGGTTATTGTGGATCTTGGTATAGAGAAAGGCCAGAAAGAGGCAAAGATAAAGAGGCTGATCGCTGAAGAGAAGGTAATGGAGGAAGACAATGGCCGGAAGGAATTCCATGACAAAGTTGATGCTGCTGCTGACGCTGGTGGCGTCGATACTATTTTACTCTGGAGAGATGATCGCAGAGGAAAAGACTAGCGTCGAGTTCGATGCGTTCAGGCTATTGGACTCGGCACCCAAAGCCAGGCGAGAGCTTCCAAGGGGGAAGAAGATAGTAAGAGACGGTGTGGAGTACCAGGCTTTCACGGCGCGAGAGCTTGCCGAGATCGTCAAATTGGAAGACGACTATGTGTGGCTCCACAAGCGGTTCTTCCCGCTAGTTCACGCGCACGCGCAGGGGCACTTGGAACTCAAGGCGCTGGATAACAGGAAGGCGCTGTGCGATGGTTCGAAGGAGATCCTAACAAGTGATCGCCTGTACTACAAAGAGCGACTGAAAGAGAACAAGGCGTATACGCTAAAGCTCTCGAAGAGCGCCAAGGTAGAAAAGGTTTTACTGATAGGTGCTGTATTGATTGAGGCGGCGATCATAGGGGCGCTGGGCGTCAAGGTTGTTGTTGACTGAGAAGGGCGAGAGAGATGAAAGTTGATATTGAGCCGTTCGTTGCGATTGTCATAGTCGTCGGGATACTGGGGGCCATGTTCATTGGGCAGTACAACTGGAATGTCTGTGAGAAGTGCGATGTTTGCCATGAGGTAGATGTTGACTCTGATGAGCAAGACGGCGGAGTCTTTGTTGAGAATGTTCCGTATCAGGTTGTCCCAATAGAGGTTGGAGCTATGCCATGACCACGATTCAAGTAATTACAGTTGCTCTTTGTATTTTCTCGCTTGCGACTTCATGCTTGGCGTTTGCTCTTACCTTCAGGAAGGCGAGAGGGTCAGAAATAGCCAGGGATAGGACACTCAGGATCTTAGGTGAGATAGAGAGAGAAGCTGAAAAGTGGAATAAGGAGATCAGTTGATGGATTGTTTTGCTTGCGGATATTCAGACACAGGCGGCGACTTCGTGAGGTGCTGGCAAGGTGACCGAGAGGGGAAGAGGATCAGCAGAGAAGAGTCGATAAAGGGTTGTAAGTATATAGATTGTACTGGTGAAGAGTGGAGGCACCCGATCCAGATTGCGCCAGCGGAAAAGGGCGTCAAGGGGACTTTGTATGCGCTCTGCAACGATCATACGATCTGGTCTTATGCAGTGGGGGCCAAGGCGTGGTCGCGAATAAAGGGGATCCCTCAGCGCAAAAAGGGGGAGGAAGTTGATGGAGCGCGTTAATAGGGAGACAGTTGATGCCTGATGATAAATTGAAAGGTTGCCTTACACCCGTGGAGGTGCTTGAGAAACTGGGATCGGTTAGTTTCGTGAGGCCAGTGACGGATGACACAGAGAGGTACGCTGAGCAGAGTGGGTGGTTAAGATCTCATGCTGAGGATATTTCCGTCCTTACAATTGAGCATCTAACCGATTTTTGCGCCCTGGATTGCAAAGCGTGCTCTCCTGGCTGCCCCGGCTGCCCGATTGGGTGCGAGATAGAGATCCGGGCAATGGAGGGCAAAGGGCTCCGCGTTAGGGTGGATGAGAAGGACGGTACTACTTGCATGACCATGATCCACGGCGGGAAAGAGCCAGAGCCGTTAAGGTTCGACATAGGCCCTGTCGCCGAAGATACGGACGTTATGATGCTGGTCGGAAACGACTTCCGAATTGTGAAGGCCGGGGACTTGGCTGATCACGTGAACAAGGTCCGGGATGCCAAGGGGGTTAGCAGGGGTCTGGGTTTGAGCGGAGAGGTGGCCAAGGGGCTCAAGGAGAGCGCCGAGCATATCAGAAAAATGGAAGCAAAACGCTGGGTGGGCAATGATGAGTGACGAGTTGAAAGTTGGAGACGTGGTCTACGGAAAGTCTACAGAATGGGGATGGAGGGGGATGGTGACCGGTCCCCCTAGAACCATTACCCGTGAGACGAAGACGTTGTGGATAACCGACGAGGGAACGCCGAACGAGCACAGGTGGAAGAAGGCGGGCATGGGTTTGAGTCTCTACGATGACAAGGCGAGAGCCGACAGGAAGATCTACCAGGAGAACAAGGAGATCGGGATATTGCTGTACAGGCTGGGAAAGTTCAGATTCGACAGGCCCAGAGCCTGCACTCCAGAGGTGGCAAATCTTCTGCGGTTGGCTGTTAAGATCCTGTCGGATGAGGAACTGTCAAAGGAAAAGGCAGACCTCTCGCCCAAGTGAACCATTAGGGGATTCCTGATAGTTGGATGCTCGCGAACTTGAGTTCGCAATTCTGTTGACAAAGCATCATGCGGCCTGTAAATTGCCAGGGTGGAAAGTTGATAGTGGAGGCTGAAAATGAAGATGAAGATTGGCGAGGCAAAAGAGATGATTAAGGTTTGCAGCGATTGTGTTCATGGCCGGGGTTACTCGGATTTGGTTCACTGTTGCCACCCTAGTGGTAAATTTTCCTTACCCAACATTGACATTAGAACTGCTGAAAAATGCAAATTCTTTCAGGTAAAGCCGGATTTGGAACGCCCCAGGGTGAGTCCTGTGTCGCGCAAGATTATCGGTATAGCAGGATACGGGGACAAGGAAGTAGTTGTTGCGTTGTGTAACGACGGTACGACATGGGAGCTGTGGCGCGAGCTAGTGGATATTCAGAATGGCCAGGCTGAGTACAGGGATTCATGGAGGAAGTTGCCTCCGATTCCACAGGACGAATAAGAAGGTTCAAAATGAATAAAGCAGAGGCAAAAAGAAGGGTCTGCATGGATGTAGCAAGGTATCTGCGTGTCAATGCCGAGCTTGTGTTGGACAGGCTGGAGGCGCACGCCTTGGATCATAATTCGTTGCCATCGGCGCGAAAAACCGATTCGGAGAGAATGGTGGAGGCTACCTTGGAATTGGCAGCCGAGCTAGAGCGCCGGGGCACCCGTAGATACAGAGATGAGTCGGGGGACAACCAAGATGTATAAGCCGAACAAGGTTGAGATATTTTTGCCGGATGGAACGAGGCTGTTCTCGTCCGAGGATAAGCCGCCTGCGAAGAATGCGTACGCCTATCCGCCTCCGGTATCGGGGGTTGTCGGGCTAAAGAGGACGGCCAAGGACGGCGACGACTACGATGGCCTAGTTGGTTTTTTGATTGCTGGTAAGGAGAAGGATGATGAGCGTTGATGACAAATAAATCCAAGATAACCTGGACTGACAGAACGTGGAACATAATGACAGGATGCACCCAGGTGTCGGACGGTTGCAAATTCTGCTATGCGAAGCGACAGGCTAGGCGGCTGGCGACGATCCCAGGCAGTGGGTACGAGGGTGACTATGCGCACCCGTTTGACGGCATGGGCTTCGAGGTCCGGCTGAGGCCAGACAGGATGGAGGATCCCAAGGGATGGAGGAAGCCGTCCAAGGTGTTCGTCTGCTCCATGGGCGATCTGTTTCACGAGGAAGTTCCGTTTGAGTTCATCGGAGAGGCGTTCTATGTAATGGCGCGGACTCCTCAGCATACGTATCAGGTGCTCACGAAGCGACCGGCACGAATGCTCGAATTCTTTGAGTGGCTGGGCGGCACGAGCGGCGCGGGCTGGATAGCGATGCGTAAGGATTGCGTGTTCCCTCTCCCTAATGTGTGGCTAGGTGTATCGGTAGAGAACCAGGCGGCGGCGGACGAGCGCATTCCGATATTAGCTAAGGTTCCTGCTGCTGTTCGGTTCTTGAGCTGCGAGCCATTGCTGGGGTTCGTTAACCTGGGCTTCGGAGGTTCTTTTCCCAGTCATGGCCGATGGGGATGGATGGACAACGAGGTGATTCATCTCGTAATTGTTGGGGGAGAGAGCGGGCCTGGCGCACGCCCTATGCACCCAGAGTGGGCGATAGATCTGAGGGATCAATGTGTGGGTCACGACGTTCCGTTCATGTTCAAGCAATGGGGTGAATTCCAGCACGGGAGTGATTTGTCTAGGTCAACTGTGAACAAGATAGTTTTGAACGATGGTCGATATTGCGATACTCCTGCTGAACTTGGTTTTTCATCATCTGATGCCAGGAAGTGGTACGATCTGGATCCGACCATGATGGGCAAGGTCGGGAAGAAGAAAGCGGGCAGGTTGCTCAAAGGCAAGCTATGGAACGAGTATCCAAGAGAGTAGCGAATTGCGAGTTGGAAGAGTTTTATCAGTTGCTCACGCGCGCACAGGGTGCCCTCTCCAAGGGCATAGCGGCCATACGAAGGTTCGATAAGAGCAAGCAGGGGAAGGGCGTCATGAGGGACGCAGCGACGCGGGTGCGTGCGCTTGCGATGATCAATGATCGGATGGCCGTCCGTCGTCATGAGGTTGGGCGTCAACTAGACAAGAAAAATGCTGCGGTTCTAATGCCGTGGCAGACGAGTACACTCGGGCATTATGACTCGCCTCCGGCATAGGCGATCACGTGCAGAGAGGGTGAACGAAAATGAGAGAATTAATAGAGAGGATAAAAGGAGGCAAGAAAATGGATAGGTACATAGCAGTGGACTTGGACGGAACGCTGGCCGAATATCACGGCTGGGTAGGAGTCGATCACATTGGAGAACCGATCCCTAAGATGGTGAATCGAGTGAAAAAGTGGCTGGCAGAGGGCAAGGATGTCAGAATAATGACGGCCAGGGTTTCTCCTCAGCCGGAGGGAAGAACAGCAACAACGGTTCAAGCAATAGAGCGCTGGTGCTTGGAGCACATCGGCCAGTTGCTTCCTATAACGCACAGCAAAGACTATGGTATGATTGAGCTGTGGGACGACCGAGCGATCCAGGTTATTGAGAACACCGGAGAGAGGGCAGACGGCAAAGAGTAAGCCGTCACTGTGGGGACTGGGCCTACTTGAGCCCTTAAACAGGAGGGCAATATGTGGGCAACTTTCGTTAGTACCATCAAATATCTGGGCGTGATAATCAGGCACAAGTTCTTTGTGATCATTGCTGGCTTCAGGGTAAGGGCTCCGCTCATGCGGCTGCTCAGGCATGACATGTCCAAGTTCAGCCGGGCTGAGTTTCATCATTATAGGCGACAGTTTTGTGGGGACGCCGGGGATCCTGGCGGGTTCAGAGCAGCGTGGCTTCATCATCAGAACTCAAACGATCATCATTGGGAGCACTGGATGCTTTCTAGGCGCATGTCTGCTTCTGAGAGCGCGGGCGCTGAAGTGGCTATGCCGATGCCGGAAGGGGCCGTCAGAGAGATGGTGGCGGACTGGATGGGCGCAACCAGGGCGTACGGCGGGAAGTGGCCCACGGTGGTGGAGTGGGACTGGTTCGTGGACAAGTGGCCCAGTGTTAGCAGTAAGATGCACCCGTCCACGAGAGCCAGGGTTTTCGCGGTAATGAGAGAGGCCGGTTATCACGATATTTTGAAGCAAACGGCGGAGTCCAAAACGCCGGTTCGGGAGCAGTCCGAGGTCTAGGATTCTCCGTCATTTAAATCACCTATAGCATTGCGAGATTTTGGTTTAACGTCGTGGTTGACCCGTGGTAGTGTTGTCGCAATGTTGCATGAATGAAGAGAGGTTGAAGATGAAGTTTGAATACTATGTTGACAATGTTGTGATGAAGCTGGCGAGCGATGCTGGGGCAAGCTCCGGGCGGCTGGCTGAGTTGATGAGCAGTAGGCAGTTCGTGGATTTCTTACACGGTACAATCGGTATATCCAGTGAGATGGGCGAGCTTTTGGACGCTTATAGAAAAGCAGATGCCAAGCCAGGTCCTATGTCCGATGAGCATCGCCGAGAGGTATTGGGAGAGCTTGGGGATATTTTATGGTTCACGGGCCTAGCTAGTCGGGCTCTGGGCGCGAGCGTTGAGGTGGGACAAGGGGTCGACAGTGGCAGTCGCAAATGGTCCGGGGATGCGGAGCTGGACATGGTCGTGTGTTCAGGGGAGCTTCTGTCCATAGCCAAGGCTCGGATCTTCTATGGTCGAGAGATAGCCCCAGGGCTGGCGATTTCAATGCTTAGTCGTATTGTGGACGGGGTGCGATCTTTGGCTCGCAAGGAGAGATGGACTCTTGAGGATGTAATGAGGGCGAATATTGCCAAACTTTCGAAGCGCTATCCCGAGTTAGAGTTCTCGGACGACAGCGCCAACAACAGGGACACGGACGCAGAATTCGTGGCCATGGAGTAGGTAGAAAATGGACGACACGGTCTTCGCGAACTCAAGTTCGTGTTCTGTTTGCAAAACAGATTTGACCGTAGTACAGGTTGCCCAGTTTTTTAATTGCCAGTTGAACATTGGACAGGGTGAGTTCGATGAAAAGGAGGGCGAGGATGCTCGGAGCCACGTGGGTGATTGGACATCGCGACGCAGATGGTTTTATGTCGGGGTATTTAGCGCACAAGAAGCTGAGCGAATTGGGCGTGCGCGATATAAAGATGCACTCGATCCAGTACGGAGAGAATCTCCCAAAGATCAATTACGACTTTGACGAAGTGTACATGCTTGACTTTTCGTTGCCTGATCAGGAGATGCGCGAGCTTGCTGACAAGCTCGGCGATCGGCTCATATGGATAGACCATCATAAGACATCGCTTGATACTGAGAAGAAGATGGAACTGTCCACAGTTCGCGGAGTAAGGATCTCCTCGGACAATGAGAAGGTTGCAGCGTGCGAGTTGTGCTGGGAGTATTTCTGGCCAGGGCGGAAGGTCCCTGGATGTGTGACGCTGGTAGGAGACTGGGATACGTTCCGGTGGGTTGATATGTTGGATGGATCCAATGGCAAGAGGTTCGCTAGGTTCTTCGCTCAGTTTATTGATGGGCTAGGTCTGGATCCGTCCCTCAAAGAGGCGCGTGACCTTATGGAAGGGTCAATCGAGGAGATACCATCGCTGGAGCATGTTGGGGTCCGAATCGGGAAGATGCTGTGCGAAAAGCAAGACGCTCTCCACGCTGAGATCATGGAGAATTGCTCATTCACTACGGTGATGACAGTTCCAGAGGGTGATCAGCAGCTTACTGCATTGGTGGTAAACCATCGTGGCAATAGCTTGATGTTTCAGTCCAAGGTTCAGCCTCGGCATGAGATCCTGGTTAGCTACAGGATGAGGGGGAGAGACTGGGTGGAAGCCAGCTTGTACGGGGCGTCGGATCATGTCCATTGCGGGGAGATTGCGCGTTCGATAAGCAACGGTAAAGGCGGCGGACACAGGGGTGCTGCTGGGTTCACGATGCCCATGAGTGAGTTCTACGTGCGCATGGGCATGGATAGATGAGCGGCATTCTCAGTCTGAGTAAGTTCCTTTCCAAGAGGGGCAAGGCTGATCTATGTGGTCATGACGTCATCGTTATCGACCGAGCGAAGCGCATAGTGATATGCGAGAGGTGCCTTGAGGAGCTGGACCCATTGGAGATGCTTGCCAGGTGCGGAGGTTTCAGTGATCAAGGAGAGATTGCTATTCAGCCGGGATCAGATAACGATAAGGGTGAGCCGACCCCGTATGCGACCGTGCATCGTTTGCGGCCAAAAAGTTAAGCCTGCATACAAGGGGCTCTGCAAGGATCGTTTTTTTCATTGCAAAAAATCTTGGTCGGTGGACCATCGGACGGGGGAGATTACGTTCGCGATGGATAGCGGTATGAAAGGGGACGAGGATTATTGAAGGTTCTGTCGAGGGCATCAGATCTGTTAGTCCCGACAGGTGGGTTTGACAATAACCTGTTGTAGGTTTCAAACTTGTATGAGATACAGGTAGAGAGGAAAAAAACAGTGACAGCGGTATAAAGCTAATTACAAGGAGGGGCTGCCCATGGCGAAAAAAGGTGCTGAGAGGCGAAAGAGTAAAAGGCCGAGTCGGTATAAGATTTTTCGTTCACAGTGCGAGTGTGGAGCCAGGGCGGTTGATTGGTACAAGGAGGAATTCATTTGCCGGGATTGCATGTGCCCCGAAGTGGAGGGGCAAGAGATCGGCGATTTAGTGAGGGTGGCCAGCTCTCTTGACTGGTGTGTCCTCGGAGACATGAGATAAATATGACCCCAAGTGTTTTTAAGAAGATCGCCCCAGGCGGGCGAGCGGGACGCGTTGGTGCGGGCATTAGCTGTGACGCTGGTAAGTTCTACTGCGAGATAGACGTTGCTTCCGGTGTGGGGAGCTTTGTTGCTCGGCTGAGTAACGGCGAAGAGTACAGAAGATCTCTGGATGAGTTAAGGATAGAATACGATGTGGCTGACGGTAGGGTCGACGAGCCGGTGTCGGCTGATTCGTATCTCTTGAAGGGGATCGGATGGGTCCTGACTAAGTACAAACTATCCAAGAGTGACTAATTGGTGAGATCTTCGTAAAGTCGTGATATGTGTTGATGATTCAATGCTGTTCGGAGCGTAGGCTGATGGAGGAAAACTGTGAAATTGGAAGTTGGTGTCTTCAATGGGTAAAGCAGCTAAACGTCTAAAGGGTAAGCCAACTGGGCGGATTGCTAATCTTAGGTGTTACGAGACTGTCCATGACATGGTGTGCGCAGGCTATCCGCTGACCGCGATTGCCAACTTGATACAGGACAAAATGCAAGAGTATCTTGATGTGCCTAAGCAGGCTGTTGTGATGGCCCTTCACAGGTACAGGGAGAGTCTTAAGGATAGCGGGGATTTGGTCCAGGGTGCAATGCCGAGGGTATTTGTAGAGGCCAAGAAGAAGTTCTCCAACAAAATGCAGGAGCTTGAGCGCCTGGAGGATATGATCCTCGTGCTCCAGTATCGGATTGATTTGGCCCATGGCGTGGAGCGGATAGCGAACGCAGTTGACCCTGGGGTCGACAGGATGACGAGGGAATTCACGAATGTGGTTGCGCGAATGCACGACATCAAAATGGATCTTGGACTTGTCGGCTCGCGGGACATCGGTACGATCACAGTCTCTGCGGAGAGACTGGAGGAAGTACGACTTAAGTACGGGGACAATGCAGCTAAGGCATACGCCGATCCTGTATCTCGAAATAGAGTTCTGGCAGCCATTGGTGCGATACGGAAGGTGTCGGGAGATAAGTCAGTCGAGCGACTTGCTACTGAGATGGGGGTTTCCGATCCTGACGGTGCTGTGATTGACGCTGAGTTTACGGCCAAAGAAGAGTCTGTCGCGATTCCTGTCGCGAAAGACGCCGGAGATGTCGCGAAAGCCAAGGGCAAGCCAGTGAAGAAGACCGCGAAAAAGCCCGCGAAGAAGAAGGCCAAGATCAAGCCAGCTGACAAGCCAGTGGCGAAAGAGGCGCCGGTCGAAAAGCCTGCCCCAGTTTCAGTTCTCCCTCCTGGGCCAGAGAAGCCGAAGATAAAGAGGTGAGCTTAGCTCGCGAACTCAAGTTCGCAGATGGGGATGACTGTTGATAGTTACGACACGCAAGGGGAGAAAGAAGTCTGTAATAACCAAGGAGGAGCTGGCGGCCCATGCCGGTGACATGGTTGACGCCCTGACAGACGCAGAGCTAGAGCTGGTGATGGGCCTGATAGACGAAGATCCGGAGATTCAGATAGAGCACCACAAGACGATGCGCGGGCACTTGTACCACCGAGAGCCTGTCTCTATGGAGCAATTCATAGAGGATCCACATTACCTGGGCGAGTCTTGCTCGACTCTCTACCCAGAGCTTAAGAAAGATCTCATAGATCTGTTTGATTATCCATTCAGAGAAGTTGTGCTCACAGGCGGAATTGGAGTTGGCAAATGCCAACGAGGGGTGAACGAGCTTTATGATCCGGTCATGGGGAGAAGGCTAACTGTAGAAGATGCTGCATCTTTTGGCAAGTACAAAGCGTGCGCCACGTTCAACAAGGATGAGCGGAAGACAGTGAGTGGAGGGTGCAAAGTATTCGAAAGCGGAAGAAAGAAGGCGGGGGATCTCGTGCTTGGGAGCGGGAAGAAGATTGGACTAACTCCTGATCACCCTGTCTTGACACCGTGGGGATACAAGCCAGTCGGAGAGCTTAAGAAGGGGGATCTTGTTGCGACTTCGCGAGAGATGCCCTTACCTGAGATGCCTTTGGCTATTTCTGACAATGAGGTCAAGTGGGTGGGCTACATCTTGGCAGACGGCGGTGTGACAACGTCTCGGATTGTCTTCGTAAAGGGTGTTGATGAAATAATCTCAGAGTTTTGGTCTCTGTCGGAATCGCTTGGCGGGGATGTGAAGGAAGAGGATGTGGATGCTGATGCGCGGAGGGTTCGTGTCCTGGGGCTTGATCGCTTGAGGGATAAATTTGATCTCAAACACAAGTCCAAGGACAAGAGAGTTCCGAGTGAGTTCTACGGGCTAGACAATCGCCAGCTTGCCTTGTTGCTGAATCGCATTTGGTCGTGTGATGGATGGTTCTGTCGCAGGGATAAGAAAAAGGGCAACTGGGAGATTGGAATATCCTTAGCCAGTGAGCCGTTCGTGAGGGATATTCAACAGCTCTTGCTTCGTTTTGGGATTCACTCTCGGATGCGTCCGCGTGAGATGGGGTACACGCACAACGGAGAGAGGAAGCATAGCGATGCTTGGTCTTTGCAGGTGCTGGGTAGGGATGAAGTTATTAGGTTCTTGAATTCGATTGGAAACCTCGTAGGCAAGGAAGAAGATTGCGAGACTGCGCGGCGCGAACTTGAGTTCGTAAAGGGCAACTCGAACGTGGACATTACCCCCATGAACAGAGAGGTGATGACCAGGGTTCGTAAAGAGATCGGGCCGGTGCCCAAGAAGGCGTACTGGCCGCGTCCGGCGCAGGGCTCGCAAATGGGCCACGGGGTGTTCTTGAGATTCGCTGAGGCGTATGATCTTCCCGAGTGGTGCTCCTGGTGGGGTGGAGTATTCTGGGATGAGGTGGAATCGTATGAGTGCGGCGATGAGTTAGAGCCTGTGTATGACATCGAGGTTCCTAAGACGAGGAACTTCTCAGTGCACGGGGTTATCGTTCACAATACGTTCGTGCTCTCAATAGCCATATGCAGGGTGCTTTACGAGCTGTCTTGCTTAGTGAATCCCCAGAAGACTTTCGGCCTGTCGTCGGGTACGGAGATGGTTATTCCGTTGATCTCAAAGAACCTTCCGCTGGCGCGTGCTGTCATGAAGACGGCGGTTGACGACAAGATCAAAGAGTCTCCGTATTTCATGAACGAGTTCTCTCCGAAGATCTCCAAGGAAGCCACGCTGTTTCCTCATAACATCCGAGTGATCATAGGGTCGTACGGTAGTGAGCGAGTTCTTGGCTCGAACGTTTTCTGTGTTGGGCTTGATGAGTGCCTAATACTAGAGGCAGGTTTGACAACGGAAAGAAAAGGTGTTAGGCGATCCATGACAGTTGGAGATCTTCTGGAAATGAGTCCAGAGGACGCTGAAAACTGCAAGGTTGTAGGTTTTGATCATGCGGAGAATAAGCTCAAGGCTGGATGGTGGAGAATCAAGAAGTCCACGGTTCAAGAGCTTGTTGAGATCAGGACTGCGCTGGGGTCGGTATCGCCGTCGAGAAAACATCCCGTTCTTGTCCAAAGAGGAGACTGGCTTGTTTACGTTCATGCGGAGGATGTCGTCCCTGGCGATTTTGTTGTCATGGAGGATCGTGATGCCAGCGAAGGGGCAGACTGTAAGCGAAGAGCAGAAGAAAAAACAATCGGAGAAGATGAAGGGTCGAGAGTTATCGGAGGAGACGAAAGAGAAGATGAGATCTGCGCAAAAGGCGCGGTACGAGAATGGGTACGTCAATCCGATGAAGGGGAAGACTCAGTCAGAGGAGACGAAGAAGAAAATCAGCGAGGCCCAAAAGGGGAGGAAGTTCTCCGAGGAACATCGGCGGAAGATCGGAGAGGCGAATCGCAGAAGGAAGATCTCGAAAGAGACGCGGGAGCGAATGAGCGAGGCTCAAAAGAGCAAGGCACCTGCAAGCGAGGAGCACAGACGGAAGATAAGCGAAGCCAATACAGGCAGGAAGCATACGGACGAAGCTCGTGCGAACATGAGCAAGGCTCAGAAGGGTCGCGCCCTGTCAGAGGATCACAAAAAGAAGCTGTCAGAGGCGGCCAAGAAGCGCACAGGAGAGGCGAATCACTTCTACGGAAAGACTCACTCCGAGGAGGCGCGGAAGAAGATGAGAGAGGGTCAGGCGGGTGTACAGCGGAAGCCTCACTCCGAAGAGACAAAGAGAAAGATGAGCGAGTCTCAAAAGGGGCGCAAGTTTTCCGAGGAGACGAAGGAGAAGATGAGAAATGCTGCGAAGCGTCGTGCAGCCGATCCAGAGTGGCGAAAGAAGATGAGCGAGTCGTCGAAGAGGGGCTGGGCAGAGGGCACCATTGGCCAGAACATGCCACCCCGGCACGGAGAGGCGAACCCTTTCTACGGGAAGAAGCACACGGAGGAAACGAAGGCGCGTCTGAGCGAGGTTGCAAAGGCGAGAGAACCTCGCGTGCATACGGAGGCGTCGAAGGATGCGATTTCCGAGGGGAACATGCGGGCTATCAAGGACGGGACGAGGACGTACAAGTTCCGTGCGACGTCTCCGGATGGTGGGGTTGTGCCTTGCCGGACAGAGGCGGAGAAGAGACTAGCCGATCATCTTTGTTCTCAGGACGGGGTTGTTTCTGTTGTCGGCGAAGACAAGATGCCGTTTGTGGAGTACGATTTCAACGGCCAATCCAGGATAACGGTTGCGGACTTCATGGTAACAGCAAGCGACGGTCGAATCATTATCGTAGAAGGGAAGGCGCAGGGGTCGCTATACGGAGAGAGAGAGAGGGCTCGGTTTCTTGCTACATGGGAGCACTGCAAGGCGTGCGGGTTCGACATGATTATATCATTCAACCATGCAAGGGACCCCGATCTGTCTCTCGGTCCATTTGTGACACAGGAATTTGTGGAGATGGTGAAACAGGGGTTTGTTCCCATGTCACTGCTTTCGGACAATCGTGCCACTGGGGTTGCGGCAAGGCGAACGGGCTTTGGGCATCACGGGAAAAGAGTAGCTGGAGGAGACAGAAAGTATCTGTTCAGCACTGTGTCTCCGGACGGGGTGATCGTCAATTGCAGGACAAGGAACAGCCTGCGTGTAGCCGATCATCTTTGCTCTCAGAGCGGGGTTGTTTCTGTTGTAGGCGAAGACAAGATGAGTGCTATTTATCACAAGGTGAATGGAGAGGGGCGCCAGACGGTTGCAGACTTCATGGTTACTCGCAGCGACGGACATATTATTTTTGTGAATGTAGAGAGCAACACGTTTGCAGAGAGCAAGGGCCTCTGTCATCGTATGAATGCAATGTGGGACCATTGCAGGGCTGTCGGTTGCAGTTTCATGATGGTATTTGCCGATGCGTCCGTGGATCCAAATGTGTGGGAGGGTCCGTTTGTCACGGATGCGTTTGTCGAGCGCGTCATGGGCACAGGGGTGATTCGACAAGGATTAATGGCCGATGCCAGAGTTCCTGCGTTGACGGTGGCGTCTCCGAGCGGGAGCACGATCCATTGCGCGACAGAGAAGGAGATGAGGCTGGCGGAGTGCCTATGTCAGCAAGAGGGCGTGGAGTCCATTTCCTCAACAAAGAGGGAGTGCGTGGCGAGGTTCGAGTTCGAGGGGCGGGCGCGAAGGGCTGTGGCGGACTTTATTGTTCTCATGCGGGACGGGAGAGAGGTGGTTGTCTATTCCATACATGGGACAAACGCGAGGAGCGTATCATCAAGGAGTGCGCTCATGGCTATGTGGGATCACTGCAAAGAGATGGGCATGAGCATGTTGCTAGCCCTCAAGGAAGCGAGGAATCCAGATCTGTCCCTTGGTCCGTTCGTGACGCAGGAGTTCGTGGATGGGTATATGCGCGGAGATGCCAAGAGGAGTGCGCTCATAGACAAAAGGCCAAAGGGAAGGAGACCATCTCCGTTGAAGGGCAGGAAACTTGGTCCTCGCAAGAAAATGACGAACTTGAGTTCGCAGGAATCCGCCCCGAAAGAACACATGTCGAAGAAATCCCTGTCGGTCTTTGCCTCGCGGAAGTAGTGTCCGTTTCTGCCCTGCCCGCTGAACAAACATATTCTCTATGCACGGAGCATCAGACGTTCATCGCTGATGGGTTCGTGGTGCATAATACGAACTTCCCGCCGAACCGTAAGAGCCAGCAGATCACTACAGCTATGGGCCAGAAGAAGACAAAGGCTCACTTTGATATTGTGGAGAAGGTCTACCGGAACTTGGTCCGGCGAATAAAGTCCAGGTTCCAGGTTGCAGGCGGGGATTTCCCTGGGATGATCATCTTGGCTTCTTCGGCTGCTACCCTGGACAGTTTCACTGAGCGGAAAATCCGGGAGAGCAGGCTTGATTCCTCTGTCTTCGTCCGAGATCACACTCAGTGGACGGCCAAGCCTGGGTCTAACTTCTGCGGGGAGAAGTTCTGGGTTCTGTGTTCGGCGTCCTCTATGCGCTCTAGGATAATCGGAGACGATGAAGTGAAGCACTTCACCGACGAGTGGCTGGAGGAGAACGATTCTTTTTTGATCGACATTCCGGTTGAGTACAAGTCGGACTTCGAGACAGACATTGAGAATGCACTAAGGGACCTTGCTGGTATATCTACTCAGGCTATATCGATTTATATCCAGAGGCCCGACGCGGTGGACGCGTGTGTGAGCGAAGAGATGGAGCATCCGTTTACTGCGTATGAGTGGACATCCGGGCAGGCCGGGGCGTTCAAGTGGAACATTCTGTGTAACATGTTCGAGCGTCGGCTGCCTGGCGGATACACGGAGACAGCGTGGTCCCCCAAGATTAATCCTTCGAAGATGAGATGGTGTCACATTGATACATCTCTCTCGGGGGACTGTACGGGTTTCTGTGTTGGTCATATAGACAAGTGGGTTGAGGTAGTAAGGCGAGACGGGGACGGGGTTCGTTACACGGACCTGGCACCCTCTTACGTCATTGACGTGATGTTGCGAGTGAACCCACCGGCTGGAGAGCAAATCTACATGCCGGACTTGCGTCGTTTCATTTACGAACTACAGGCACATGGTTATCAGTTCCTTGGGTTTTCGTCGGACACATACCAGTCGGCGGAGATGCACCAGCAAGTAAAGAGAAGGGGGATTTCTACCCATATCATATCGACGGATACGTCCACGGATCCTTACGATGAGCTGAAGATGGCGATGTACGAGAACCGGATTACGTACTATCATTATCAGCCATTTATTGAGGAAATCAAAGACTTGGAATATGATCGCAACGTGGGCAAGATCGATCATCAGCAGGCCGGGTGTTTTGTCGGAGAGACGCGGATTCCTCTTCTGGATGGAAGCTGCCCTATGATCTCAGAGTTGGATGGGGTGGATACGTGGGTGTACTCCTGTACAGAGGGTGGTCGCATTGTTCCGGGCCGAGCAAGGGGTCGATTAACGAAAGAGGTGACCGAGCTTGTGGATGTGGTTCTGGACAGCGGGGCTGTCGAGAGGTGTACGCATGAGCACCTTTGGATGTTGAGGGACGGGACGTACAAGAAGGCATGCGACTTGGATCCTGGCATTGACCGTTTGATGCCGATTGATTTGAATTCTTTTCCGGTTGAGCACAAGGTCAGGCATGTAACTCCTGTTCGCCTTGATAAGCCGGTGGCTGTGTATGACTTAGAGGTTGAGGAGTATTCCAACTTCTCGCTTTCTTCTGGAGTGTTCGTCCACAACTCCAAAGACGTTAGTGACGCAGTAGCGGGTGTGGTGTATGGTTTGATGAAGACATCGACCAAAATCCCTGCGATTGTGGGCGATAGTAAAAGTGCCGCTGTTGAAAACGAATACGACTGGGTCTCACCTATGATCCAGACGGACGGCATAAGCGCCGAAGAGCTAAGGGACATGAAGGACGCGGGAGATACAGACGTGTCGGAGTATGTCCCTATTGTGTTTGGAGACTGATATGGGATTTACCGAACTAGTCAAAGGGCTCTTCAAGAGGGACAGGGATGTCCAGGCAGCAGCTATTGCCAAGGGTACGGCGATTGCTACCAACGTCTCTGTTGACAGTATGGATCCGAGTAGCGGGACAGAGGGCGTCAATGCCCTTCAGAGCCAGCTAGCCATCGAGCAAGATCTGATTTCTCGTTACATAGATTACGAGAATATGGACGACTATGTTGAAACCAGCGCAGCTCTAACGGTGTTCGCGGATGACTCTACTATTCCAGATACCCTCCATAGGAAGACCGTGTGGGCTACGTCGGAGGATCGGCTCGTTCGCGATCTTCTGAACGACATGCTTCACAGGATGATCCGTATCGAGGAGGACGCCTGGGTCACAGTTAGGAGCTTGGCAAAGTACGGGAACTTGTACGGGGAGGTTCTGACCACAAAGGGCGGGGTAATAGGTATCAACTGGCTTCCCGCACCGTCGATACGTAGAATAATAAACAGCAAAGGCGTCCTTCTTGGGTTCATCCAAGATGTGTCTGGGCAGTTCAACTACGATGCGGGGGCGCTTGTAGAGGCTCTAGAGGCTGGCAAGAAGCCCATTCCTGAAAACGAGAACAACTCTGGGATTACCTTCTTCTACCCTTGGGAGATGGTCCATTGGCGGCTGCGCTCCAAGCGGCTTCGCTCTCCTTACGGGTACGGTGTTCTAGACAGTTCACGGTGGATCTGGAAGCGTCTCCAGTTGATGGAGGACACAGCCCTGGTTCAAAAGCTGACAAGGGCTCCGGGTCGGTATGCGTTCTACGTGGATACCGGAGACTTGCCGCCTAAAGAAGCGGTGGCTCTTGTCCGCAAGGTTAAGAGCGGATTCAAGAAGAAGCGTCTGATCGATCCGAGCACAGGCCAGCTGGATCTTCGCAATAACCCGCTGTGCCTAGCGGGTGACACGGAAGTTCCTCTCCTTGATGGGAGTAAAAAAACGATAGTCGAGATGGCGGAAGCGTTCGACAGGGGCGAGGAGCAGTGGGTTTACGGCGTTGACAGGAAAAATAACAGCAAGATGGTTCCTGGCAAGGTTGTGTGGGCAGGTCAGACACGTAAAGACGCTGAGCTAGTGCGCGTTACATTAGATAATGGCGAGTCTTTCAGGGTTACTCCTGATCATAAGTGCATATTGAGAAGCGGAGATCTGAAGGATGCCCAGGACTTGGTTCCTGGCGAATCCTTGATGCCGTTGCGTAGGACAATCTCTTCTTTTGAGAAGGGAGACACGATGGACGGGTATGAGAAGGTCTACGATCCGTCCAGCAAGAAATATGTGTATACGCACAGGATGGTTGTGCGGGAACTAGGGATGAAGGAAAAAGGCAAGCTCACTCATCACAACGCAGGGAAGCTGAATAACAATCCTAGTTGCCTTGAGAGCATGACATGGAGAGAGCACTCGGAGCATCATTGTAAACTGGGGCAAATGGGCGGTGCTAAACTCAGAGAGCTTCGCAAGACGGATAAAGCTCTGGATCAAAAGTTACGAGATGCAGCGTCGAGGACGCTTAAAGAGCGTCACGCTGATCCTGAGTGGAAAAAGAGGAATGCTGAGGCAGTGCGTCGGAGTAACATCGAGCGTGATAGTGGTAGGTACATCCGTGCCTATAACGATTCTGACAAGCATGTAGAAGACAACGCGCAGAGAAGCTCCGCCATGAAGGCGTTCTGGACCGATGATGCCAGGTCTGAGTATTCGGAAACTAGGACGATCAGCTACTCGGATGTCTTCATTTCGGCGCTAGAGGAATTCGTCAGGAGCAACCCTGGGTCGAGCGCAGACGATGTGGCAGACTTCGTGTCTAGCGATTCTGTTGCTCTAGGTCTTCTCAATGAGGGAAGTTGCCGCGTGATAAAGAAAGCCCATCGTCATTTGCTTTTAAAGGCGTATAGGGCGCATGGCTATTCTAACTTCAGCGAGTTCAAGGAATCTGCGTGTTCCTACAATCACAAAGTTGTGTCTGTTGAGCGTCTTTCCGAGAGAGAGGACACGTATACGCTGACTGTTGACTCGTGTCACAACTTTGGCCTTTCTTCTGGGGTTGTAGTTTGCAACTCGCCATCCGAAGATTTTTGGATTCCTACCCGTGGAGGGAAAGATTCCACAAGGATCGAAGTCATCTCTGGGCCAGATGTTCAGATGATGGACGACGTGGAATACTTCCAAGGCAAGCTGGTTACATCGACGACGGTTCCGAGGCGCTTCATGGGTCTTGGGGATCCTGGTGACTCTACGAACATGATGGCGTCCCAGGATGACGTGAGATTTGCCCGTGCCTGTATGAGGCTCCAGCGTGAGTACGTGCAGGGGCTTGAGAAGGTTGCCCGTATACATCTCGCGGCGTTGAACATCGATCCCGATTCTGTGCCTTGGCAAATCAAGATGACGGTTCCGTCTGCGATCTTCGAGATGCAGCAGATTGAGGTTATGAATGCCCAAGCTGGGCTGGCGTCTTCGCTGTCTGATTACATGAGCAAGCCTTGGATTCTCCAACGCGTGTTCAACTTCACGAGAGACGATGCCCAGGCTATGATCCAGGCGAAACGCGATGAGGAGTCCGGGGATGTTGTCCGGGAAGCCGAAGCGCAAGCGAAGGTCATGAAGTTATTCCCCGAGCTTGAGGGCGCACTCGACGACAAAGACGGGGGAGGGAAAGAAGAAAGCGTTTCCCCTAAGAAGGCACCTATAGCGGAGAACGAGGACAGGAGGCTTCTTCGCTCCTTGAGCAAGAAGGCTAACGCGATTGAGCGTTCTGTCACTCGGATCAATAAAATGTCACGGATCAACGGGTCCGGAAAGAGGAGTTAGCAAATGCCATTTATCCAAGGATCCAAGCTGGACAAGTATTACCGTGGCAGCCTAGCGCACCGGAGTCATGCCGTGGACGTGGCTGTAGCGGAGCGATTCGAGGGCAAGAAAGCTCAGGTCATGGTAGTCCAGGAAGACTCGGCGGTAGTGGTTATGGATAACAGTCCTGTCCTGATCGTTGGTTACGAGATGGACGGGGACATTGCCAAGATCACAAAAGAGTCCATATGTAAAGATATACCCGTGATAGAGAGCGGTAACATGGATGCTTTTGTAGCAGGTGAGCTTAGGGACATTGCGAAGAAGATGGCAATGGGCGAGGACGTTTCACGAACTCAAGTTCGCGAGCTGGCATCTGTGATGGAGCCGGGCGGGGACTATTGGCTCACTGGCGTTTTGTCCAAAATAGACGAGTCTACTGAGGACTCTGATTGGTTCAAAATGTACGAGGCCAACCAGGAGAAGGTCCGCACTGCCATGCACGGTAGTATTAGGGCTATCGAGGGGGCGGTCCCGAGTACAAAATACGCGAGCATTTCCCCTGGAAAGCTCCATGCGTTTGAGGAAGAAATCAGGGAATCCATGGGTGTCATATCGTCCGTTATTCAAGGAATAGTTGACGAATGCGACGCGATCATGTTTGATCAAAAGGAAGATGAGTTCTTTGGTGCCACCTGTGAATCGTTGAAAGTTGAAGCGCAAGTCCTCACGGGCTTGCTCGGCAAGGCAGAAAAGTTGATGCGTTCTGAAGATATGGAGCGCATGTCCGTGGCACATGACAAACTTGCTGGGCGAGCAAAACAAATGGCAGTCGTTGCCGCTTACCTCAAAAAGCGCAGCGCAAACGAAGTGAGGAGCTAGCAATGATCACGCGCAAAGTCAAAAGTCTAGATGAAGATCTTAGGTCACTCGGTCTAATCGCAGAGGGCGAAGAGGTTAACTCCAGCTTGCTGGGTGAGGAATCCACGGAAGAAGCCGTTGCAGAAGACGACGATGCTGAAGAATCCGTAGAAGAGGCCAAGAAGCCTGCATGTGAAGGCGACGATTGCCCCAAGGCTGACGACGAAGAAGAGGAAGAGAAGGAAGAAAAAGACGAGGAGAAAGAGGAAGGCGCCAAGGAAGAGGATGTCGAGGATCTAGAGATCGACATGCTTGACGAGGACGACGCTCTTGACTCTGATAACGTTAATATGGAGATGCTCAATGCTATCTCCGAGCTTCCGATTTCCGAGATGGACACAGATGACATAGCGGACGTCTTAGAGGCGCTCAAAGAGAAGAATCTCCCAGAAGGTGACGAAGTTCTCGCTGAACGCGCAGAAGAAATCGTTGACGTTCTGGTTGCAGAGGCCGTAGCCAAAAAGACCCGTAGGTCCAAGGCTGGCTCCATGGCTAAAAAAGCATCCTTCCAGTGTCCTCAAGGCACTCGCAAGGATCCAAAAGATCCCGGTGGCCGTCGTTGTGTAAAAGCGGCGAAAGCTGCGGGCGGTGCTGGCAAGCTCGCCAAAGAGGGTCGCAAAAAAGCTCGCTGGTCCAAGAGCGGCGGCGGACAGAAGTCCCAGAAGAAATCTGCTCGCTGGGCAGCACGTCGTGAGGATGTAGAGCTATCCCCATTCGCAGCGGAACTCGCTGGGTTGCTGGAGAACGACGATATTCAAGTCGAGAGCGTAGTGACTATTCGCGGTGAGATCATTGATCGCATCGGTTCCATCATGGAGATGCTCCACGAGGAATTCCTGGACGAGAATGTCACATCCGTCATGGAAGGCGTCTATGAAGGCGTCGTTGAGGCTATGGACGAAGGTCGCCTTGACGAGAACACCATGGGCGAAGACGACTTTATTGCAGAGCTTAAAGCTCCTCTCCAGCTTATCGCTAAGTCTCTCGGTCAAATCGAGCAGAACGAAGGTAGTGAACTGGGAAACGAGTAGGCCGTCGCAAAGGCGGCAAAGAGAGAAGGACGAAGTATTCGTCTGGTCGCAAGGAGGCAGTAGGTTTTGAGTCACTCAAGAAAAGCGCTCGTCCGGATGGGAAGAAAACTGATAGGAAAGTCTCCCCAGAAGCCAAGCGGAGGCTCAAGCGAAACCCTCTTAGAAGAATACTCGCACGTCAGAAGGCGTGGTGAAGAAACAGGTGATGGAATGCCCCAGGTGCTAATCGAAGCTAGCCCGGTTCAGATGACTCTCACGGAGTCTAAGAACGGGAAATTTGTTGCTCGTGGTGAGTTCGGACGCGTAGGTATCCCAACTCAAAATGGTCGCATCTATCGTAAAGAGCTGATGAACAGAGAGATCGGCAGACTTTCGGAGGACATCTCTTCTCGTCGGGTACTAGGTGAGCTTGACCATCCATCCGACGGTAAGACTTCGCTAAAGCGGGTTTCTCATGTGATTACCGATCTGACAGTCAACGATGACGGTCTGATTATCGGAGAGGCAGAGATTCTGGATACCGCAGAGGGTAAGAATCTCAAGGCCCTCATCGCTGCCAATGTTCAGATAGGCGTTTCCTCTCGTGGATTCGGGAGCACTCGCCCATCTGACGATCCCAAGGTGGAAGGCGATGTTGTCCAAGATGACTTCGTTCTGAAGACATGGGATTTCGTAGCTGATCCTGCGGTCAAGACAGCGCTTCCTGAGATCTTCATCGAGGATGTTAACGAGAAAGAGGATGCAGCAGATCTGTTCTTGGCTGAGTTCCCTGAGATTGCAGGGAAGATCCAAGAGGACGCCAGGGTGAAGGCCCAGGCAGAGATCGACGCTACTGCCAAGGAAGAACTCCGCAGGGAAATGGCGGAGGGATTCGAGCAGCGTTTAGCGGATGCAATCACTGGTGTGCGTGCGGATCTCACTGAGTCCATCCGTGAAGAGTTCCAGTCCGATCCAGAGGTAGGCGGGGCGAAAGGCGTCCTGGCTGCTATCTCTGAGATGGTGTCTGCGTACAACTCGGTTCCAGACGAGGACGCTGTACGCGATTCTCTCCGAGCTTCCGAGCTAGAGGTATCCGAGGCAAGGCAGCAAGCCAAGGATGCCGAGAAAGCGGCGCTGAGAGCGCAGTGCGAGCTGGTTATCGAGAGGAACATCGGCGAGCACCCGATGCGTGATGCGTTTAGGAATATCATCGAGGGTGTAGAATTCACCAGCGTGGATGACGCAGAACGCAAGATTGGCATCATGATCGAGGAAGCCCCTGACCTGAGTGAGGGGTATGTGTCTGATGCAGAGGCGGAGCTTCGCGAGGAGAACGCCAAGTTAAAAGGTCAAATTTCTCTCCTGTCGGAGAAGACTGATACGTTGAATGATAAATTGTTGAAAGCTGTAGAAGTGGGTACGGAGGCCAGCGATCAATTACAGGCGGCGCGAAACGCCTTGGAAGAGTTCGATGGCAAACTTGAGGCTATGACGGAAGAGCGCGACGAAGCATTAGCCGAGGCGGATAATGCGGAGAAGCGTTCCAGGTTGGAAGCCTACAAGGTCCAAAAGGTTGCTGGATTGTCTAATGGTAGACAGTTGATGAGCGTAATGGAGGGTGTAACTTCCAAGAGCGCAATTGATACGTTGGTTGAAGAGAGGGGAGTTCAAGGGATCCCAGGAGGAGATCTGGAGGCTATGCGGGCAAGGTTGTCCCGTGGCCAGGCCATGTCCGAGAGGGAATTGAACGAGTCGCATCAAGCTAAGCCTTCCGCATCTGGTCGTCCACAGGTCGACGAGTTCGGTAACAACATGAGCGAGATGCAACGCCTAGCCGGTCTGGAGTAACTAGAGCGGCCTAACCAACGGAGAAATTGATGGAAGCTAGAGAACTATTCGAGCAAGCCGGAGCCAAGACTGTTTTTGACGAGTCTTATACTGGTGCATGCGTCCAAAAATGGGGAAAGATGCTTGGCGGCATCGAGGACACCCATCTGAAGAAAAACACCGCTGTCCTTTTGGAGAATGAGCTTCAACATTTGAAGAGCTTCAATGAGGATACTCTATCCACAAACGCAGGCGCGTTCACGAAATACGTGTTCCCGATCCTGCGCAGGGTTTTCCCGAATCTGATTGCCAACCAGTTGGTATCGGTTCAGCCCATGACCTCTCCTGTTTCCGGCATCTTCTACTACGAGAAAAAGTACGAAGATCGCAAAGGAACCAAGATTCCTCAGACACCTATTGCTGATCTTCCGACAGCCATGGGTTACGACGGTGAATTGGCAGCAGGCGACAATCTCAATCAGAACTTCGCGAAGTATTACAGCTCTGAGTTCGTAGACTACGACGTAGTTTGCACAGACACAGGAACGTCCACAGACGCCCTGACCCAGGCTGGAACCAACTGCCGTGGAGCAGCATGGTCTCCCATCCGTGACAACGGAACAGTCGGACAGCGCACTTTCTACGTCAAAGCGTACTACCGCTTTGTCGATCCTGATGCTGCATCGGCTCCAACCGAAGCCATCGCCACAATGGATGCTTCTGGCAATCTGATCGACAATACTGCCACTGGCAACACCGTTGGAACATTCACCATCGCCACAGGCGCATGGGCGATTGATCCTGTCGGTTCCGGTGGTACAGCTGCTGGCGCATTGTTCGTCGACAACACCGTCATCTACCTCCAGTATTTCGTGAACTGGGAACTCGTAGGCCAGACTTCTGGTGCCGAGATTCCTTCGATTGGTCTGGACATCACTCTATCGACCGTTCAAGCCGAGAGTCGTAAGCTCAAAGCTCGTTGGTCCGTAGAAGCCATGGACGACCTCAAAGCCCTTCACGGCTTGGATGCAGAGACAGAGTTTGTTTCTACGTTCTCCAACGAGGTTCTTCTGGAGACAGACCGCGAGATCATCACAGACCTCGTGAACAACGCCGGTCACACCGCTGCTTACACCTACAGCTCGACTGTTCCTGGTGAAGTAGAGAGCATTCGCCAGCTGCTGACTCAAATCAGTGCAGTGTCCGCTCGCATTCACAAAACAACCACTCGCGCTCCCGCGAACTTCCTGGTTGTTTCGACTGCGGTCGGTGGACTCCTGGACCAACTCTCGACACACGGCGACTTCGCCTCCATCGAGCAGAATATCCAGAGCCCAAGTTACGGTCCTGTGACTGCCAACTTCGGCATCACCAGAATCGGAACTCTGCTTCGCAAGTATGCGGTCTACCAAGATCCTTACATGGCGGACGGACAGATCCTCGTCGGTCTCAAAGGCAACAGCTTCCTGGACGCTGGTTACGTGTACGCACCTTACGTGCCACTACAACTGACACCAACCTTCATGGATCCGAACGACTTCACATTCCGTAAGGGTGTCCGCACTCGTTACGCAACTAAGATGTTGCGTCCTGAGTACTACGGAGTGATCAACGTTTCGGGTCTGCCTTCGGTGACAACTAGTCTCTAAGGCTTAGCTCACTAGTTTGATCAGAACCCCCAGGGCTGGGTCGGGAAAACCGGCTCGGCCCTTTTTTTTGAAGGAGATTTTTCATGTCTAAAAAATATATGCTCGCAGGATTCCAGACCAAGCCATGTACCCATCACGGGGTTAAGCATGTGGCAGCCGAAGGAAATGCTCCTGCACGCAAGATATTTGTCGATGTAGCGTTCAAACCGGGCAAGATTACGGAGACGGATCTTGACATGAGCGCAATCGTGGAGGCCGGGTATATTACCGAGGTGCTGATTGCCAAACCGCCAGTCAAGGCGCCGGAGAAAAAAATTGTTGCTCCCGAAGTGCCGCAGGGTGACAATGAGAAGCAAGATGAGCCTATAAAAGTCGAGATCGGCGATATGGAGGCGACCATAGATCCTGGTAAAGACGGTGAGCTTGGCACGAAAGACGATGTCGTAGAGGTCAAGCCGAAGCCCAAGAAGTCCAAAAGGAGGAGCAAGTTATCCTCTCTGAAGAACTAGGAATGACAAGGTCGATGAACCTTTCTGTGGAAAAGGCCAGCACAAGCATTGAAGCAGAGGGGTTCGTGGGTCTTCTTCTTGATAAGTGTCTGAATATTACCCGTTTACAGAGTTCATGGTTGGCGAACCGTCAGCCTGTCTCAACATGGATGAGGTTTTGAAATGAGTATTCTGAATGAGATGCTAGAGATGGCTGGGGTTTCCGATGCCGATCTTCCTGAGTCCAATGGTTCCAGCGAGGAATTAGCCGAGGCAATGTCCAGGGTCAAGCATACACATGATCCGGGCAGGCAGAATCTTGTGGTTACTCACCCACAGGATGTTTTCAGGGCTGTCTTATCTCCGCTTGGTGCTTCGCCCATGCCTATGGCTGGTTACTCAGCATCAGCTCCGGTGGACTCTCCTAATGCGATTCAGATAAGGGCAGCCCTAGAGGAGCGGGGATACAAGAACCATTATCCTGTTCTTGTTCTTTATGCGCTTAGCCCGGCGACCAACAAAGAGAGCAGGATTGCATCGTTTGAATTCGGCAACAAGGTTCTCTACAGTGATTTAGGGGGCAGGCATAGCGCCTGGACCGTTGAAGGCGATCCATCTTTTGAACATGTCGGCAAGGCCGAAGCTGCCATTAATGTTGTAGTTTCAAAAGCCTCTAAGTTCATCAAAAATTATGTCAAAGCGGCTCAGAAGGTTCCAAAGAGCCCTGTTGGAGGAGAGTCTATCGACAGGGCATTGCAGATAAACAAGGAATTGGGTTTAAGGATACCTGAGGCAAAACTCAAGAAGCTCTTTCACGTACTGGGCAAGTAATCTCAGATCGCTTCAATTGGAAGGAAAATCAGTATGGCACTGGAACACGAGATGAGAATGAAAAACGTTGTCCCTGTTGGAGAGCTTTCAACAGGTGACTCGGTTGTTGTCCGGACTCGAATGGGCAAAGAAGTCATGTCGGGGTCTGTCCGGACGGTGACTCCTTTCGGTATCATCATGGCGGAGAGCAGCGGGGGAACTAGCTTCTTCCGGAGTTCTCTCTATCTGTTCGCGTCTGAGAAGGCGGAGGAAGAGGTAGAGAATGCCCTCGATTCTCGTGTTCAGGCCAAGCTGGATGCAATGAGTGAGGCGGGGGATCCTACTGCCTCGGATACCGGGGGAGCAAAGAAGATGTCCTCCAGTATAGCCAAGAAGGACAAAGAGGACGAAGAGGACAAGGAAGACGAAGAAGACGAAGAGTCCAAGGACGATAAAGAAGACGACAAGAAAGACGACAAGAAGGGTAAGAAGGATGGGGACAGCGATTCTGTCGATCCGGAAGACCTTCCGTCGGATATAAAAAGCTCCATTTCGTCGGCTGGCGAGTTCAGCGACGCTGAGGCTAACGAAGTTCTGTCTGACATAAACGACATAGCTATCAAGACGTTGAAGCGGAATGGCATTCTCGAAAAGGACGTTCTCCGCGTGGCTCAGGCTATCAGCGATGCTGTTGACAAGGTCTTGGCAGGAGAAGTTTCGAAGGAGTAGCCAATGCGTTTCAACGAGGCTCAAATAAAAGAGTGGATCCAGCGGCGGCTAGGCTTAGGGACAGTAAAGGTCGAGCTGACTGCGGAGCATCTCAACGACGCCATAACCGACGCTAAAGTATGGTGGCAGTCCTGGGTTGGCCAGGGCAAAGGGACCCTGTTTACGCTGACCGGGGCTACCGAGTACGATGTGGATACGATTGCGGACGATGTTGACTCAGTGGTTGATGTTGCATTTGAGGTGTCTGGTCATTCGCTGACTGATTATTTCAAGTGGGCGGATGTAGAGGTGAACCCATATCAGTGGATTTACGGCGGCGGCGGTGGTGGATACTCGGCACTTCTTCAGTACACTCAATACAGGGAGATGGCCAAGCAGATTGCAGGTGCTGAGCAGGATTGGGTTTTCGAGCGAGCAAGAAGAGTGTTGGTCCTGACTCCGCAGCCAGATGCGGGGACCACGATACTTGTGAATTACATCTCTCGGAATGTGGATCTCACGTACCTAGAGAACCATGAGATGTACATTTTCAGGAAATATGCCCTGGCTCAAGCGATGAAGACTTTGGCTACTATCCGGATGAAATACTCTGGGAAGCCTTCGGCGACCGGGGAGTTCACGATGGATGGAGATGCTCTCTATGCGAATGGAGAGGCTCTAGAGCAAGACACCGAGGAGAAGGCCAGGTTGCTTCAGGCGCCAGTCGGCTTCTTCGCAGAATAATTTGCGAACTTGAGTTCGCGGGAGAAAGAAATGTACCACGACATCAAGAAGCTGAAAGAGATGCACGAGGACGTCCTGGAGATCCTCAGCGAGGACGACAAGGCCAAGCTCGGGTATAGGAAGTTGGACGAGAGCGCCGTTGTTGATCAGATTCATCAAATCGACGAGTCTGACATAGCAATATCCGGTAACCTGGTTCCCCTCATGCGCATGCAAGACCGCAAGGACATCAAGCCTGCGCAGGGCAAAGAGAGCGATGCAGAGATTTACTTCACATTTGAAGACCTCTCCGACGCGCAGGAGCTGTATGACTTCGTGTTGGACACAGGGATGTTGGAAGCCGGTGAAGTCAGATTGACCATGGAGTCGGGGCAGAACTCTGTCCATTTTGCTCCACATGTGATCTGGACCAAGCCGGACGTTTTCCAGGCCGTACTCATGGCGTATGACGAGTACGTTACCGAGGATAGCGACGAAGCAGTAGACAACTTGACTGAGGCCGTAATGGTTGCCTTAGACGAGAAGTACAAGGTTTCTGGAGCACCCAAGAAGCGCAAAAAGGGCAACCCGTTCCACGACAAAGAGGGGAAACTTTCTGGTCCAAAGGAGATCGACAAAGCGGACGGTGGATCCTTTTCCTCTGGCAAGACCAAGCTCAAGTTCACGAAGGCAAAGAAGGCCAAAAGTGGTGACATGGTAGCGAACTTTGCGTCTACCAAGCGTCCCTGTGGAAGAACTGCTCGCGAAAAAGGTAAAGACATTCGCTGCTGGGACGGTTCAAAAGGCGCAGGGGCCGCTATGGCCAAGGTCCTAAAGAAGAAGCTCAGGAAAGAGGACATCTCTGACGATGAACTCCGCACATTCATCGAGGCACTGGACTATCTTGACCGCAGCGTTGCCATGATGGAGGCAGAGCGCGGAGAGGAAAGAGGAGAGACACCCCCTTTTCAAAGTAAAGACATCGACTTAAGAGAGGCTCAGAAGGCCGACCCTGCATTGGCCATGCCCGACGACGAGAAGAAGGCAAAGCCAGGGGCTTTCAAGATTAGCCAGAAGGCGATCAAGCTGTTCAAGTCTGGCATTCCCGAGTGGACACTGGACAAGGCGCTGTTTACAAAGGTCAACAAGGTCATAGACGAGATAGGCTGGGATGATTGGAACAAGGTGTTTGGTACGGAAGATCGTGCCGAGGCCCAGGATGTTATTGCTCGCTCGCCTAAGAGGGCATTTCAGAAGTTCATGCGAAACATTCACAGGCATTCCCCCATGCTTGGTAAGTATATCCGGGCGGTTCCCTCGAACGCTTCGATTATCTTTTACATAGCTGTGTCGAAAATCTCCGGGGTTGACATGGCAGACATCATTCTGAAGAAATATTTCCTTACCAAAGACGAGACAGAAAAGTAAGTCTCTCAGAAGGGTCTAACCATGGCTCGTGTCTACTACGACGAAGACGCTACGTATTTGCGTAGCCTTGAGGAGGAGCGGATCGAGCTATCAGGGCCGACCTGCGAATACTTCTCACTGAACAGGGGACAGAACGTCGACGCTCTTTACGGGGAGCCGACCAATGATCCCCTGTACGGTGGGTCTTCGCCTCCTGGGACTCCATCTAGGAGCGAGGACGCGTGGAACTTTTACCCTGACGCGGAGGCAGAGATACCGGAGCCTGATATTACCTTCCCGTGCGCTATGGAGTTCGTCGAATCTGACGGGCGGACTCCTTCTGTTCGGGAGGGTGGTTTCGTTGCTGAGTTCGACGGCATCGTATCCATATCCAGGAACCACTGGGAGTGTGCCTACGAGGGGACCACCGTGGAGGGGCGTCTACCCAAAGAAGGTGACGTGATTTATGTGTTTGATGAGTGGTGGGATGTTGTTAGATCGGGAACTAGCGGTAATGTGTTAGACTCGACGACGTACGTGGGATTCAGGCTAGAAGTGAAGAAAAGAACTCAGTTTACGCCTGATAAGAAGGACTGACGATGATTGATGCTGATAGCGCAAACAAAGCTGTTAAAAACGGACTGGTTGCAATGTGCGCTTGGTGCGAGAGGCTATGGGAATCGTACGACAAAACAGGGTCGTTATCGTGCCGGGAGGACTGCGGCGGACCGGCGTCTAGCCGTGGGTTTCCTCGGTACAAGGGTCCTTGGAGGCAGGGGCGAGCACGCTTCTGCTTTAGGTGCGGGGGAGAGGCCACCGCAATGGTCGAGTTCAGGGAGCGAGACGGCGAGCGCCACATGATCGGGATATGCGAAGAGCATATGGATGAGCTGAAAAGGATCGTGGGCAGTCAAAAGGGTGTAATTGTTAAGGAGAAGAGAATCAGCATAATGGATCTCTTTGATTCAGAGGCAACATGACCAAGATTGCTCGGTTCGGAACAGGCGCAAGCGGTGGCGTTTATATAAACGACATTGAGCCAAACGGAGGAGGGAACGTCGGGGGCAAGGTCTTTGTGACCGGCTCCAATGACAACATCCTTGAGTCCTGCGTTGCCGATGATCCGAATTTGAGAGTTTACGTTGTTGCCTTGATCGGCGTGAGCAACCTAAGACCAGCTGTTTCTGTGAACGGAGTGTCCGTAGGCAACTGGGATTATGATGCGTACGAGACAGATAATCGGGTGCTGTTCAGGGGATACGCGGACATCGTTCTGAGTGGGACGGTTGTCACGGCTACCCATGAGGACGGGGTGACAGATTCGTGCATAGTGGAAGCGGACCCTCGTCCTGTTATTTCATCTGCTGAATTCGTGGGCGTGTATCCGACTGGTCCGACGGGCGTTGTTCAGACACAGGTGAAGGACGGGGATACGTTCTCCGTCTCTGTGGCCACTGACATCGATTTTGACAGGGTTGAGTTCGAGGACAGTGGAGCGCTTAGGTCTGGGACGCAGGCGGTCACACAGGGGGTCTCAGCGACCGTGGACGCGACGATAGATGCAACAGGGACCAGTACGCAGTCCTTGGGCGGTCGCGTGCGCGTGAGTACACCCTCTGGCTCGTGGAGCGAGTGGTTCAATATTACGAACACCGTGGACTGCAATGACACTGTTCCGAGCGTGTCGTTTGGGCTGAAGACGTATCCGGCTGGGCAGAGTGCACTGAAGAACAGCGAGTCGGCTACTGTGGTGAATACCATCTCCGGATGGAGCGCTTCTGTGGACGAGGTTACGTATTCGACTCCTGGGCAGCTCGCGATAGTGAACGACACAGTGTACGAGAGTCCTAAGTCGGTAAGCCGGGCGAGCGGATCGTACAATGTTACCGTGGATAATCTCAGTATTCTGGCTACCAGGATCGCGAATGGGGCGCAGGATACGAGCAGTACAGTCATAAAGATCGCCAACGTTCTGCCCGTGATAGATGTCTCGATAGTGGGAGCGACTAGGATGAGGACGGGCGGCAACGATGGGACACCTGTCCAGTCTTACCAAATCCTCATTGAGTCCTCTCAGGATCTGATTTCGGCGCCCTTGCTTTCCAAGGCTGTTGCCGATGACAACGCGTTTGGTATGTTCTCCGGATCCGGCGACACATGGACGGCCACGTATGAGGCCGACGATGACAACCCGGTGGGTTCTTTTGCCTGGAATACACTGTCGGCTACGAACCTATCAGGGATGACTCAGACGACGATTGCGAGCGGTGTGAACTATGAAGTTGGCGGGTTCGTGTCTCGGACGATTGCGATACCTGGAAGCGTCGACAATGGGGAGATAAATGTAAGGATTACAGAGTGGACATCGAAGATTGTCTTCTCGTGGACGTCTGATGCGACAGTAATCACAAAGGGAACAATCGGAGATACTACACAATACATACAGGACACATGGACCATTGATGCGCTGGACACGTATCCGACAAGGATCTTGATACAGGACACGTCTGCTGCGCTTTCATCGACCGACGTAAGTTACGTTACGCTTGAAGAGGAAGAGTGATCCTTGGCGACGATTGAGGGAAATGCGTTTGAGATTCAAAGACGTTCGGTTATGTACAACCAGAACACGTCGATGTCTGCTGCCCAGGGCGGCGGAACTCTCGGATACAACGGAGATCCCAACCTAGTACCAGTCCCTCCTCTTGGAACTTCAGGGGAGCAGTTAATCTACAACTGTGCGATGGGGTCGGCGTATCAGCATTCAGACGGCACGATATACGACAAGACAGAGCGGCCAAATACGTGGGTGGTACGCATACAGGCTGGTGAGCCGAGTCTTACCGGGTACGTGGACGTGGCTTGTCTAACGACGGACGTTGTTGGGTCTCCGGTGTCGATACGGGAGGCTCCGATTAATGGGAAGTGGAGGGTCCAGACAGCGGATCCTACTGATTTCACGAAGATGCCGTCTTTAGGGGTGTTAATCTCTAAATCTACCCCTACGGTCGGCGTGGCAAAAATACTTGGTGTGTGTGATGTATTCACAGGTCTTACGCCTGGCGTTAATTACATGGTTGGAACAAGCGGGGGCCTTTTAGAAGAGGTTCCGATTTCGTCTCCGACCGGAGTGTTCTGGGGCCAACATCTCGGTGTGGCAGTAAGCGAGAGCATTTTGATGCTAGGAGGAAATGTGAATATGATTGGATATAGTGTATGATTAATGAAAGTTGAAAGAGATGACTGATGAAGGAGATGGAACGATGAGCAAGGGTAAGAACAAAGAGGAAATGGTAAAGGCGGGAAAAGTTGAGGATCTGAGAGTCTTCAAGTTGATGTATTTAGAGAAGAGCGTTAGCGAGACGAAGCTCATGGCGGAGCTGAAAAGGCGTGCCTTTAATGACCAGATTGAGCAGCTTAAGATCGAGAGACAGTCTCAGGCGAAGGGGTTCGAGCTTCGCGCAAAAGCCTTAGCCGATGAGATTCTTCAGATTCGTAAGATGTTCGAGGAAGAGTACGAGATTAGCCTAGCGGAGTGGGGGTATGACGACGCAACAGGAGTGCTAGTTCCTCTTAGCCATGAGGTCCTTGAGAGGATCCATTCTCAGAGAGCGTTGCAGAAGGATATTGATGTTGAGAAATCTGAGGAGAAAAAGAAGAGAGTGAGAAAGAAACGGAAGCTCAAGCTACCGGTGGGCGATTCTGCTCCAGCCGAAGTCGAGAGCAAAGAAGGCGAACAGAAGCCTCCGACTGCTACAGCGGAGGCTTAGTTCGGCGCTAGAAGCGTCAGGAGGTTAGGCTATGGCTACTAGGAAGTTCCTTTATGGTGGTGCTAACGGATACCCGCGTGAAGCGGATCCAGCGGACGACATTCAACTAGGTGGACTGGAGATGTCTGGCGGCATCGACATGAACACCAACAAAGTCACTGAGCTGGCTGCTGCTACAGCTTCTGGTGATGCGCTCTCTTTTGGACAGTCTGGCGCTGAGCTAAGCGGGCTGTCTATCACGACTTCAGCTCTTGACATGAACTCGCAGCAGATTACCAATCTAGCTGATGGTACTGTCAGTCATCACGCGGTCAATCTTTCTCAAATGGAAGATGCGATCACATTGGGTAGAACTTGGAAAGAGTTTCTTCTTTATTCCCGTCAGCTAAACAATGCACAAGGTGTATTGGGAGCTTCGGCATTGTACATGTCGGCTAATCCGGTAGCTGGCGATACAATCACAATCACGAACGGGACAGTAACCAGAACGTACGGCGCGACTTCTGGTGGCGATGCTCAGTACACAATTGGTGCAACTCCAGCCGACACGATGGCAAATCTTGCAGCAGCAATCGAAGCTGACGGGTCTGCATGGGTGTCGAATTTCGACACTGATCTGGACGCAATCAACTCCGCTGGTGTTGTTGTTATTATGGAGTCGACTACAAGCGCTGGTGATTCTGAGGTTTATGGTACGTGGGCAACGCCTGCCAGCATTCAGCTTGTTGATTTCACGGATGAGACCGACTACACGAAGAAGACTTCGTCGAATCTTCCTGGGTCTGCTCCTGGCGCTACAAACTTCGGTATTCGCAGGACACAAGCAAACCTCATCGCTGGTGAGGTTCACTATGTAGAGAATAACGACAGGTTGTACGGTTGGGATGACGATGCCGACGAGTGGAATGCTCTGTCTGGTAGCGTTTCTATCCCTGATGCGACTGCTGCATCTGGTGGTGGGATTAAGGGTAAAATCACAGTAGACAGTGATTTTGGTCTTGCCGTAAATACCGGTATCTTGACTATAGATCTCGCATCCAACAGAGGTCTTGGTTTTAGTTCTGGTGAACTTGAAGTCGTAGAGAATACCGCCGCAGGTATCGAAGTCACATCTTCTGGTATCGGGATTGACCTCGCAGCATCTACTCCAGCTCTGTCATTCGATGGCAGTGGTGATCTGCAAGTAGACGTTGATACCACAGCTGGTATCGAGAAGACAGCCAATGGTGTTGCGATTGACCTCGCGGCAACCACTCCTGCTCTTGGATTTGACGGATCAGGTGATCTCGAAGTCACTGTCGTGTCGACAGGCGGCGTAGAGAAAGCGGCTGGTGGGCTCCAAATCAAAATTGACGATACGCCAGACACCTTGGACGTTGATGGCGACGGCCTTAAAGTTGTCGGTGTTCCTTCGTTGTTCAAAGTTGGTGGCACTGCTGTCAGTGCGAACGTTACTGCCCCTAACCTCGACACCTTGACAGGTGGCGGTGTTACCACGCTGCATAGTCATGCTGGTTCCGACGAGGCGACTCGTGTAGAGAACGCTTTCACAGCAGGCGAGAACGTCACGATTGGTGATCCAGTTTATCTGGATGCAACCAACAACCAAGTGGCCAAAGCAGATGCTGGCGACGACAGCAAGTACGAGACAATTGGTGTTGCCAAAGCGACCATCAGTTCCGGCAATCCAGTCGAAGTTATTACTCTAGGACCAGCTAATGTGCTTACGGGTGCGACTGCTGGAGCGAGGTATTACCTCGATGATACTGGCGGAATGACAACTACTATTCCAACTGGCCAGAAATGGGTTGTTGTTATAGGGTTTGCTGTTGACGCCGATACGCTGTTTGTGATGCCAAGGGTACTCCACAAGCAATTCGCGTAGTTCTAGTGTTGTTCTTGTCTGGGGGTCATCGGCCCCCAGGCTTTTTCTTCTTTGAGAGGTCTTCGTATGGCGTTAGACAGGGTCAGAGTACTGAAGATCGAGAATCCGTCGACTGGTGGCACGCAGACTGACATTTACCAGACAATGATACGTCCAGAAGAGGACGCGATTGATGTTCGCGGCGTAGTCATTCAAAATGACACGTCAAACGATGAGACGGTTCTGGTTTCAAGAGATGCGTCAGACAACATGACGTTTCAAGACGGACAAGTTGCAGGTGTAAAGACTTTGGACGACCTGCTCTCGGCAGGCGGTGATGACGACGATCAAGTGAAGGACAATGTTCCCGTTGGGGAGACATTCATTGTTAAGGAAGAGCATCAGCATATTACCTATGATGAGTTTACCGTTGCCGGAGAATATTTGGTAAACGGTGAAGCAGTTGTACTGGGAGGGTATGAAGAAGGTGGAGGGCTTGCAGAACACGCACTTGGTGGGATGTACCACACGGAGTCTACTCTAGCGCAGTTGAACGCTCTAGTTTCCGACGCAACCTTGGACACTTCGTCTGCCAGTAGGACGCCGAATGCGCACTCAAGTTCCCATGAGAATGGCAATTCTGATGAAATAAGTGTAGCTGGGTTATCGGGAACGCTTGCAGATGATCAACCTCCTGTCGCGCACGCGCTGGGTGGTTCGAAGCATACGTCGGCAACCCTGGCGCAATTGAATGCACTTGTTTCGGATGCAACTTTGGACACTTCGTCTGCTAGCAGAACACCGAGTTCGCATGCCAGTTCCCATCAGGCTGCCGGTGGAGACGCAATTAAATTAGATGATTTGGCGAGTCCTGACGACAACACGGATTTGAATGCCACAACATCTGCGCATGGGCTCTTGCTCAAGCTAGGCGGCGGAATAAGTAATTTTTTGCGAGCGGATGGGACGTGGGCACCGCCTACTGCAACACCATCGTTTACTGTGTTTAGTGGTTATGACAGCGCTGGAGGGACGGCCATTGCAGCTACGTGGATTGATGTGCCTCTTGATACGGAGAATAAAAAAACAAATGGATTTACTCACTCTACGGTGACTAGTCCGGCAGAAGTGACTATCGATGCAACGGGCACGTATAGGATTGATGTTCAAGTTTCATCTTACATTACGTCAGGAAATGATCGAAGCGAGACAACGATTAGAGTTCTTGTCGACAGTGGAAGCGGTTTTTCTGAAATAGATGGGACTAGGGCAATTATCTATAATCGCATAGACCCTGAAGGGGGAGGGACGGCTTCTGTTTCACTCATTAAGGATTTTACTGAGGATGATATTATCAAGGTGCAAGCGATTAGGAGTGGTGGGACAAGTACCATCAATCTGTTAGCTGATGGCTCAAGGGTTGTTATAGAAAAAAGGTGAGCTGATGGGACGATTAGTTTTTGAGCATCAAGACACGCAAGACTCTCCTGCATCTGGAGCGACGGCTATTTATGTCAAGACAGATGGCGCAGTGTACAAAAAAGACTCGGATGGGAATGAGTCAGGCATAGCGGAAGCATCTGCTCCTCTCGCTCACGTTGAAACGCACCTTGTTGGTGGAGATGACGCGTTGCCTGAGTCATCGGCGTCTGTGCCTGGCCTGTTGTGTTGTTCTGACAAAACGAAATTGGACACTGTCGCAGCCAATGCTGATGTCACAGCGTCTAATGCTCCGAAGGCCCACGCTGCTAGTCATGTGTCCGGATCTAGCGATGCAATCAAGCTCGATGACTTAGCAGCACCGGACGACAACACCGACTTGGACGCCTCTACTTCGAAGCATGGTTTGTTGAAAAAACTCGGAGGCGGAACGAGCAACTTTTTGCGAGCTGATGGGACATGGGCGGCCCCTCCTGGCGGTGGAGGTGAGAATGACAAGGTTGGAGTCGACTCGGGTGCAACTGCTGGTTACTTGGGTGCAGCATCTAATGATGGCGTACTGCGTGTCGGTTCGCAGCTTAGCTATGTAGATGGGGGAGACCACGTTACGCTGGATGTAGCTGAGGCTAATATCAAACTGGACGATCTTGGAGCCCCAGATGATAACACTGATCTGAATGCCTCTACTTCTAAGCACGGTTTGCTTCCCAAATTAGGGGGTGGAACGTCGAATTTTTTGCGAGCGGATGGGACGTGGGCACCGCCTGCTGGAGGGAGCAGTGGGCCATCTGAGCTTGTATATGACCGCGTTCGAGGAGAAAGCTGGACCCCCACATGGGCACAGCTTGATTCTGCTGGGGATATGATAGTTGTAAATTCTAGGCTTATTTCGGATAACTTTGTAGGCAATGCGACGGTGGCGCAGATTAATGCAATGTCTCCTGTGCAAAACCAAGCTTATGTAGTGACTGATTCAGGAACGATCGGATTCAACAGTGTGACACCAGGTGCTGTTGTTGTGTACATGGGCATTTTTTGGATAATGGCGACTAGTGGGGTTGAAGGCTATGTTGAGTCAGGGGCTAGGCTGAGACTCTCCACAACCATAGCACTGGTAAGCCCCTACACAGATGGCACGGACGATGGGAAGTTTATGTCTTTTGATGGGACCAGCTTAACTGGTTCAGAGGCCACAGAAGACATCACAATCTCGTTGCCTTACTCTGGTGATTTAGAAGACTCTGACCGTTACCGTGGACCTATTGTTGTTCAGCGATTGGGATATGCGTCTTCGACAGAGGGCAAAATAATTGTACGCCCAGCCTCTCCTTATGTATTCAGGGATGGCTTGGACGCTGTGCATTTGTTGCGAGACTATGAATCGGTGTCTCTAATTGCATCTCCAGAACTTGGCTGGAGCAGGACCACTAAGCTGGAGAACGTGTTTCAGGCGATCAGAGCTGCTACGTGGGCGCATACAAATTTTCAAACGGCGGCTGGGATCCCGTGGGACACTACTGCGGAGGCTGGATCTACTGAGATCATGGAGATAGACAGTACCAACACGAACAGGATAAACATCCTGCACAGTGGATGGTACGAGATAAGTACGTTTGCACAGGTGAATTCAACAATTGTTGGTCTTGCATATACGGTTGACTCTTATTTAAGGGTGAATGGGACGACCGAGCTTACAGAAAGCAGGGTCCAGATTGTGAACTGGGAGGATGAGAACATGTATACGTCTCATTCGTCGTATGTGGCATTTCTTGGTTCTAATACATATATAGAACTTATGTTTTGGAATTCGCAATTGGCTGGTAGCATTGATCATGCAAGAATGACGCTGAGGAGCCTTTATTAGGAGGGTCTACGATGGGCAGAATAACTGTAAAAGAAGAGAATACGCAGACCACTCCGCCGACTGGTTACAACAAGCTTTATCCCAAAGAGGACAGTAAGTGGTATTTCAAGAATGACGCTGGGACTGAGACAGCACTTGTGACTGGTGACCATGCTGCAACGCACAAGGGTGGTGGATCCGATGAAATTGACGCTGTTACGACTGGCGTCAATGGCTTGATGTCTAGCGCTGATAAAACTAAGCTGAACGGCATCGCAACTGGTGCTGACGTGACAGCATCAAATGCTCCGCAGGCGCATAAGGCGTCCCATGAAAACGGCAGCGGAGACGAGATAAGCGTTGCTGGATTGAGCGGGGTCTTGGCCGATGAACAGGACGCAGGTGCTATTAAGGGTTTCGATGTAGTTCTGACAGATCCAGCACGGCGTCATCCGATCGTGTATGACGAGGTAAATAACGAATGGGTCAATGAGTCTTTGTACGCTGTTGCGTATGGAACGGTAATAATTGCAGATTGGTCCCCTAGTTGGGACGACATGAAAGAGTTCTACAAGTTTATTCCTGTCAACACTAAACCAGCCGTAACTTCGCACGTAGGTAACGGGACTGTTTCCTATTTGAATGGAATAACGGGAGTAACAGGTGACACGTACACTGTAACCGATGCTGGTACTTTAACTGCTGGTTCTCTGGCAGTTACGTCTGGCCATGTTGTCATGTGGTACATTGCGCAATGGATCAGCATTATGCCGCCAACAGATGTTGGGAATGTTGTTGGCGGATTGATGGTCCAGCTGTCTACGACAACTGCTCTGATTAGCCCTTACACAGACGGGACCGACGATGGGAAGCTGATTGGTTTTCAGAACGACGGGCTCGTTGGAGTGGAAACCAGTCAAGACATTACTATAACGCTGCCAGACCCTGCTGGTCTTCCGTATAATGATGGGTCACTTAAGGGGATGTTTTACGTCGGCAAGCTGAGTGACGGAGGTTCAGTTACTGTTGTTTGTGATGGCGTTGAGGGCAAGTACTTGGATGGGCTTGAAAGCGTTCTACTGACTCAACAAATGCAGCAAACGACGCTTGCTGTTTCAAATGCTTCGTTGGCTAAGATTTGGATGCGTATTTCGGCTTTGCCCGATTATTTGCAAGTTCGACGGGCAGCTACGTGGGCAGCTACAAACTTTTCATCGCCCACTGGGTTGCCGTGGGACACAATAGACGAAGCTGGGAACCCGGATGTTTCAGAATGGGACACGCCTACAAATACATCCAGGATTTATGCTCGATACAAAAAGAACTACCAAATTGGTGGAACAATAAATATCGACACAACGGGCGGTTCAACTTGGATTTTTGAGTGCTGGTTGAGAAAAAACGGAACAACAGAGGTTCCTGGTTCGAGGGTGAGGACAGGCAACTACCAGGGCGAGGACATGGCCGTTTCTTTGTTTGGTATCGAGGTTTTGTTGGAGGTTGACGATTACATTGAGTGGATGTGTGAACACACGAGTTTGACTGGCCAGGTTTATAGCGCGACTCTAACCATGTCGACGGTTTACTAGGAGGCACGAATGAGTATGAAACAAATCATGGGGCTTCCTGGTAAGCCGGATCAAGGTTATCTGAAGTTCTTACATGATCGGTCCAGCGTGATGGCTGGATTGTCATGGATAGACATCTCTTATCATCCAGGGGAAAACTGGATAAAAATATGGTACGGCGAGGAACTGACAGGGGCACAGGAGGCTGAGCTTGAAGCCTTGGTCTCTGCATGCCAGATCTCAAGCAAGTTCAAGCTACAGGAGGGTGAGGAGTATTTTGAGCACAAGGCGGGGAATAAGCGCGGATCGAAACACCGATCTCGCGTTAAGTTTAGGAGTGCTTTTGCGTCTGAGCCGACTATAGAGATTTTTAATGCAGAGCTAACCGGACTTGCAAATATGGAGCTTGTAAAGACAACTCTTAATGGGTTTAATTTTTTAGTTGAAGCTAATGGCTCTCGCAAGGGAGACGCCATCACAACGATGCAATTTCAATGGAGAGCGTGGACGACATGAGCTTGAGTTTTGGAACACAGAAAAACGGGTTGTCAGTTGAGTGCATTCAAGACTCGATTGGCGTGCATGATTTTGCAGATGAGGGTTCTTGGATTAACGGTACGGCTGACAGTTCGTGGGTTCTAGACCCATCCGATGAAAATGCGCCATCTGATTACAAGGACAAAGTCGTCAAGATTACTGGCATGCAACTTGATCTTGCAGAAGATGTTGATATGCCTTCGGGTTCTGAGCTTTTGGTGGAGTTTTACGGGTATATTCCGCAAGACGGCTACACAACGGAAATGAAGCTAAAGACAGTCACGTACGCGACTATGAAAGATTGGATTTCACGAGCGCACACGAAGACGCCTGTGAAAAACGAGTCAGGTGCAGTTGGTGACTACACTCAGTATGATATTTCGTTTCCGATACCGCCAACGTTTTGGTCAACAAAAGGGCTTGACGCTGCTGGCGGTCTGAAGCTTACGAAGATGGTGATTCGAATTGCAGACAACGCTCCATACAAAAAGAAGTCGAATGTGGCAGAGAACGCAACAATCGCGAAGCCTCGTTATTTTGTTGAGATCTACGAGGATCCAGATCTATGAGTAATAGAGTCTTGATAGTTCTGGCAAGGTCCAACTCTTGGTATGCGCCATTGATTCGCGCTGTCACTGATACTTGGTTCAATCATGTTTTTGTGGTGTACCAGGACAAGGGTTTTGAGGAGTGGATGGCGCTGGACATTCTAGAGGATGGCCCGGTTATTCTTCCGGTGGATCGGGCAATGAAGCGTTACCAGCGGATCGAATGCTGGGAGTACAAGGGAGATCTGTGGGAAGGCATACGTCTATCAGGAGGGGACCTTGGCGGAGGGTACGACTGGCTCGGACTATTTACTTCGATCATCAAGCTGCTGCTTTTCAAGATTCTACGTATCAAGAGGCTTAAGCCTATTCATTGGGCCTCTAGGTATATGTGCTTTGAGTGGGTGTTGACAGTGATGAAACGGGCAGGGGTTCCCGGAGGGGAGAACCTGGATCCGGTGATAGTCCCTCCTGCTCAGTTTTGCAATTTCGTGGAAAGGCACGGCGACTTTTTGAAGGTCAACCCTCCGAAGGACGTGTGGGACAACTAGCACGTCTGGGTGGTGGTGCGTCCGCTGCTCAAGTTGAATAACTAGAGGGCGGGTTAGATATATGCAATAATGTTCCTGGGTATGACACCGCCTACGGAGGCAAATAGTGGTAAAATTACAGAATGTGTCCCAGGTGGAACTTCAGGTCGTCGCCCAAGAGTTAGATGGGACCCCTAAGACGAATATAACGACAGCCTTTGTTCGGGTTTACCATATAGTATCAGGCGTTGAGACAGAGGTCCTGGCCTCGACGGCGCTGGCTCAGGTAGGGACGAGCAGTACGTTTCGGTATACCTGGGCAACCACGGTGTCTCCGGGAACGTATTTCGCTGAATACACGCTAACCGATGTGAACTCGAAGCAGAGCACCACGGTTGAAGACGTGGATGTTTTGGATTTGGCGGTCAAGGCAGACATCGATACCATTCGGATTATCGAGTCTGGGCGCTGGCGCATATTGAATAATCAGATGGTTTTTTATGCAGAGGATGGATTGACACCTTTCATGACTTTCGATCTGTTCGACGAGAACGGGCTCCCGTCATCCATAGATGTCTCTGAGAGGAGACCTGTTTGAACAAACTGGTCACCAGAGGGCTTGGGCCAGGCCATCTACTGATCACTGGCGGATTTAACGTAGGCAGATTCCTTGATGAGCTTGTGGAGATTCTCCGCATGACATCAAAGATTGCGACGTCCATGGGTCTTACATCCAAGGTCGTCACGTCCATGGATCTTGTGTCCAGGACGTTGTCATCTATGGGGATCACGTCGGGTGTTACAGCGTCCATGGATCTTGTGTCGAAGGTAACGGAATCCATGGATCTGGTGTCCAGGGCGCTGTTGTCCATGGATCTGTCGTCTAAAGTCACAACGTCCATGGGGATTGTGTCCAAGACGTTATCGTCCATGGAGCTTTCATCTAAGACATTGTCGTCCATGGATCTTTCATCTAAAGTTGCAACATCTATGGAACTAGTGTCCAAAGTAGTGGCAGCCGTGACCGGAACATCGAAAGTGGACCTAGAGGGAGAAGAATAATGACCTGTAGCACTCCATGTGATTGTCCAGGAAAGTACTATGTCGGAGACATCGGGACTATTATCATTATCGATGTTTGCAGCGATATAACTACGGCTACCCTCATGGCGTTGGACGTAACCAAACCGGACGGAACCACCGATAGGTGGGTGGGCTCTCTTTCTGGGTCAACGAGTATTCAGTACGTGGTTGACGTGGATGACTTCGACCAGGCGGGAGAGTATCGAGTTCAGTCTTATATTGAGATGCCGAACTGGAGTGGGCACGGGGACACTACCCAGTTCACAGTTAGCGAAGTGTATCAGTAATGAGCGAGAAGACTCTCAGGTATAGGCCGCCAAGGCTTTCCACAGAGTCTCCTGTGCCTGCGATCTTTATGACCCGCAAGCACATCAAGATGTACAACGAGATGGTTAGCGATGCGCTGGACAGGGCTGACTGGGGGATGATGCTGTTCCTATTGGAAGTAGCGAATATCGTGAGGAGCAAGGTTCAGCAACTGGCGCCAGATCTTCTTGTTGGAAAAGAAAAGGTTTCATACGCGGATGATCTTCGCATTGCCCTTCTCCATGTCGAGAAGAGCAACGTAGCCGTTGCGATATATCTCGATTCCAGGTCGTTCAAGGTAAGCGAGAAGGACGTGGATAAACTCGCTTTGTTTTTTCAGCCCAAACATGGGTCGCCGGAGTGGGTTGACGTGCTGAGGCACTATGGTCCTTGGCCGTCCGACATGCTCCCGTTTTATGTTCCAGAGGGAAAGGCGCGGATTATCTCGCGCCGTGCTCGCGAGGATGAGATTGGAGCACTGAAGAGACGGATACTGAAGCAGCGTAAAGCCATACAGAAGGCACTGAGGGCGACCAAGGCTCCGAGCTATGAAATCCAAGAAGACGGTTACAACGCTACGTCTGGGAATGCCGTCGGGATTGTGGCTAGAGAAGACATGGGGTACAATGTGCTCAGGGCAGAGTTTGGGTACGACGGGGAGTCGCAAAATGCTCACTGGAGACCTGCTCTGAGGGCATTGGATGACGAAATCCCTGGCCTAATGAGAAAGTATATCGAGTATGTTGAAACCGGCAGAGAAAGCTCATTTAACATACCCAGTGAAGTGCTGGAGATGACCAGTGCTGAATACAGAAAGGGCGATGCGTTTGCGAGAGCGCTTGCGCCGTATGCACCCACGGGGAAAGTTGGAGGATGACATGGAAGATAAGCTGAAGGAACTAAACGTAACGTTGAAGGATGTAGAGAACAACCTGATGAGTCGAAAGATTGAGCGCCAGGATGCGACGATCGACGACGCGTTGGAGATTATCAATATGGCCCAGGAAGCTGGAGCCATCGAAGTAGACGATTGCGCAGCGTGCGGAGACTGAACTCGCGAACTTGAGTTCGCAAGGGGCAGCAAATGACAGTAATCGGAACAGCGGATATTCGAGACTGGGATGAAGGGTGTATGCAGACTCTCGGCGCCGAGATCACGACATATGTTGTGGACGGCGATACCCGGAATATTTACGCGTGCGATGTTCCGGGACTTGACTCTGGCTTCCCTGCCATAGATGGAAAAGTTCCGTGTCAATTTGTTGAGCCAGAGGGAGTGTATCAGCCGTACAGGGTTCCGTGTTTCCAGTTTAGGCGTTCTGATATGACTCCGGCGTTTGATCGCCACCCTTGGTATCAATGGGTTGCAAGAGGCCCTTCGAAGACAGCCAGGAAGGTCACTCTTGAAGACGGGACAGAGGGTTATACTGAGTATGAGAACCAATGGCGGGGTACTCCGTTTGACATATCTTACGAGTGCAGCGTCATTGCGAGGCGACAGCAGGACTCAACCCTTATGCTGACATATGCGCTTAGGCACTTTCTTCCGCCGAGCTTCATTTTCAAAATAATTGACAGTCTAGGGGACGTGCGGGAATATGATGCTGTAGATGTGTCTATTACGAACGCTTCGGAGCTTGTCGATATTGCGGACAGAGTTGTTGCCTGGTCGGTGTCCTTTGTTGTTCGTGGCGAGGTTGATCTACATGACTCGCGTGAATTCCCGGCCATGTTGGAACCGAGGATTACGTATGAGCAATTCGTGATAGGCGAGGAGGATTAGAAATGCCGTGGTTTTACTATTCAGGAACTGTTTCGAGATCTATCCCTGTAAAAAAAGGTTTGAGCGTTGCGGTGCGGCCACATTCGAGGGTTGAGATTTTCGATGCTCAGGCTCGCGAAGTGCAGAGTTTGATCAAAAAAGGGCAGCTGAAGAGGACCGGCAAGCCCGCAGGCGTTGAGAGCACAATTAACGCTGAGACAGTGACAGGAAAAGACATTGAGAGTGTGACTCCTCGCTCGGCTATCGCTGATAGCTTTGCGGAAAAAGGAATCTCCACTGGTCCTGACAAGCCCCCTAAGAAGCTCAAGGGGGCTCCCGAGATGACATCTGCTGAAGTAGGATTAGCTGAGGGTGACAAGCCCGTGGTTGACGAGTTGAAAAGCGTTGAGAGCAAAAAAGAAAAACAAGGCAAAGGAAAAAGCAAAAAACGCGATGCGTAGGCGCTAAACTCGGCAAACGGAGCTAAAAATGACAGATTACACGTACCCAGGGGTATATGTGCAGGAGCAGTCGAGCGGTCCAGGACCGATCACTGGCGTCTCCACATCGAACTTAGGATTGCTCGGTTGGACTAACAAGGGTCCAATCGACGAGCCTACACTGTGCACCAGCTTCTCTGATTTCAAGACGAAGTTCGGGACATTTACCGAAGACGGCCTAACGCCAACAATGGCGTATGCGTTCTTCCAAAACGGTGGGCAGCGTGCGTACGTCGTGCGTGCGGCTCCGTCCGATGCTGACGAGGCATACTACGACTACGAGTACACGATTCCCTCCGGGAGCGAAGAGGATCTTGGAAACACAGTCGAGGCGAGTGGCATTTACGAGCTTCAACTTGCACATCCCCCGGTTACGCCGGGTTCGGTGACGATTACCTTCGAGGGTACTCTCACCAATATCTTTACTGACCCAGGTTCGGACGGAGTGCTTGTCGCTTCTGGAACTGGCGCTGGCGGATCGGGATCTATCGATTACACCACTGGCGAAGTCAACATTACGCTGACCAACCCTGCTCAGTTCACAGGTAGCTCCTATCACATTGAGGCCGTGTACACTTATCGCGTGTTCCGCTTCCAGATGAAATGGCCTGGGGCTGCGGGGAATTATTACCGCGTAAGGATCACTCCTGGGTCTGATGACTACCAGGTGTCTGGACAGGCTGAGTGGACTCGGTTCAACGTGTTTGTTGACGAGGATATTGATGCCGGGGCAACTGGCATTTCCTCATGGGTGGTGGATGAGCAGTTTACCGACTTGGTATTCGACGATCCATCCGATCCGAACTACGTAGCCACGATTTTGAATGCTGATTACAATGGCTCGGATTTCTTCGAGGTCATTGGATACGGCAACGAAATGAACCCGACTGAGCTGGCTGGTGTTGCCACGACAGCAGAGGATTTCTCTGCGACTATGGTACACAGTGACGACTCTTCGGTTGTCACTCCTGACCACTACAACACGAAGTGGAAGGGTTGGACTTACGACCTAGCGAACGGAGCATATCCTGCGACGTTCACCGCCAGCTTCACATTTGAAGAGGGTGGGCCTCTCATGGCCAGAAGCGTTGCAGCGGCAGCTACTGCTACTGTAGTGGGTCCAGATGTCTTCGATACGACATTGCTACCCATCACCGCTGGGACGGTTCGCATTAGCGCCAAGCTGACAGGTGACGGATTCGTAGACATCGTGGACGACGGAGCCGGTAACCTCACAGAGGCAAAGACATCCACAGCCGTGGGTACAATCGATTACACAACCGGTGCCATTGCTGATACGGGTGCTGTAGCTAACCAACTCAACGTTGGCGGTGTTGGTCTTGCTGACACATTCGCAGTTGGCTCTGACATCCGCTGGTGCAGTGGGACTCAGATCGGAACCGGAGCAGCTGGTCCTGCGGCTGCGGCGGCTATCGTATCTCCTGGGACGGCTTCTGCTCCTGCGGCAATCACACCTGGCAGCGTTCGCATCTCTGCTACTCTGACTGGCGACGGAACGGTATCCATCGTTGATGACGGAGCGGGAAGTCTCTCTGAGTCGCTGACGAGCACTGTGGTTGGATCAATCGACTACACAACCGGAATCATCTCCGACACTGGCGCTACAGCGAATCAGCTGGACGTAGGCGGTGTTGGTCTTGCTGACACGTTCGTAGCGGGTTCTGCGATTTACTTGGAATGCCAGTACGCAGCCGTGGTCGACGTTTCTGATGATGGAGACGGATACCTCTCGCTGGCTACCACGCAGGCGACTGGTTATCCTCAGAAGTTCGTTCTTGATTCCAACGGGACCAACGAGATCGATTACACGACTGGCAACTTTACGTTGACCTGGTCGGTGAGTGGGAATCCTGCTCTCAGCATTTCCTCGGCGGTCACTCAGGTAGCCACGTACTATACATACCCAAGCACAAGCATTGAAGGGGAGATGGCGCTGGGAAGCAACGGATCTGCGATGACGTCTTCGGACATCGTTGGAGCGTCCTTGGCTTCTGACCAGAAGGGCCTCTGGGCGTTTGGCAAGGTTGATGAGTTGATGCAGTTAGTTGCATCCGACTTCCAGACCGATGTCACTGTTGCCGACGCGCTAATCACCTATGCAGAATTGACACAGGACAAGTTCGTTATCCTGACAGTTCCTGCTGGACTGACTCCGCAAGAAGCTCTCACTTGGAAGAAATTCCAGTTGAACAAGTACACCTCCTACGCTGCTTTATACTACCCGCACATCAAGATCATCGATCCTGTGACGGATGTAGCGACAGACGTTCCTTGTGGTGGTCACGTAGCAGGCGTCTATGCGCGTACTGATACAGTCCGCAACGTAGGCAAGGCTCCTGCGGGCACCGACGACGGTCGTCTTAACTGGGCAATCGGCCTAGAGCAGGATCTAACTCCTGAGCAAGTCGGAACGGTATATCCGAACCGAATCAACTGCTTGGTTCAATGGCCGCACACTGGTCGATGCGTATGGGGTGCTCGCACTCTAGACATCGCAGGCGGAGAATGGCCGTACATCCAGGGTCGTCGTTTGTTCATGTTCCTGAAGAAGTCCGTGTTCAACGCGACTCATGGTCATGTGTTCAAAAACAACGGACCTCAGCTGTGGTCTGCCATCAGAACTCAGGTTTCCAGCTTCATGACAGGTTTGTTCCAGGCCGGTTATTTCGCGGGAACCACTCCGGACGAGTCGTTCTTCGTAGTATGCGACCGAACGAACAATCCTCAGAACACCGTGGATCAGGGCATTGTATTCTGTGACGTTGGTGCAGCTACCAACAAACCAGCAGAATATTTGGTATTTAGATTTTCCCAAAGAAGCCTAGCATAACCGAGGATTTTGACTGTGAATTGTTTGACACAGCATTCTGTTTCCAATAGAAGCGCAGCACATGTTGCTGTGAAAGAAATGGAGACTAATATGGTGTTGTCAAGCGAGGAGCAGTTGGAAGTTGTTAGGCTGTACGAGGGTGACGATATGACGACGAAGGGCATTGCGAGCAGATTTGGTGTCTCTGATACCACTGTCCGCAATGTTCTCCGTAGTCATGGGATCACTCCTCACAGGGGGAGTAAGGCGATTTTGCCAGAGGCAGAGGATCGTATGATTTCTCTGTATGAATCTGGCCTCAATGTCCATGATGTCGCCAAGGGGTGCGGTGTTGTTCCGTCCACGGTTCTGAAGGTTCTGCGTCGCAGAGGGATCGAGCGTCGAGCGAATGTTAAGCGCAAGGTTCTTTCCGATGAGCAACGTTTGGAGCTTGCTCGTAAATACGCGGACGGATCTACATTTAGCGACTTAGAGAGTGAGTACAAGGTGTCTTGCTCGGTGGTCAAGAGTTGCTTGGATGAATTCAATGTTGAGCACCGAACCAGTGGCAGGGCCGGGTCGATTGAGTACATGGACACCCTTGGTCAAACGTGGATGTTCAAATCGACCTGGGAGCATCTTTACGCGCAGTGGCTGGACAAAGGGGGCTTCAGGTGGTCGTATGAGCCGCGCAGTTTCGATCTGAGCGAGCGACGGTGCTACACACCAGATTTCTCTGTGGTTGTCGATGGGTCTGTTGAATACCACGAGGTAAAGGGTTGGCTTAATGAAAAGGCAGAGGATCGCATGCGTGAGTTTGTGTCCATGTATCCGAGCGAGACGCTTGTTCTCGTTGGGCCTTCTGACATGGCGAGACTAGGATTGGTAGAAGAATGGTATCAGCGGCATTCGATGGCGGATGTCGTCGATGCTTTTAAGGCGTCCCTGGTAGCGAAGGAGGAGAGATGAGTACTGAAGTTATCCCAGCTGTGCAGGTGCACGAGGTCATAACCGGCGTGACATTAGGGGGAGATCCTCCAGATGTAGACGGCACGGACGAGACGCTCTACAGAGGGCGCATCCAGGAATGGCTAGGCGCTTCGCAGGGCGGAGAATTCTCGGCTCCGGATGGCATAGGGATGCGAGTCTCTCAGGTCTTCTGGAACTTGGATTGTGCCACTGACCCGGATGTCTCCATTTACTTGGTAGACGACGGTGGAATCGAATATCTCGTTAGTACGGAGAGTGCTCTTTCGGGGAGCTACATCCAGACAAACGGCGGGATACTCGTTCCTCCTTCGTTCAAGCTCCGGGTTAAGGCGAATGTGGCGATTGATTCAGCCACATCGGTAGCCTCTGAAGATACAGGGGTTACAGGGGATGGAACGACATCAGATTACAGCGTTCAGCTTGCTAATCGTCCTGTTACCACGTCGTCTGTTTCACTGGTCGCTGGTTCTGTCACTTTCACCGATAACGGCGCAGGCGTTCTAACGGGTGCAGGCGGCGGCGGCGGAACAGGGACTATCAACTATGTGACAGGGGCTGTTGAGATCACGGTGACTACACCTAGTGATTTCAATGGAACGAATGTGATTGCCACGTATGATTATGACAGCGTGGGTCGTGTGATGGTTTACACGGCGCAGGAATGGGGAACGTTGACAACTTCCTTGTTCGGCCAAATAGGAACACAAGTATTACCACCGGCCATGCAAAGATCGTAAGGCTGGAAGGAGAGAGTTATGTCACGAGCAGCAGTCGATGATCTTATGCAAGGATTCCGGTTCCACGTTGTCGCTCAAACGGCAGGCGGAGAGAATCCCCTTGAGTATGCTCGCCAGGGTGAATACCAGGGCGGTGGGCAAGCCGGTTTCACGTCGGCAACTCTTCCTGAGCTATCGGTAGAGGTCGCTGAGTACAGAGAAGGCACATTCCAGTGGACTCAGAAGTACGCTGGCGTTCCTACTGTCTCCGACGTCTCCTTGATGCGTGGTGTTGCGAAGCAGGATACTGCATTCTTGGACTGGGTAAGAGCCTCAGTTGATGGAGAAGAGTATCGTTGCGACGTAACCATTTACCACTACCAACGCACAGAGATGGGTCAAGCAAGCCAGTCTGAGGTTGGAGACGACATCCGTCGCGTGGAATGCAAAAACTGTGTTCCTATTCGTGGTAAAGCGGCTGGCGATTTCGATTCAACATCTTCCGAAGTCTCTGTTTCTGAAGTTGACTTCGCGTTGGAATCTTTCGAGATCAAAACTTCGTAGAGAGGTGGTGACGCTCAATGGCCAGGAGTCGCACAGAAGATCTGATGTTAACGCATCGTTTCTGGCTAATGGACGTCGTCCCTAGCGCTACGTTTCCCTTCCTTGTTTTAGGTACGCCCTTCATGGGTTTCCAGTCGATCACCTCTCCTGAGTACACGGCAGAAATGGTCGAGATCAAAGAGTTGAACTCGATGTACAAGAAGTACGGGTACGGGGGAGGCTCGGTCTCCCCTATTACTCTTACTCGTGGCGTGCGCGGATACGACGAAACAATGTGGAACTGGATGCAGACGGCTATTCGTGGAAATGATATGACGAATCGCCATCTCGTCCTTCTCCATTTCACAAACATGGCCATGCCGGTAGGTGGAGATAGCGATCTCCCGTTTGACGCTTGGGAGACCAGGCCGTTTTTGCCGGGCAAGGCATGGCTTCTGTGGGATTGCTTAGATGAGGACACTGAGATCCTGACAAGCAAAGGATGGAGGGGAAGCGATGGTGTTAAGGAGGGCGATCTTGTTTACTCGATGAATGTCGAGACGGAGAAGCTGGAAACAGTCCCAGTTGATGGGTATGTGAAGCGTAGAAGGGCGCCTGATGATGACATGGTTTCTGTAGCAGGACGACGTTTTAACTTCAGGGTTACGGGTAAACACGGGTTCTACCTCAAGCCTTCCAATGGTGGCGCCATGGTTCGGCATCAGGCTGCGGATCTTTTGTCGTTAAAAGGAGAGCACTTGATGCCCGTTGCTTCTCGCATGTCTAGCGAACACAAGGGTGTCGATTTGACCGACGATGAGCTTCGTTTTGTCGCGTGGTTTGTAACGGATGGTCACCTCAAGGAAGGCCAGAGGCTGATCATATCCCAAGCCAAAGAATACCGTAACGACATTAGGGATCTTCTGAGTAGGATAGGCTTGCACTTCACGGAGCGGGTTATTGAGCGATCCGTGGATGATGGTTCGTATGCGAATGGCAAGCCTCTTCACGAGTTTGGCGTCCCCAAGGGAACGGGGGGCAAGGGCCTGTCCGGGTGGAGTAGGTACAGCGAGTATCTTGACAAGGATATTTCTGAATTGCTTCACGACATGACCCGTGATCAGTTTATGGTTTTCTGGAAAGAGCTTGTAAAAGGAAATGGCTTCTTCCTGAATGAAGAAGATGACGATTGGATAAACAATTCTCAGTTGTGGTGTCCCTCCAAGGAGCAGGCTGACGCCCTTGTGTGGATGGCGACGGTGCGCGGAGTAGCGCTTAGCTGCTATGAGCGGGAGACAGAAAATGGGCATGCTATGTATTGCCTTACGGCACGGGACAAAGAGTGGATAATTGTTCGCCCTGGACGCATGGCGGAAAGAGAAAAGCCCCTTATCAAAGAGAGGGTTTTTGTAGATGAATTCGTATGGTGCGTATCGAATAGGAATCGCAGTATCGTAACAAGAAGAGGCGGAAAGGTCGCTATCATGGGTAATTGCCTCCCGACTCGGTACAAGGCGGCGTCAGACTTCGACGCAACCAGTTCGAGCGTCAGTATCTCGGAGCTAGAGATACAACCCCAAGCGGTCACAGAAATGACCCTGCTGGATCCGACGTAGAAGTGTTGACAAACAACCCTAAAGGGGTTAAAGAACTAGTACACGAACTTGAGTTCGTTAAGGAGTGTTGAGATGAAACTTCAAGAGATGGTCGAACAGTACATAGTAGAAGGTTCGGAATCGGAGGGTGTCATCAAGGCACTCAGGGACACGGACTACAAAGACTCGGACGCGTATTTCAAGATGGTCCAGCTTCTCAAGGGGCTCGCTGTAGCAAGCGCCGAGGATGAGAAGGCTGCTGCATTTTTGCGCAAGCTCAGTGATGCGCTGACGGATGTTGCCAAGAAGGTTCAAGGCAAGGCCGAAGAGTCAGCAGAAGATGGGTCGGGCGAGATTTTGGAGGTTAAGGAGTACGTCTATCCGAGGACCAGGAAGGACCTAGACGAAAAGACTCCTGCCAATTTCAAGAAAAGAGCCAAGCTGTTCAAGAGCGCGACCAAGCACGTCGAAGCTGCGATGAATGATCTTGGGAGTATCCCTCGCTTGGATTTCTATGGCGATCTTGCTCATGTCTGGGGTCAGCTTCGCGATGTTTACTCTACTGATGGTGGAGAGGTCGGGATGAAGGCCATGGTAGCTGGGTACGAGAAGGAAGCAAAAAATCCTCCGCTGGATCCATTCGCTGCCAACAAAGCTAAGGGCAAGGCGCTTGTAGACAAAATGAAAAAAGCCCACTGAGGCACAAAGGGGTCATCCATGAGAGATCTGATAGAGAAGATAACGAACAAGCACGCTCAGTCCGATGACATATCGGAAGAGAAGGTACGGGCCAAAGATGTGCGTGTAAGGGAAGACATGTACATTCGTTCGCATGGTAAGCCAAAGGGTGAAGGTCAGTGGATGTTTGGGTTCGGCCCAGGCGCAGGGAGCAGCAAGGACTACCTGGATTCTTCCAAGAGAGACAAAACTTGGTTTAGATCGCCTTTCGCGAGTTATGGGAAAGCCAAGACCATGGCTAAGAAACTAGCCGCAAGTCTTGGGTTTACGGAAATCACTACACTGCCCTGATTTGCAAGCGCGGCCTGGCGATGTTCAGGGCTGGCGTCTTTACCGGATGAAATGGATGTGAGTTATGAAAGATACAAAAAAATCAATAATGGCAAACGAAGACGCTGGGCCTTGTGGGGTGGAAGAGGCCGCAAGCATGGTCAGCACGGGCGCACGCAGGGCTGAGATTATAACCAGGACGCTTGAAGAAGGACTGGCCTTCCTTGATCGTCCTGGATTTGTGGACCGCATCGAAGAGGCCCAGGGCCAAGAGATCCCTATCGACGAAGAATCGATGGAGAAAGTTGAGGACATCTTAGGGGCTGACGAATACAGTGAGAGTGAGGTAGCTGACGCTACGATAAGGCTCACGAAGGCTACTCTCTCGGCTCGTAATTTGTTGAAGCGAAGCGACTACAAAGAAATGTTCCCCCCAAAGGCCCGGAAGATAATAGAGCAAATATACAAGATAGGTAACGACGTTAATGACGCGGTAGGGTCAATGCGTAATATAGACAAAGCGGTTAAGGTTTTTGCCAAGGCGGTCGATGGCCTTAAGACGGAGTCGGTCGAGGGAGGATTGTGTATTTCCGAGGCGAAAGCTGCCAAGAAGCCAAAGGTTACTCTTAAGCCTCTCGATGCCAAAGCGGGCGATGACTACGAGAATGTTTTTCAAGCCGACGACGACAACGAGGAGCTTATACACGAAGCGCTCGCATCGACCTACAAGGCGTATTCTGCGGCTGAGGAGCTAATGAAGTCAGGCGACTATAAGAAGATGTTCCCTTCGAATGCTCGCTCAGCTTTGGACAAGGTGGTCAAGGCTTTGGACGATCTCTATAAGGGCCTCAAAGACTTTGACGGAATCCACCGGTTGGTTAGCGCTTTAGCCAAGGCGACCAACCAAGTGCAGCATGAATCAGTTGATGAGGAAAACCTCGAAGAGGCCGCGCTATTACCGAATGAGAAGAAAGCTGTCGCAGCGTATGCCAAGGCGTATGTTGCGGCTGAGAAGAGCAAAGAGGGCAAGATGTCCAGGGATGCTGTCAAGAAGACAGTTGCCGCCATTAAGAAAGCGCTAAACAAGGACATCGCAAAAGCTGGCTTTCCAAGTCTCTGGCATTTCAGCAAGTCGTCCGGCGACGGTCCCTTTGTTTTCCGGATCCTCTTTCATGCTAACGAAAAGGATAAGGATCCACGCGGTCTCAAAGCGTGGTTGACGTTGAACGGGTTCGTCAATGTCTATCAAACGAACCTGGGCGACGGGGACTACGAGGTGGGCGCTGTTAAGAATTACGCCGACCGGAAGTTGGGCCTTGCGCTGAACAAGCATTTATTTCCAGAGGGAGATGCGTCCATTGCGAAGGGGTCTGGCCTGGGATCCGTCATTAATAGAATAAAGAAGGATTACTCTGGTGATCTTTCTGAGGCTGTGTCTAGACCAGAGGAGGCATCGAAGGCTTTCAGGCTAGGCAGGGAGGCTCGGTTCGGCGGGATGAAAAACACGCCGCTTCATGACGCAAGGTTGATGGGGATGCTGAGGATCCAAGAGGCTGACTGCGAAGTGGATGTCGTGAAGGAATGGCAGAGTGGGTGGCACAAGGAGAACGGAACAGTTCCACCCGTCTACCCTGATGAGATGCCGCCTGTTGAAAGATCATGGCTAAAAGAAGGCAAGGGATCGGTCCCGCCTGAAGTGGCGAAGGCGTGGAAGCCTCATCTTAGCCGTGTGAAGCAGAAGGTGAAAGACCATAACAACGGGTACTACTCGATGTCCGACAAGGAACTCATATCCGATATATGGGACACCGCGAAAGCGGCGGGCTGGAGAGTCGATGAGATCGTAGGTAACCCTCGTGGATCGATTATGGATGTGGTTGCAATCTGGAACAGTAATTAGCGGAGTGTTACCGGTGAGCTTGTAAGCATCTCTTGCAAGTTGAAATCCCCAGGGAGGCGTCAATGGTTTCATCGAAACTCAAATCAAGGAAGTTGATCATCGGTATATTCGCGGCGATCTGCATTGTTGTTAACGATGCGGTTGGAAAGCCTGTGAGTGACGATGCTGTGTACGCCGCTCTGGGCGTTCTGTCGGCCTATATCCTTGCGCAGGGAGTTGCGGACCATGGCGTCGCCAGGGGGGCTGTTCCGCCGCCTGTGGCCCACTCAGTTGAACCTGAAATGCTAGTCGAAGACGACGATGGGCCAGATATTGACAGAGACGAGGGCCTTATGAGGCTGGAGGAGTAGTATGCACGAGATAATCGAAAAACTCGAAGGTTTCGCGGGAGACCAGATTACAGAGCGTTCTCGTGGAGGCGCACGCAAGAAAGATCACGATACAATGATCGGGGCGATTCAGGATTCAGCCGAGGAGTGGTTTGCTCATGCTGTTAGGATGGTAGCAGCTGCTCTGCCTGGTATGTCCATGGTTAGAAAGGCGTCTGGGGATCTATCCTCTACGTCTGAGGTCAAGCTATACAAAGATGGTAAGGAGATGGTTCTTGACGCTACTGTGGAAGCAGAGCCGCTTGTAAAGCCTGGGGGCGTAGCAGGGACCAGGTTCACGTTCACTCTTGAAGGTGAGAAGCCTAAATCCTTTGAGCTTTCTGCGATGGATTCCTACGACGAGGTCAGCGAAGGCATCGCTAAGTTCGTCAAGTCCAGAGGTTACTCCACTAAGTAGCCAGTTTTCCAAACTTCGATTTCAAACAGATTTGTTGTATAAGTAAGATTCAAGGGTCGCAAATCTAATCACGGAGAAAACCAATGAGAGATATAGTCGAGAGGATAAACGAGCTTCGAGCGCAGGATTCGGATCTCATGGAGAAGGACGACAGTGGCGATCCGCAGGACAAGGCATACGAGATGATTCAGTCGTATGGCATGGTTGAGAAGACGCTCGGCAAGAAGGTCTCTTTGTTGATGAATAGATTTGAGGATGCCAAGAAGGGAACCGCTCAACTCAAGAAGTCTGGGGCACATTATCAGACGGCTTCAGAGTATGTGAAAAAGTACCTTCTTCCAGATGCTAAGAAGCTGCAAGACTTCGTGAACGGTGTCGTTAAGGAGCTGGAAAAGGCGGCGAAGTAAAGCTCGCCTGATTACGAAGGCATTTTTTGACGGGAGCGCAAAGTGGAACAGACACCGGAGATTGAAGTTCAAGATCGAGTCAATGTTCCTGATCAAGTTCGGTCCATGGCGATCTTGTCCCGTGACCTTTTGCTGGAAAAGCGGCTGATCCTTAGATCCTTTGCAAAGTGGACAGCTGTACAAGGTCCTAATAACAAGCTCATTTTACATTCGAAGATAGTCAACAACCGACACAAAGAAGTTGGAGAGGTGAGGTTAACGTTCAAGTCTTATCCTGACATGGGGGAAGTTCGGATAGTCATCGAGTGGACGAAAAAGATGCTCGGCTTCTGGTACCGCACGATTATCTACGTCCCGTTTGGGGACTATATCGCTGCGTTGGAGGGGTTTGCTCCTGTGTTGGCGCATATGCGATGGCTCGTGAATCGCAATGTCAGCATAGGGTCTCTGAATCGAACGATGCGTAAGGTGAAGAAGAACAAATCCCGTGACAAGGCCATGCTCCAAGGAATGAGGCTGATGTGATGATAAAGCGTGACGAGCTAAACGAGGCTATAAGATACAACGCTCGAAAGGCTGGTGATCTGTACGACGTAGCTGCTCTTCCTTGGCCATGGTCATGGGAGGGCTCTGCTTCGGGTTTTGCGTGGGCTGTTGCGCTATTTCAGAGTGAGAACAAGTTGACTATCGATGGCAAGCTGGGCAAGGGCACGCTGGCCAAGATCAAAGAGGTTCGAAAAGAGAGAGACAACACTCCTCTTGAGAAGCCGACGATTATGCAGCCATGGAAGTCCAACTGTGTTGTTGTGGACGGCGCGAGGATCCAGATCCCGGATGTGCTTATCGACGCGGGGTTTTCTGCGGCGAATTATCTGGACGACGGAGAGCCTCGTTTCAACCGTCGAAACAGAAGGTCTCCGCTTCGGCATTTTGTGTTGCATGAGACGGCGGGGACAACGGCTGAGGGGTGCAAGAGAACGTTGCTGGCAAAGAAGTACGGAGTTCAGTTGATTCTCGCGCCAAGCGGGGACTTGAGCTGTCACGGAGATCTCGTGAGAGATGTAATGACTCATGGTAACCAGCTGAACAAGACATCGATTGGTATTGAGGTAGTGAATCCGTATAGCCCTAAGTATTCTAAGCCACCGTGGGGGCCGGATGATGAGATCCCGGCTCAGTGGTGGACATGGTGTCCAAAAGGCGCACCTAAGCGATATGTGAAGCCGACAGAGGAACAGCTGGTAGTCATTCGAATTCTTGTGCCCTGGTTGTGCAATGTGCTATCCATTCCATACGTATTCCCGACTGCTGATCTGGGGCCTGGCAAGAGAAAGATCAAGGGCTGGAACGTCAAGCCTCGTGCTGTTCCTGCCTCTGGGGTGGTTTGCCACAGGGATTATTCAAGCCACGCCGATGGCCGATACATGCTAGAGGACTTGATCGATAGAGCGGGAAAAGGACTGTGATGAAAGATTTAGCGTCGAAGCTCAACGAATTCATAGAGGTTCCAGAGGGGCAAGCTCGCCTTACCAAGCTGGAAGAGCGTCTTTATCGCTCGCTAAGGACACAGGGAGAGAGGGCCACAAAGGGTCGCTCTATCTCCAGGTGCGTGTTCGAGTCGCACCCTGGAGAGGAGGGTGCCCGACTGGTTATGATCATGGAGGGCAGGTACTCGGTATCCGTGGGTAACCAGATAGTCCGGAGATTCGCTGGGATGCCAGAAGTGGGCTCGGTGATTGTCAAGCGAACGGATGCCGGAGCCAAGGTTGTTTTGAGGCTTGTCGGCTAGTTAGAGATCTTTTGGCTATGCGCGATGTATAGCAGTTTGCGGCTTTTGAGTGTTCCACGTATTATCAAGATCTAGCGCGTTGTCTTCGACGACGAAAGGACGATTGCATGGTTACCACCACCGCGAATATAGCCTCTGTCCCCGGACCTTTTCTTACTGTTAGCCGTTCGATGGGAGGGACGATCTTCGACGTAGAAAAGATCACAAGCAAGTCCAAGAAAAAGAAGAAGACACCTGTTGAGATCGGGATGATCTCGGTGGACGGCGGGACGATTTCAAGTTCTACGTTTGTGCTTGAGAGCACTGGTTATGGGTCTGTCATTCTCGAAGGAATCGGCAAGCTCAACATTGACATGTCAAAGGCTGATCGAGTGATCGAAGATAAGATTCGAGATCTTGCCGAGTACACACTTAGTCGTGGCCGGGAGCTAGACTGGGATGTTGATAAGGAAATCGATAGTTATAAGAGGACAGCGATTAAGAAGGCATGGAAGATGGCCAGCTCTGTGTCCAGAATGGCGGCCAAGGCCGGTGTTGAGAGTAGCGTCACGTTTTATCCAATGATACTGAAAGACGGGAATAGCTCATTTCTTGATGTTTATGCCGTTGAGGTGGTGGTTCATGGCGGTGCAAAACCTAGTCACAGCACCCCTTCTTTTACTTATTTCGGTCCTCGTGAAGTCGATGATGTGTTGGACTTCGGAGACAGGGATTTCTTTAAAAACGATGAGGATGCGGCTGACTACTTTAAGCTGGTGCAGGCGATCAGAGATCCTTCTAGTGTTAAGAAATCTGGCAAGGCGGTGACAGTTTACACGGCGCGTCCTGTTAAAGATCGCAGGATATACGACAACGCCAAGGGGGTTCCTACTGGCATCTTTGTCACCACAAGTGCTGACCGCGCCGAGGGATTTGGCAGGGAGCTTGGAGGGACCGAGGGCCGGGATCTTTGGAAGATCAAGATCAGCGACAAGAATCTAGTTCGAACGCTCAAGACTGGTCGTGTTTCTGATTATCAGGTGGTGGGCAAAGGCAAAGTTCCAGTTTTGGACATAGAGAGGCTTTAGCAATGAGCGAGTTCCAGTGGACGGGGTGGAATAGGCAGAAAGAGGATAGGCGTGATCATCTTCTTCTAGCGAGTTTTGGGATCTCGGAAACGACAGCTGTGGCATGGTCTCTGAAGGGATTCGTCAAGCATGTCCACGACCAGGGGCGAACGAATTCCTGTGTTGCTCATGCGCTGGCCAGTGCAGTAGGCATCATTGAGAGCAAGGCCGGGCTTAGGGACGATCCTATATCCAGGCGTTTTTTGTATTATTATGCTAGGCGGGTGAACAGCAATGTGATCTCTGACTCTGGCGCTTATATGAGGTCGGCAGCCTCTGCTTTGTTTAGGTTCGGGGCTCCTCCTGAGAGGTCGTTTAAATGGGATGATGGGCGAATGAATGAGATACCGCCATGGATTTCGCATATGCGTGCACACTCGCGTATGCACGGTGAGTATGCGTTCATTAAATCCAAGGACGATCGCCTCGTGCGGGAGATAATGTCATCGATTTGCGCGGGCTATCCCGTCGCGTTTGGCACAATGCTGCATGATAACTTCACGGATCGCGCAGACGGGGGGCTTATCCGCAGGCCAAAGACGGTGACGGGTGGCGGCCATGCGATGCTGATAGTGGGATACAAGACTGCGTCCGACGGGGGAGTAGAATTTGATGTGCTGAACAGCTGGGGGAGAGAGTTTGGGGACGAGGGGTTTTGCAGGATGTCCGAGGATTACATGACCTGGGAGGAGACGAGCGATTTTGTTTCCATAAGAGGTTGGTCGAGGTTGAGAAGATGAATGTATTTATCGTTTCTGTGCTAGCGGCCATAGCCGTCTTGTTTCCGAAGTGCAACGTGGTTCAAGAGACTCGCAATCCCCCTGGACCTAATGTTCCAAGGGATCCTGTGGTCGTCGTGGGGCAGTGCGAGGCGGCGTGCAAGCGCATGGCAGAGCTTAAGTGCGAGGGGTGGCAAGGTTCCCCTGGGTATGATGGAGAGTACGGCACAGGGGACGACGTGGCGTGCGTAGAGGTATGTGGGAGCATAGACATTAACCCTGAGTCTGACTTGAATACAAAATGTGTCGCTGCTGCTAAATCTTGTCGTGATGTTGGCGGGTGTTATTAGTTGCGAACTTGAGTTCGCGAGAAAAGATGTCGGCATAGAACGGAGGTTCAGGGGCCATTCTATGCCGACGAGAAGAAAAGGGGGGACACACTTGATATTATCTAGGGGCTAGTTGTTGTCAAGCCGGAAAGGGGAGATGGGTTCAAGGAGGGGAGCTATACGGGGGAGACTTTGGACATATGGGTACGGACAAGGACAACGTCTTCGTCGTCATTATTTTGTTTGATGGTCAGTTCTATGAATGTGTCTCTGGGTGTTTTTTCGACGCTTGTGATTTCCAGGACCTCGCCTTTTATGGTTTTGTTCTTTCGATTAACAGAGACGGTGTCTCCTATCTCTACGATCATGTTCTTGCCTATCGACTCAAAAGCTGTGACGGCGATAACGTTCTCTCCTATAGCTCGCAGGGCGTCGGATAGTCTTTCGAACTCAAATGTATCAGCGTGGGTTTCTAAATCCTTGGTGGTCCATGAAATGCTCCAGCGTTTCATTCGTCCTCCATAGCTGCGCACCCAACTCGATGCACGGCTTTTTTGATTTCGTCCATTATCCATAGTTGATCAATGTCGCCTCCACTAATGTACACGGGGTAGATGCTGTCTCCAAATGTTATGGATACAGTGAAGAATTCACATGAGGATGAGGTTGCCAGCTCGGCTTCTATGGCGTTGAGGACATCGCTAGCCATATGAGCCTTGTCGTGTGGGATTTTGAATTCTACGGAAATCATGCTCAGCCTTTCTTGAGGACAGAAAATAACCTGTTAAAGACGTTTTGTCAACAAACCTGCAAGGGGGGGACTAAATTGTGTTCCGTTTGTATAGGTGATACGGTTCATCTGTGCGGAGGAGTCTGTAAACCCCCCTCAAGGGCGGCGGCCAACATTCCTGTTGGTTCCGTCGCCTGTTTTTTTTATTGTGTGCCAGCGCGTCACTAAGTAGAATCTACTCATTGGCATCCTCCCTTTCCCTTGGGTCAGGGGTTCTCTAAAGAGGCATAACGCCCAATGAGGCTGAATGAGGTTGAATGTTGAAATCAAGGGCGTCGTATACGAGGAGTTTACTCGGTACTGTGCCTCGGAGGGAAGATCCCTTAGCGACGTAGTTAGATCGCTGGTTATCGGTTGGAATGCAGACAAGCGGTCAGAGGAAATGCTAAAAATGCAGTCGTTACAAATGGCTGAGTTGAAAAATTCGGAGGAAAGATCGAGATGACAGATTCCAAGATTGAGGTTGTTGGTAGCAAGGTTGACGAGGCGCCAGTTGACGCTGAAAACACCGTCGTTGATGTTGGAAAGACCAAGGGACACGCTCTGGATGCTGGCCCAGGAACGATCACTGTAGATCTTCCGTGCGGGTGTATCCACGGAGAAGACCTGCACAGGACGATCACGTTCAAAGAGATGACCGGCAAAGAGGAGGATCTTCTCGGTGGGACAGGGGATCTGGTCGAGCGATTGAGTCAGGTCATTATCAACTGTACGCTTCGGGTGGGCTCCATTGATGACCGTAAAGTCATCTCCAACATGGTGGCTCAGATGTCTTCCTCGGATCGCCTGATCTCGCTTATCGCGATCCGCAGGCTTTCTCTAGGTGATCACTACGACGTTTCGATCACTTGCCCGAAGGAGTCATGCGGAACCAAGAGTCGATTCACTCTGGATATTTCAGGGCTAGAGATTTCTCCTATGCCTAATCCAATGGTTCGGACGATGAGCCAGGAGATGTGTACAGGTGCTGTGTACACGTGGCATGTTATGGTTGCGAAGGACGAGTCCTGGTTACAGGGAATGAAGCGTTCTCTCCGAAACGAGAGCCCGTTCACAATGGCTATGTTGTCCCGTATCGACAAGGTTGATGACGTCGTTATCGACAGAAACACTCCTCGCGGGACCAAGCAGGCTATTGAGTTTTTACAGGATCGTCCGTCTCGTGAGCGGAATCAGTTCCGTGAGGTGTATCCCCAGATGGAGGGGAGTGTCGATACAGATGTAGAATTCACGTGCCCGGCTTGCCAGGCTCAGTGGGAATCTGAGTTAAACGTTGGCAATCCGTCTTTTTTCTTCCCGTCGGTCAAGTAGACGTTCTCGAAAGCGAGATCTTCTTCCTGATCGAGATTCAAGGTTATGGGTACTCTGACGCAATGTCGATACCCTGGAGCAGAAGGAAGAGATTCGTTGAAAAAATGCAAGAGAACATTCGCAGACAGCAAGCCTCGACTGGATCGGCGGGCGGAAGACCGAGACGCAGGCGATAACGAACTCAAGTTCGCAGGGGGACTGAATGGCTGATTTCCTCGGAGCATCATTTGGTTTTGGCGCAATGGACGTCGGGTTTAAGGCCGCCATGTCCTCGGCTATCAAGTCCGTGGGCGAGATTAGCAAGGGCATAAATGGCCAGCTGAAAGACGGCAAGAAGCTCAGCAGGATGTGGCAGGGCGTCAAGTCGAGCGTTGATTCATTCAATATCGCCTCTATTGCCTCGAACATGAACGAGCTAAACGGGAACACAGGCAACCTGTCGAATAGTCTTGAATCGATGGGAGTGTCGATGGCCCAGGCTGCGAAGCCGATCATCGCCGGTATGGATTTGACGTCCAAAGAGGCTCGCAAGATGACTGGCCGGGTCACGGGCATGGCGATAGGTCTCAACGTCGGAGCCGAACAAGTGGCCGAGACGCTGAGGGCGATCCACAGTGCCGGTGGGCCTGCGAAGGCAGCGATTGATGCGATGGCCATGTCTGAGCGGGATTGGGTCAAGGTCACTACCACTACGGGCGTGACCATGCAGGACTTCTCTGCTGTGCTTGGCGATATGACTGCCAGTTGGGGCGCGTCTCCGAAGCAAGCGGCTGCCATGATCGACAATATAATGGCCATTGGGAAGCAAGCTGGAATCGGGGAACACGGTATTAAGGGCATGAAGGGTCAGCTTGATGCGTTGGACGACATCTTCGAGGGGATGCCTCCTGGCATTGCTCGGACAGCGGATGAGGTCCAGAGTCTCATGGAGTCGACCTATAAATTATCTGGTGTCTTCAGGACAATGGGTGACACGCAGGAAGATGCGACTGCGCGGGGGCAAGACACAGCCAAGATGTTCGCAGAGCAGGCGACGCTGATTGAAACTCTCTATGCAGTTGGCGGGGATCAAAACCTGGATGAGTCTCCTCTTTTTAGATTCCTTACCCAGCTAGGGATAGGGACGGAGGAGGCGAAAAGTATCATCATTGACGGGTCCAAAGATGTTGTAGGTGGAGTGTCGAGGATCAATGACGTCTTCGCCAAAATGGGAGGGGACTCTTCTCCACAGGTTGGGGCTGCCCTTGGTGAGCTATCCAAAGCCATGGGGGCAAGCGCTAGCGGTCTAGGATTTTTGGCTTCGAGCACAACGGTGGGCAGAGACAGACTGAAGGAGATGGCCGAAATGACGGTCAGGGGAGAAGGTGCTCTTAGGAGATACGGCAAGTCTGCTCATAGTTCAGGTAGGACATTGCAGGAGAGCATGGACCTTGCGCGAGAAGGGTTCGAGACACAGTTCCGTGCGATAGGAAGAGCGGATGTGCGCGGCTTCGCCAAGAAGCAGATGAAAGCGTACAAGAGCATGGGCAAGGAACTTAAACAGCTGGGCGGGGATCCTGTCTGGGGTGGGTTTATCAAGAAGATGTCCATCATGCATCAGATGGGCGCCAAGGGCGTGTTCGAGAGTTTTGCTGATGATCTTGATGTGTCCTCTCAGAGAGCAAGAGAGCTAAGTGTCGGTTTCGAGCTTGCGATGAACACGGCCAAACAGCTGTCGTCTGAGTTTGCTCCTGTTATGGAGATAATGGGCATGCTCGGGCCTGCGGGCGGCCTTGCCATAGCTGGCGGTATCGCCTCTTATTTCGTGCTTAGTGAGTCTGATCGCAAGGAGATATTCGGATCGTTCTATCCGGTTATTGATAAAATCGGCAATGCCATAAAGGATCTGTGGAACAAGATTCCATGGGACAAGATAAAGATTGGCTTTGAAGCGGTGATGGACAAGATCTCTCTCTATTTTGCGAGGCTATTCGAGCGCATAATGGGCAAGGATTTTGCTGAGAAATTTGGTTTGACGAAGTCCATAAAAGCGATGGAGAGGGAGCAGGCGGTTAAAACCCAGGCGGATCGCATTAGGAAGGAAGACGCGGCTAAGGCTGCCAGGGGTACTGTGTTTGGTGGTCAGTCGGTTCCGTTGGCAGACTGGGAGAGGAAGTCTGATTTTGAGATAGGCAAAGAAGCTGAGAAGACGATTCGTATCGGGGAGATGAGGGAGGATGTCAAGAAATACAGTGCGAGGACGTCGTCTCGTGATTTCGCAAGGAGTGCGGCTGAAGCTGCGGCCAAGGCCAAGGGTGCCAGCGCAGACGAACAGAGAGCGCAGGGGCAGCTGGAAGTTGACAGGATGATGCTGCTTGAAGAAGCTCAGTCTATCCTCAAGGATACGAGCGGTATGAATATAATTCCCTGGGTAAGGGAGTTCAGGGCGGGTCGGGCAGTTACCCAGGCTGAGAACATCGGCGGCATGGGGGATCTGTCAAGAAGTACGCAGAAGGAGACGGAGAAGCGCCTTGCCAGCGAAGGGGAGGCAAGGCGGGCTCACTTTAGAAGAAAAAAAGATCCTGCTGAGGCGGTTCCGGGTATTGCGGACGAGCTGGCGGACTCGGTGGACACTGAGGCGTTACAAGAGAAAGCTAAGGTTGGCGGGACGGCTGTTCTAGGCTCGTGGGGTGCAGGTGTAAAAGAGGGAACGCCTGATGCTCTCACGGAAATATATGGGGCAATGGGGATACTCGCCAAGCCATTTGGTGGGTCCTTGCCAGAGGATGGCCCGCTCAAGGACGGCGAGCGGTCATTTAACGGTGGTCGTTCTGTCATGGAATCATTTGCCAACGGCATGTATGAGGCCAAGGACTTTGTTGCCGACACGGTTGCGATGGTCCTTGATGATGCTGTTATAGGGACGCTCGATACATACGCAACGAAGATGGAAGAGCTTGCTGCTGGCAAGTCGCTTCTCAAGGGCGTCGCCAGGAAAATGGTCCAGGACATGGGCGGAGACGTCAAAATGGGCTCGGTAGAAATCGACGGTGTGAATCTGGACGCAGAGCAAACGTTTGAAGCGGCGATGAGTCTTCCTGGGCTCGCGAGTGTGGTTGCGGCCATTGCGTCGGACGGTCACAAGACGCGAGTTGTTTTGAAGAAAATACAAGAGGACACAAGCGGCATATTGGCGATGGGCAATGCCTCTCCTGGTGCAGGGTCATCGGCAGGGCAGCCGACTTTGGAATAACAGGCGGGTAAAAAATGGCAATGAAAAGTGATCCTAGTCCTAGAGAGAAGATACTGAGGTCGAGCTACGGATCTCCGATGCAGTTCATGAAAGAGGAGTTGATACCCGATGAGGAGACTTCGGCTCTTGTTAGGTTTCGTGGTCCTTTTATTATGCCTGATTGGCAGGACGTGGAAGAGAACGAGTTCGAGTACGTAGTCCAGGAGAGCTGGAAGCGGCTCGATTCCATCGCCCATGAGGTCTACGGGGATGTTCACATGATGTGGGTTATCGCGGCTCGGAACCACATGGATCTTCCGAGCGCCCAGGTCTACAAGGGACAGAAGTTGAAGCTGCCTAACCGGGCGTGGGTCGAGAGTAAGCTGCTGCCACAGGGTCGAACTCTCAGGAGCAACTAAATGAGCTTGTACACGGATCCAGTTGCGCAGGTGATCATTACCGATCATCATACCGGGCAGGAGTGGAAGCTGACCTACCCTGAATTGCCGTACTTGACAGCCGGGACTATAAATTACGACAAGGCCAAGATGTCAGGGTTCACGTTCAGCGTTGACATGCCATACGAGAAGGGGCTTGAGCTGCTTAGTCCTCCAAGCCCATTCCAGCATAACAATATTGTCAAAATGCGCTTTGGGTATCCTACCCAGGGAGCGAGCGGGTGGACACCTTGGGCGGGCGGATTCATCAAGAGCGATGGAGTTAACCTTACCGCTGACGCCAACGGAATCGCAGGGACTGTGTCTGTCCAGGGGGTTGCTGAGAGCTACGGGTATGACGTTGACGAGGAGAAGCTGAAGGCGGCGGGCCAGAGTTATCTCAAAATACTAGAGCTATGCGCTGAAGGCATGGGGATGACTTTGAACGCCAGCTTGGACACGGTCATAGCTCTCACAGAGCAGGAGACGGTAGTAAAGGGGTTGACCAAGGCTGCTTCTGAGAAGGCGTTTCCTTCGCGATTTCTTAGGCTTTCATACGTTGAGATCGTCAAGAAAATGTGCACTGAGCAGGACTTAACGTTCCTGATAGCTCCCTCTGAGAATGATGAACTGGGAAGAACGCTGCATGTTGGTTCGGAGGCTGACTTCATTCGTGGAGAGCTGGTCAGTGGAGACGGGGCAACCAGCGACAAGAGGACATACGCTATTCGTGAGGGTATCGATGAGACGAAGTCTGTGTACCCGTGTCTCACTTGGGCGCCGGAAGGCGGGAACATGGGTCTGTGGTTGGCTTCGGCTCCAGACCCTGTGGCTCGCGGAGCCCAGATGGGTACCCTCAACACGGAGACAGGACAGGTTTCTGTGGAGCTGGTCAAGCCCAAGGATCTGGAGACCCCTATCTTCGGTGTCACCCCAGGCGGAGATCCCAAGGACGATGTTGCAGAGGGTATCAAGAATGACGAATCTCGCCCTGATGGATCGGCGGTCACTCAAACAAGTGTCCCGGTCGACAAGGGAGGGGAGGCTCGCGCTAGCAGAGAGCTAAAGAGGAGACAGAAGCAGGGCAACCCAACGCAAAACGGAGTGATTACCAGTATTGGGATTCCTCACGAGAGGCCGGGGCATCTCTGCTCCCTTCGTGGAGCTGGCCATATCTACGACGGTCCTTATATGATCGACGCAATGACTCACACGTATGCTCCTGGCTCATGGGACATGTCTCTTACTGTGCGCAGGGACGGTGTTGTTGCGAAGAGCGGGGATCAAGAAGAGTCGATTGGCGGACAGATGGAGGACAAGTAATGCCATTTTTAGGCAATAAGGGCTTCGGCTCCAAGGAGATGGTAACGAATCCGATTGGGTGGCTCAGGGGTGTTTTGTCTGATGCTACCCGTGGTCTAGAGTGGTTTGCTGGGCGTTATTACGGGGTTTACGAGGGACAGGTAATAGATAACCAGGACCCCGAAGATCGCGGGCGTGTGCGAGCGTTGTGTCCTGTTATTAAGCTCAACAAGAAAGAGGATGTCAGCGGTGACTTTTGGGCGCTTCCCACGATGCCAGGGTTAGGGGTAGATCCCGACTCCAAGCAGATGTCCGGGCTCTTTAACCCACCCGATGTGGGGATGAATGTTTGGATAATGTTCCGGCATGGGAACCCGGAGTACCCTGTTTACATGGGCGGGTGGATGACGGCCAACAAGGCGTCGGATACATTCGATAGCGAGAATACCTACAAGCGCGGGTTTAGAACACGAGCTGGGCACTTCCTTCGCATGGATGACGACCCCGAGAACTTGGGGATCTTAATCTCGAAGGGCGACGGGGATGGGACACCTACTGCCATGTATCTGAGTATGGATGCAACGGGCGGGTGTACTCTGACCAATGAAAACGGCTCGACGTTATTCATGAATGGGGAGAAGCCAGAGACATCGATAATGACGGCCAATGAGAGCGGAGAGGTCACGGCGATGCTCATGCTAGGGGACGACAAGATTACCCTGGCTACTAAGTCCGGAGGCGCGATAGGAATTGACGGCAAGGACACGACGATTACCGGCGACAACATGGTGGCTGATATGTCCAAGGAGTTTGTTGCAAATGCAGGGGCGGTGAAGCTGGGTAAAAATGCAACTGAGCCAGCGGTTCGAGGCATGAAGTTCATGCAGTGGAGTCTGATTCATCAGCACACTATAACGACTCCTACGCCTGGATCTCCCACGGCTACAGGTGCGACCCCTCCTCCCATGATGTACAACGAGCTGAGTCCTAACGTTTTCATAGGGTAGATGGATGACACTGTGCAAAATACCATCTCTGCCCTCGATTATTCCGGCGATTCCGATTCCATCGGTTCCGTTCGGGCTCCCTCCGATTCCGAGTCTCCCTTCGATGCCTGATCTTCCGTCGGTCCCGATCCCTGGGTTGCCGTCTCTGAGCCTTCCTTCGTTATCTTTGGCGATCCCGGTTCCATCGATCCCATTTGGGCTCCCTCCGGTTCCAAAAATCCCGGACATTCCGGACTTGCCGTCGTGTCCGCTGGACTAACACAAACAGTGACGAACTTGAGTTCGTCGGGTAAGGTAAGACGATGCCGATAGCTAACCAACCACCCCCTGTTTCAAGCTCATCCACGAGGATGTCGCTCGCGTTTCCATTCCAGGCCGGGCCTACATCTTTTCCTGCTATGTCAGATCCAAACATGACGACATTCCACAGGATTGTTTCATTGATAATGACGGGGCCAGGGGAGAGGGTAATGCAGCCTGATCTTTTTGTGGATCTTCAGGAATTCATGTTTGAGAATTTGACGCCAATCGTTGCAGCCAGGATAGCTTCATCGGTCTCCAGGGCGATAGGCATCTGGATTCCAGAGGCGAAGGTGGAGAATGTCACTGCCGAGATCAAGGACACGAATGACAAGACGCAGTCTACGATCCTCATAGGCATAGACTACGTAGAGGCGAACCAGTCTGTATCAGTCCAGGTTCCGTTAACCGTTGGTATCACTACCCCGTAGGAGTTAGTTATGACGACTGATCCATATAATCCACTTGTTCAAGATCTTGTTCCGCTGAACAAGGTGAAGTATGCGGCTCGTGATTACCCTAGTATTTTCGACTCGTTGCTGCGGCGTATCAAGATTGAATACGGAGACGTGTACAATGATTACGCGACCACCACTCAAGGGATTATGTTCCTGGAGCTGATGGCGTTCGCCGCGCAGGAGATCCAGTGGTATCTCGACAGAACTGCGAGTGATTGCTTCCTGGGGACGGCTAGGACTCGTTCCGCTGTTGCTCGGCTGGTTAGCCAGATTGGGTACAAGATGCGACCGGCAGCGGCGTCTAGCACGACGTTGACGCTCACATTCCCGGATGGGACGACTGGCCCATTTACGATGCCTGCGAGGTGGAGGTTTCAAGGGCCAGACGGTCTCGTGTTTGAGAGTTATGCGGAGTTCTCTCAGCCTACGGCGCTCGGTGCCGGTGCAGAGATCGAGATCCCGGTGCGCCAGGGTCAAACGAGGCTTCTGTCGTACACTGGGGACGGAACGAAGAACCAAAGCTACCGCATGACTAATGCCGATACTGAAAAGTACGTGGCTAACGGTGCTGTGGATGTATGGGTTGACGGGGCTCTTTGGACAGAGAACGAATTCCTAGAGTACGAGAAGACCAATCAGTACGAGGTTGCCTATAACTACGACCCGCCTATCGTCCAATTTGGCGACGGGATTGCTGGGAATGTCCCTCCAGATACTTCGGACGTCAAAATACGGTTTATTATCATCGATGGAGAGAAGGGGAACGTAAAGTCGGGGACCATAGCCTCCTCTATTGATACGCTCATTGTCGGTGGTTCGGCTGTCACGTTCACGGTGAATAACGAAGTCGGATCTACAGGTGGAACTGAGCCAGAAACTGCGGACAGTGCCCGCAAAATTGCTCCGTTCTCGTTCGCTGCTCGTGGTGCGGCGATTACAGAGACTGACTATGAGGCTCTTGCGAACAGTTACACCGATTCAACCTACGGTTCAGTTGCTAAGTCTTATGCGTACAACCCTCGCGGTCCACATGAGGATGCGGAGTTCAACGGTCTTATCGAGGACGTAAAAGAGGATCTGACTGACAACACCGTTAGCATGACGGCCAAGGAGACAGCGGCGGCAACCACAGCGGCGGAGATTTCGACCCCGATAGCCGGGTTAGAAACCGATGCGACCAATGCTGAGTCGATACGCGCAGACTTGGTTTCCCAGATAGGCACAGCGAAGACTCAGTGCACTACCGCATCGTCGAGTTCAACCAGTTCAGAGTCCAGCTCTGCGTTGGCCGGAACTAACTGTGACGATGCCACGACGCTGATAAACAGTGTAATTGCATACGTGGAGGCGGTAGGGGCAGCTGCTCCAACGTGGACCTCATCTCATGTTACGGAGATAACGGACAATCTGAATTCCGCTCTTAGTTCTATTGCTTCGGCCAGTAGCAACTCTACGAACGCCAGGACGGCGTCTGGAGCGGCGGCTTCGGCACTTGGTACTGCGATCAATGATTACCTAGCTCCTGCGCTGGACAGCGTGGAGAACGCGGCTCCTGTGTCTCCTGCGTTCACCCTGCCGACGATCATTGCGTCCATGACCTCGAATACTGCGTCCATAGAGACTTCTGTCGAGGGAACGGGCGGGCTCCAGGATCAGCTTTCGACCATGGAGGGGGAGGCGTCCGCGCTCGACACATCTGTGAATTTGGTCCTTACGGATATGCACGACAGGATCGGGAGGCTGTTCTCGGACGACTGCCAGAGCAACTACGTCCAAGTTCCTATCCTTGGATTGGATGTGGACGGCAACTACTCTGCTCCTTCGGTCGGTTTGATGGTCGGGCTCCAGTCCCATTTGAACAGCATCAAGGAAGTTACTCAGAATGTTGAGGTGATAGACGGAAGCGCATCGCTGGTTCCTGTCGACATTGAGATGACTCTTGTCGTCAATAAGGACGCCTACAAAGAGGCGGAGGTTGTATCCGATGTCGTGGCGACGATCCTGGGGATGCTCAAGGGCCGGGATTTCAATTCCCCCTTGTACCTGTCTGATCTGTACAAAAACGTCAGGATCACATCTGACGGAATAACGAGGGTAAACATTGAAATAACAGGTCCGATTGTCTCTCCTTCCGTGTTTGACACAGAGGGCAACGTCGTGCCTGGAGAGAACAAAATCATCAACTACGGATCGCTAATAATCAGAGATGAAGATGGTATCGTTCTGTATCCCGCTTCACCTGCTTAATAGGAGAGTTCCACATGTCGAATGAAGAGACTCCTAGATTCCGATGGCCCTTTCCTGCGTGGAACGCTGACTGGCAGAAGTGGCAGGATGTATTTGAAGACCTGATTACCAATGTCGATGCAGCAATGTTCTCTGCGGTGGACGGAACTCGTCTGATTTTTAAATCCATTCCGAACGCTGAGATCGTCGCGAACGGCCCCGGTTACGACATGGTAATGGATGGCCCTCTGGTGATGCAGTCGAGGGCTCACGGTGTTGAGGTCACGGTACCTGCGGGCACATACTCTCTGGAGACGTTGGCCGTTGCGGCTCTCACGTCTACTCCGGGGGCGGTGGGTGCCCAGTCTATAGAGTGGGAGATGTTGGAGGGGGGGATCAGTTCATCTCCGGACATACTTCCTTTGGGCTATGTGGACGATAGCTACAACATAACCTGGTGGAATGGCGCCCGACTAGTTGCAGGAGCGGGTAATCTGCCCTTGTTCGGATCGGCGGCTGGAAGCGGCGGGACTCCTGGCGGATCAGACGGCCAGATACAATACAACAACGGCGGGGTGTTCGGCGGCGCGTCGGAGTTCACATACAACGATTCCACGGACAAGGTTGGGCTTCGTAATACGGCTCCATTTTTTGACATTGATGTGGTTAATCCTGCGAGCGCGGGTGCATCGGTTGGGGTCCGGACATATCACGACTCTGCAAGTCCTGGTTTGCTGTGCGTAAGATCTCGCGGAACTGCGGCGGCGCGAACGGCTGTTCAGAGTGGGGATATACTAGGCTCTCTCAACTTCATGGGGTTTCATGGCTCGTCTGATTTCAGCGTCCACAATCCTGTGGCTATCATGGCCGAGGCGGTCGAGAACTTTACCGCAGGAGCTGGGGGTACAGACCTCGCTCTGTTCACGTGTCCTGTTGGAGGAACGATAGCTACAAGGAGGGTCACTGTCACAGCCGAAGGCGACCTGGACATGTATTCAGGCGCTATCAGCGTTCAGTCTTACAATGGGACAGCTATTGCCGGTGCGATCGAATGGGACGGGAGCAACTTCCGAGGGTACGACGGTGCAAGTTGGGTGAATTTAGACAGTGCTGGAGGCGGCGGAGACGGAGAAGTCTACATAAACGACATCGTTCCGAACGGAGGCGGGAACGTGGGAACGAAGGTTTATACGACCGGTTCCGACGATAAAATTCTTGAGTCTTGTGTGTCGGACGATTCCAGTTTGAGGGTGTACGTTATCGCCCTGATAGGGCCGAGCAATCTCAGGCCGTCTGTTACCGTTAATGGCACGGCTGTGGGCAACTGGGACTACACTGCGTATCAAGACGACAACCGGGTTCTGTTCCGTGGGTACGCGGACATCACCTTAGTGGGGACAACCGTGACTGCTACTCATGAGGATGGATCAACTGCTTCGTGCACGGTGGCCGAGGACGTTAAGCCTGTTATCAGCACATTAGTGTTTGCGAATGGCTACCCTGGATCTCAAACCGAGCTTAAAGCCGGTGATGAATTCGACATAAGCGTCACAGCTGATCTGGCGTTTGTGGAGGTCGAAGTAGAGGACTCCGGAGCGTGCGATTCGCAGAGTGAGGTGGTTGCTTCAACCACGAATACGACGATCACTTCGGTTATAGCTGATCGAGGGACGACGAACGTAGCCAGGCCCGCACGCGTGAGGGTTAAGAAGTCCACGGGGACTTGGAGCGACTGGGTCTACACGAATGCAGGTGGGTCTGTTGACGGAATAAATCTGGTCAACTGCAACAACTTGTATCCTTCCGTGGAGGCCATGACGCAGGTGTCGATCACGTATCCCGCTACGCAAGAAGCGATCAAGGATTCGGAGACGGTGTCTGTTCATTGTACCTGTAGTGACTACGACACGATTGCTTACTCTTCACCGAACAGCGATTTGAGCATTCCTAGTTCAACCACTTACGTGGAGGACAAGACAGGGATCTCCAGGATCGCCGGAAGTTACAATCTGACCACTACGAACTACAGGGTGTCCTGTAATCGAGCAGCCAACGACGCTGATACAGTGGAAGACTTGGTTGTCTATGTTGCTCACGTTGCGGCTACTGTAACCATGAGTGAGGCGTCAAGGCTGCGTACAGGTGGTACAAATGGAACCACAACTCAGGGCCATACCATAACCTTGACAGCCAATCAGGAGCTTCGGATAGCACCTACGATTGCCGCTCCAAGTGCTAATGGTGGAACGTGGGATGGATTGTTCACCGGGGGTCCTCTCGTTTGGACGAGGACATTGCAGTGTCACGATACGGACGACACTCCTGGAACTTACACATACCAGGCTTTGAGCGCATACAATTTGGCGAACATCGAGACGACTTCTTACACGGGGGACTCGAACTACGTGATCGGTGGATTCGTGAGTAGAGTGATCGCGCTGGCGGCGTTTGCGAACGAGGCCACGTTTACGGCCAAGGTTGCTGATTATGCAAAATGCACGTTGACGTGGACTGTTAAGTCGTTGCCCAACAAGCGGGCGTTCAATACGACTACGACGCCGGATGCTAACAGTTGGTGTCTAGCTGGGACACTTGGGGTATCGCCGACTACGGCCAGGATCTTGGACACGGCAGCGGCCAGTTCTTCATCCGATGAGACATCCCTAACAATTGAAGAGACCATCTAGGTAGATTAACGCGGAGGAAATCTCATGGCCGATGCCAGTTCGAACCAGTTTGAGATCGAAAGAAGACAAATAACCTGGAGCCCATTAACAACATTGAATGATGGGATTACCGCGCTAACGTGGGACGCAGATCCGAATACGGTGGTTCCCGGCAACAGCGATGGTGAGGATTGGTTGTACGGCCTCCCTATAGGGCATCTCTATAAGCAGTCTGACGCGACGCTGTGGTGGAAGACTGGATCGCCGAATACGTGGCAGCAGGTTGGGGTTGGGGATGTCACAGGGGATGAGATTATATCCTCCGATGTCACCTACTATGTAGACGGGACTGATGGAGACGACGCTGACGACGGGCTTTCATGGGGCAACGCCTGGAAGACTCTTTCTAGATTATGCACGAGGGATGCAAATCATATCCCACGCATTCTGGCTGCGGATGTAGTGGTCAACGTCAAGAACACCACGTACTCGATTGGAACCGAGTATCATCTTCTCGCGGACTCGTTTGTGGGCGCTGGCGGTTCTCTTACTATTGTTGGGGAGCTTACCGAGGTGGAGGCTGATCTTATCCCGACGGGCTGGGATAATACGACATCTTCGGCGACCTTTGCGACCTACGTAGATGCGTCGGCTGAGTCATGGACAACAGATGAGCACCGAGGGCATTTTCTTGAATTTACCACTGGTCACACGTCTGGTGTTTACTACCCAATTACACGAAACACAGCGACTCGACTTGAGTGTGTGAATCTTCCGGTTCTTTCAGGGACGGACAGGTTTAGGATTGTTTCGATGCCTAAGCTCAGGGCAGCTCAAGTGTCTACTCCGGGGACGTTGCTTGAGTATACTGCTCCCCATTTTGGCGCTGCGTTCGTGACCGAGAATTGCACGGCGCCGATCGTGTTCAAGCATTTGGACATGTGGGAAGTCGATGACGCCTATGGTTTCATCATGGGTTCAAGGGCGTATTTTGCCTCTGACAAACTGAATCCAATTGCGGGATATTCAACAGTCCAGAACGAGGTCAGAGAAGTAAACCAAACTCCAGGGTATTGCATTGAATGTAATATGCCTCCTGGGTTCACCAATACGGATAACTGGCAGTTCATTCGGTGCAATTTCAATATCGACAATTGGAACTCGATCAATGTTCGTGCGGGTTGTTCCGACATCAATGTTTTAGGCTGCATCTTTGACGGGGACTTGGCGGATGGCTGGGGTATTTACGTCTACGACGATGTATCCCTTGTTGTCAGTGCTACGAGGTTCAAGGATCAGACCCATGGGATCATCTCGGCGGGTCGATGTTCTGTTCGAGTCTTTTACGCCACTTATTTCGAGAACGTTACGAACGCAATAGCTCCCATGGGGTCCCTGATCGATATGTCGGCGTTGCAAGATGTCGGCTCAGGGGTCCGGTTCAAAAATGTTACTAATGCAGTGAACCTCGTTGGCAATACGCTTCTGGTGACGTCCGATGGAGATTTCGGGGCGATAACTGACACGGTGACCAACGAGATCGTGTTGGCGAATGATCCGTCTGTGATCACTGCTGATTTCGCCGATGTTGTTGCAGAACAGAGGATCTCGAACGCTGCGAGTGGATCGGCTGTAATCTACGTAGACAGTTCAGATTATGTACCAAAGGGTAAATCTGAGTACGACAACACATCCTCTGGCCTGACTGCTACGAACTACCAGGACGCTATTGACGAGATAGACACCACGGTAACTGGGGCGACGTTAAATGCGGACACTTCCTTGGCCGGTAATGGGTACTTCCTGGATGAGGACAATATGGCCTCTGACGATGCCACGAAAGTCGCATCGCAGCAGTCCATCGTAGCGTATGTTGGCTCTGTGGTTGCTAGTGCCAAGGCATACAAGGGCGGGTATAACGCGGATACGAATACTCCTGACCTGGATGTCTCCCCTAGTTCATCGATTGAAATCGGAGATGTGTACGACGTAACTGTTGCCGGAACCTTCTTTACGATTGATGTCGAGATTGGCGACATGCTTACCGCAAAGCAGGATGCTCCGACCACGGCAGCGCACTGGGTGATCACGCAGGCTAATTTGTCTGCTGCGAGTATCAAGACGCAGTACGAGTCCAACTCTGACACGAACGCATACACGGACGCCGAGAAAACCAAGGTCGGCCACATTTCGGTAACCCAGGCTGTTGACCTCGACGCTATCGAAACAGCGGTCGGTCTCAACACGGCTAAAGTCACGAATGCGACCCATACGGGGGACGTAACCGGTGATGGAGCGCTGACCATTGCTGCGGGCGCAGTCGACATTGCGATGCTGAGCGCATCCGGAACTCCAGGCGCAACCACATTCCTGCGTGGTGACAACACGTGGTCCGTTCCAGCCGGGGCCGGTGATGTTTCCAAGGTCGGGACTCCTGTAGATAATCAAGTTGGCGTATGGACCGGGGACGGAACCATTGAAGGGGACACTGATCTCACGTTCGATGGTAGTAACCTAAGTGTCGGTGGAAATATTGTTGTTGGCGGTACGGTAGACGGGATCGATATTGGAACCGATGTGGCTGCCAATACGTTGAAAGTCACAAACGCTACGCATACAGGTGATGTGACCGGGGACGGTGCGCTCACTATAGCTGCCGACGCTGTTACTTACGCGAAGATGCAGAACGTTGTAGCGGATGAGAGAATCCTGGGTAACGTCGCAGGGGCAGGTGAGCCGGTTGTTGAATTAACAGCGACCCAGGTCAGGGCTATGATCAATGTGGCGGATGGTGCCACAGCGGTAACGGTCAGCGACATTGCTTACAACGCTACGAGCTGGAATGCCAATACCGATGCTGCGTCCAAGAATGCGATCCGGGACAAGATCGAGATAATGGATACGGCCATCGGGCTCAATACCGCTAAAACTACCAACGCGACTCACACGGGAGACGCGACTGGTTCTGGGGCTCTAACGCTGGCTAACGCTGCCATTACTGGCAAGGGCACCGTCACAGCGGACGGTGCTGATTACGTGTTATTGAGCGACACAAGTGACAGTGGAAACCTAAAGAAAGCGCTCGTGAGTGACCTTGGGGGCAGTGGGGATGTAACCAAGGTCGGAACGCCAGCAAATAATCAGATTGGTGTTTGGACCGGTGACGGGACTATCGAAGGCGACGCTGACTTTGTCTGGGATGGGACAAATGAAGCCTTGGGGATCGGGACCTCTAATCCAGCAGCATCTCTTTTCATTTCGAGAGAGGACGCGAATGCGTCTGATATTATCCTCCAGAACACAAACAACACTGGAGAACACGGCAGCCTTTCCTTCTCTCGTGGAAGGGGCACAGAGGCGTCTCCCCTGGCAGTGGAAACCGGGGACAACCTTGGCGTTATAAGTTGGGCAGGCGTCGAAGCAGATGGCACGGGGAACCGGAAAGGGTCCGCTTACATCTACGGTGTTGCAGAGGGTGACTGGAGCACAAATATCCGCCCAACATACCTGTCGTTCCGCACGTCCTCTTCGACCGTTAGCGATCTCGGGGTTGAGAGACTCAGGATCACGGGAAACGGACGAGTATCGACTGGGAACACGGCATCTCCTGATGTTGATCCTGGCGGACTGACATTGCAGCAAGGGACAGGGGATCTGAAGATTCTGACCCTTAAAAGCTCGGACGTTTCGCATCCGTTCACGGGATCCGAAGAGGCCGATACGTATGGATCGTTCAATAAGTGGAACGGGACGCTGGGTGGCGTCCAGCTTACAGGTTGTGCCTCTACAGGAAACGAAGTAGGGGTGAACTTAAGTTCGCGAGTTCAGACCCCTTCGACAACTACAACTACCTCCTCTCGCGGTGGCGTTCATCTAATGTCTCGCAAGTCCGACGGCGGTACTGGTTCGGCGACCATGGGGAATACGGATAACGTGTTCTCTGTTGCCAAGGGAACAGCAGCTGGCTCGACTACGCTGATCATCCAAGGCTCTGGAGACATTTATCAGACAGCGGGAGGACACAAACTCTCTAGTTGGGTAAATACCAATGTTGCAGGAGCTATCGAATGGGACGGTAGTAATTTCCGTGGGTACGACGGCGCAAGCTGGGTCAACCTGGACAATACAGGGACAGGGAGCGGAGACGTCACCAAGGTTGGAACACCCGTAAATAACCAGGTGGGCGTCTGGACCGGTGACGGAACTATCGAAGGCGACGCTAATCTGTATTGGGATGGGACCAACGAATATCTCGGAATTGGCACTAATACCCCAGATTCATCTCTCCATATGGCCAGGGAGGACACGAACTACACATTCCTCAAGATGATCAACACGAACGATACTAACGTGTTCCCCATCTTTACGATGTGCAGGGGTAGAGGAACGGCTGCATCTCCCACGGCTATCAAAAGCGGAGACACTTTAGGGGCACTGAACTTTGCGGGGTACGAGACTGCTGGGATCCTAAAGGGTGCGGCTTACATTTACTGTGACGCAGAGGGTGATTGGGCTACCAACGTAAGACCCTGCAACATGTCCTTTCGAACGTCGTCTTCTACGGTTGGGGATTACACAGTTGAGAGATTCCTGATCACTGGAGACGGTAGGTTGTCTACTGGGGCTGAGGCTGCTCCGGATTGTTCCCCTGGCGGGATAACGCTGAATCAGGGCGCAGAGACTGGTAGGACAGTGACCCTGAAGAATTCAGGGGTCTCACACCCATTCACAAGCGCCGATGATGCGGATACCTTTGGTGCACTTTCATGTTGGAATCCAACAGTGGGCGGGCTGGCTATAGTCGGGTTAACCGAGACAGGTGGAAACCCTGCAATCGGTCTTAGCGCTCAAGGGGCTGCTCCTCAAACCACTACCACGGCCAGCTCGTGGGGAAACGTCCATATATATTCTCGGAAAAGTGACGGCGGCACAGGCACAGCGAACCTAGGCAACACGGATAACATGTTTGCTTTGTCCTCCGGTGGCAGCGCCACGAGATGGATCATGCAGGGCTCTGGTGACATCTATCAGATAGCCGGTGGTTACAAGCTCTCTAGTTGGGTCAACGCAGATGTAGCTGGTGCGATTGAATGGGATGGCAGTAATTTCCGGGGCTACACAGGCTCGGCCTGGGTGAACCTAGACACTCAGGGTGCGGCGACATCTCCGGGTGGTTCAGATGCTCAAATTCAATACAACAACGGTGGTGCTTTCGGTGGCGCTTCAAGGCTTTACTACAATGACTCGACTGATCATGTAGGGCTAGGCGTCACAGACCCGGCTTGGGATCTCGAAGTTCACAATACAGTGGATGGTGCGCACGCTCTTATGGGTTGCAGGGCCTATAGTAACTCTGGTTACTCGGCTGCTTTTGGATTGCACTCCTCTAGGGGCACGGTAGGAACTCCGATTGCTACGGCTGATCTTGGAGCACTGGGTAACATCTATTTCGTAGGCCAAGCTGACGCGAGCACAGCAAGGACTGCGGCTTTAGTAACGGCTAGAGCTGAAGAGGCGTGGTCTCTAACGCAAAGTGGGACAGGATTTAATTTCTGGACGACCGCTCTTGGAGCAACGGCATATTCGCACAAATTCACAATGAGTGGCGACGGAGACTTCAAGCTCCTTGCTGGAGGTCTTCTGGTTGGCGAATACCAAGCCATGGCGGCTGCTGGCGCGGTAGAGTGGGATGGGTCGAATTTCAGGGGATACACCGGGTCTGCTTGGGTGAACCTTGATGCCCAGACTTCGGCCACATCTCCCGGTGGATCCGACGGCCAAATTCAGTACAATAATGGTGGATCGTTCGGCGGCGACACCGATATGACCTGGGACGATGTGAACCATCGTCTAACTCTCGGTGCGAATACGATTCTTACTACTGGCGGCAACACCGCAATCGATGTGAATCCTGGTGGAATCATCCTGGATCAGGGCGCTGGCGACGGGAATATCTTCACGCTGAAAAGCTCTGACATCAGTCACCCGTTTACCACTATTGCTAATTCAGACACTTATTTCCATATCAGGAAGTTCACTGGCGCTGAGGGCGGTGCGCATATTCGCGGGTTTGCCGAGAATGACTCTTCTGGTCTAGTGCTAGATGCGTTTACTCAGGCGCCACACGCAGTGGATACTAATCCAGGCGTGATTGCTCTGAATGTCAGGGAGTCTGACGGAGGCACTGGTCTCGCGGCCCTGGCTGATACCGATGTTGGACTTACTTACGCGAACAACAGCACCGTTAAGGTTACTGTTCGCGGCTCTGGCGACATCATTACCGTTGCCGGTGTGAAGGTCGGAGCATTTGGCGGGACGGCAGCTGCGGGCGTGATGGAGTGGAACGGTAGCAACTTCCGTGGCTACACTGGATCTGGCTGGGTCAATCTGGACGGCGTGAGCGGAACAGCGGTAACTGCGGCCTCGGTGGTGGCAGATCATTCCATTGTTAGAGGCAACGGGGGTTCAAGGGATGTCCAGGGCAGCACTGTTCTCATCACAGACACAGGCCAGATTTCCACAGGCGGAGAGACTTCTCCGGACTGTGATCCGGGTGGGCTTTGCTTGCAACAAGGGACCAATGACCTGAAGATCCTGACCATGAAGAGTTCGGATGTATCGCATCCGTTTACCGGGTCTGAAGAGGCTGACACGTACGGTACATTCAATAAGTGGAGCGGGACACTTGGTGGTGTTCAGCTCACCGGTTGCTCTTCAACGGGCAACGAGGTTGCTGTTAATCTCAATGCTAGAGTTCAAACTCCTTCGACGACTACAACCACTTCCTCTCGCGGTGGTGTTCATCTTATGGCCCGTAAGTCGGATGGCGGCACTGGCTCAGCTACGATGGCAAACACGGATAACGTATTCTCCGTTGCAAAGGGTACGGCAGCCGGTTCAACTACACTAATCATCCAGGGCTCCGGCGATATTTATCAAACGGCTGGAGGACACAAACTGTCTAGCTGGGTGAATACCGATGTGGCTGGCGCCACTGAGTGGGATGGTAGTAATTTCCGGGGATACACGGGCTCAGCTTGGGTGAATTTCGATAGCGATGGAGACGTCACAGCGGCTGCTGCGATGACAGACAACACGCTGATCAAGGGCGACGGCGGATCCAAGGGTGTGCAGGACACAGGCATCACTGTTGACGACAGCGACCGCGTAGAGAATGTTAAAACCCTTGGGTACACCTCAGCCTACGACAATGGGACAGTCACAGGAACAGCCCTCTCGGTCACGCTGAGCAACGGGCAGCTTCAAAAGGTCAAGTTGGGCAATGCGGCAATCGCATTGACGATTGTGGACACGGGGAACATTGGCGACGGAACGTGGAGGCTCATCTGTGAGCAAAACACAGGGGGATCCTTCGGGATAACGAGCGCTTCTGTTTCTGGTGGAACGATTCTAACCCCTGACGGGTCTTCGTTGACTTTCTCTACGACAGCGGGAGCTAAAGACATCCTGATGATCGTCAAAGAGGGAACGGAATACACACTGGCATTTGGAGCAAAAAACCTGAGCGAATGGACGTAGGAGTTAATCGATGGCTATTATCTTTTGTGATCCATCGGCATCGGGAGACAATGATGGAACATCCTGGGAGGATGCGTATGAGTCCTTACAGGTTGCCGGGGACGCTTCTGCGTCTACAGGGAATCAGGTATGGGTAAAGGCAAGGGTCATAGTTCTGACTGCCCCGCTTGACGTTGACAACGCCAATGATCCGGATTTCTACGGCGGATTTGCTACTGATTTGACAGGAACGAATGGCAGTGTTGCGGGTCGGGATCTTGCGAACGATATAACTACTTTAGATGGTGGTGATACCTACAGGTGTGTTCTGACTTCTGGGTGGGAAGGGACGTTTGATGGATTCAAGCTCCTGGACGGTTATACTCAAGACACAGAGGGTGCTGGGATATATGTCACGACGACAGGGACAAGCGCGATAACAATTTCCAATTGTGAATTCAATGGCTGCGATACCCCAAGGCAATTTTCGTTTCCTGACGGCGGTGCGGGCTTGTTTTTCTCCAGCAACTCTTCGTGTGATGTTGTCGTGGATTCTTGTCTTTTCACGGGATGCACTTCTTACAATCACGGCGGGGCGCTTGCGACCTCTCTCACGGACGATGCCTTGGCAAGTGCTACGATCTCCAACTGCACATTCACAGGCAATACGACCACCGATGGCACGGGGGGCGCAATGCTCCTTACGGCCACTACTACCACTATAGAAAATTGTAAATTCATCAACAATACTGCGACTATTAGTAGTGCGGGGCACATCTTTACTTACTACGGTACTGACACTGATATTATCAATTCTGTGTTCTCAGGGGGCTCATCGGACGCCAAGGGCGGGGCCATATATTTGGGCTGGAACTCCACTGTTACCATTACAAACTGTACGCTTGCTGATAATGACTGTTCTGATGCAAGCGGCGGGGGCGCTGTGTTTCTAGAGGGCTCAACTGAGACCCTGGTCGCAACCAACTGCATCTTCTGGGACAATACTGCTAATTCAGTGGCTAACCAGATTGATGGAACCGGGACCATAACCGTAACGTATTCTGACGTAGATGGCACTGGCACCTATACAGGCACCGGCAATGTTAACGATGACCCGCTTTTCGTGGGCACCGGAGATGATCCTTACGATCTGTCGGGCTCTAGTGAAGCGGTTGACTCAGGTAATGCTGGGGCAACAGATTATCCTACTACGGACATACTTGGGCGTGCCCGGTGTGACGATCCTGATACTACAACGACCGGAACGGGGACCCCTGCGTACAGTGACATGGGGGCCTACGAGCTTCAAGTAGACCCCCCAGCATTTTTCGGATCGTTGTTGCTGATGAATAACTAAATGATTTCGCTAGATCCCAGATGTCACGAACAAAACTATCTAGAGTCGGCAAAGGCGGATAGAATTAAAAAGGCTGATTCAAGCTCTGAGCGTAGGAGTTCAAGATGACCAACGAAACATCCAGATATAGATGGCCTGTGCCTGCGTGGAACGCTGATTGGCAGCAATGGCAGGGCGTGTTCAGAGACCTTGTAACCAATGTGGATTCCACTGTTTTCTCATCTGTTGACGGTAACAGGCTCATGTTTGAGTCGCTTCCGAATGCTTCGATTGTGTCCAGTGGCCCAGGTTATAATCTGAGCATGAGCGGTCCATTGGTCATTCGTTCGAGGACGCATAGTGTCTCGATCACGGTCCCGGTGGGCACGACTGCTTTAACGGCAAACTCCGTCCTTGCTCTCACTGTGACCCCAGGGGCGGTGGGTGCTCAATCCATAGAGTGGCAGACGTTCATGAGCGGGATCGATACTTCTCCAGATATTATCCCGTTTGGTTACGTGGATGACAGCTACAACATCATATGGTGGAACGGTGCTCAGTTGACGGCTGGCGGGAGTGCTCTCCCGTTGTTTGGATCTGCGTCTGGTGGCGGGGGCGGAGACGTAACCAAGGTAGGGACTCCTGTGAACGATCAGGTTGCGGTGTGGACGGGGAACGGGACAGTCGAGGGCGACTCGAACCTAACATTTGACGGCAGCAACCTTTCCGTAGGCGGAAATATCATAGTAGGTGGCACGGTTGACGGGATCAATGTTGGAGCTGACGTGGCCGCCAACACGGCGAAAGTTACGAACGCTACGCACACGGGTGATGTTACGGGAAGCGGAGCCTTGTCCATTGCTAGCGGGGTTGTAGGGGTTGCTCATTTGAGCGCCACAGGGACGCCCTCTGCTTCCACGTATCTAAGGGGTGACAATACTTGGGCTGCGGCGTCGGGCGGCGGCACTCTCGACGATGCGTATGACTACGGTGGCTCTGGAGCGGGTCGAGCTATTACGGCTGACTCAGGGGCTGTAACGGTCACGAATGCTGTTGCTGACACAACAGGCGTGTTGGAGTTGTCAAGGAGTGTCGGGACAGGCAACGTTCTGAAGCTACAGAATGATTACGGCGGATACCCGGATTCTACGAACCGGAAGTCCATCTTCTTGACGGCTGCTTCACCGGCAGCGCAAACGATATGGTCTGATCAGGAACTTTACATCGGTACTAGCGAGCCGGTACTCGGGATGTATGTGCAGAACAAGGCCACAGGCGGTGCTCTGCTAAGGGTGCAGGCTGAGGCAGTCACTACCGGTGATTCTGTGATGTGGGTCACGGCCAATGGTGCAACAGCGGATAACAGCACAGGCTATCTCCTTCTTCAGGCCGCTGGAGCTGGAACTGGTGGGCAATCCAAGATAGAGATGCGAGCCACAGCTGGCAGCACCGGGCCCGGTGTTGTAGATATTTATGCAAGTGGCGGGGCGGCTTCTGTCAATATCGGTGGTGATGATTGTGACGTTCGTCTCAATGACGACAACCGTGCTGGATCAACATGGACAGGTCAAGAATTCATCCAGTTGTCCGCTTCTAGCGCAGAATGGGATTTGCTAGAGTCCAACTGTAGTGGTGAAGTATCCCTGATTAACGCGATCAATCTCGCTTTTGCTGGTGGTAGTGGGAACACGCTGGATGGAGCATATGATCAGGGTGGGTCCGGCGTTGGTCGGACGATTACGGCTGATTCTGGGGCTGTAGCGATCACGAACGCAGCAAATGATTCCACGGATACACTTGAGCTGACTCGCTCTGACGGAGGTGTTTCTGCGACGGGGAGCCCTCTTAGGATAATCAACGATCTGGACACGTTCCAGACCGAGTCGGGATCTTCGATATTCTTGACCAGCACGGGCTCGGGGAAGCAGTCTGTTTGGTCGGATAAAGAGTTGTATATCGGATCTACGGTTAATGCTTTGGGTGTGTATCTGAAGAATGTCGCCGATACGAGCAGCATTCTTAGAGTTCAGAGCGAGGCCGCTGGCACGTCAGGATCAGGCCAGCTATGGTTGACGTCTTCCGGCGCAAACAATGGAACGGCTGAATTACTGGTCCAGGCTAGCGGGTCCGGAACGGGTGGTCTGACAGAAGTCGAGATCAAAGCGTCTGCCGGTAGCACGGGGCCGGGCGTTCTATCATTGGACGCAAGCGGCGGATCTGCCTATATCCTAGCGGGCTCCTCTACGTGCAAAATCCGCCTGGACGACCAGTATCGATCGGGGTCCACTTGGACGGGTCAATCCTATATTACCTTGTCCGATTCGAGTGCCGAATGGTCGTCCTTGGAATCGAATTGCAGCGGGGAAGTATCTCTGATTGGCGCGATCAATCTCGCTTTTGCTGGCGGCGGCGGTGGTGGGATGTCCTGGTCGAGGATAACCTCGAATACTACAGCAACTTCAGGTAACGGTTATCTAATCGATGCGGCGAGCAACACTGTTACATTGTCGTTGCCAGCATCCCCGAGTGAAGGGGACATTGTAGGTGTTCAGGTTTACGACTCGACATATAATGTCGCTGTAAACAGAAACACAAACAACGTTGAGGGTTCGGCTTACGATCCGTATCTTACTAAAGGAGACGCAGCTACTTTTGTCTATGCCGAGGCGACGGAGGGTTGGGTTCGTGTTTCGACTGCCGGAGGCAAGATACACACTTCGCTGAATGCGACCACAGCAACCCTTGATGCGTTTTCTGATTCAGTCAATGGAGCAGTCCAATACCAGTATTTCATTTCGAATGCAGGAACGAACATACGCTCTGGGACTGTAAGGGCACACTGGGATGGCGTTGGTAATACTTACGAATCAGACGATTCTGCTGTAACCTCTATTGGGGATACAGACGATTTTACGTTCACGGTTGATATTGATTCAGGTCTTGTACGCTTAAGAGCGACTGCAACTAAGAATTACAATGTAATACGGCTGGTCAAAACGATCATTTAGGAGTCGCCATGCCAGGGACGGTTTACAGAAACGCTGTTGAGGTAACTGAAAACGCTGAAGGCAGAAATCTATCAACTTATAACAGGTTGGCATCGTGTGTTGTTAGCGCGACAACAATCACCGTTCCGCCAACGAGCTATAACGCAAACAGTGGAATAGTTTTGGCACAAAACGGAAAATTGTATTGCGTTCAATATTCAGTGTCGACCGACAAAAAACCGTTCGCGGTGACCATTACTGATAATGGGCTTGAATATGAACAGCTTTCACTAGACTCAATAGGAGCCCCGTATACATGGCAGGGTGTCTATTGTGCGCTTGCGCCGAATGGTTTGATTTATTGCGTCCCATTGCAGGACACAAGGGTGATGACAATAAACCCTGACACTCATGAGGTGTTAGCCCCTATTACTGGACTTACATCGGAGCTATACAAAGGCGGGGCGTTGCATCCGAATGGCAAGATATATTGTGCGCCATGGGTTCAAACGTCTAGTGGTCACATAGGAGTGATTGATACAAGCAACAACACCATTGACACATCTATCACTGGGCCAACTGGTTCTTACATGTATCATGGCGGCGTCTTAGCTCCGAATGGTAAGATATATTGTGCGCCAAGTGGCGCAACTAATGTCTTGATAATTGACCCAGAGGCAGGAACAGCAGACTGGACTACAATCACAGGAGTATCTTCAGGGTATGCACCTGGAACGCTTGCGCATAATGGGAAAATCTATTTCCCACCGACAAGTTCGACGAAAGTCTTGATAGTTGACACCTCTGACGATACAGCCGAGGAAACTTCTATCACTGGGCTGACAGGAACGGACAAGTACGGCAATAGTGTTCTGGCCCAAGACGGAAAGATTTATTGTTGCCCAAGTGATGCAACGAATATCTTGATAATTGACCCAGAAACAGACACGGCAGATACAACAACAATATCAGGATTGTCATCGACTAGCTTTAAGCATCATTGCATGGTTCTAGCGCCAAACGGGAAAATATATTGCCCTCCAGAGGGGACGTTTGACAAGTTTACAGTCATCAATCCAGGGATTGCCAAGTACCCAATTGCACCGCTGTTAAGCCCGTACCAAAACAGTTAAGGAGTCAGCATGTCTACCAAGATTCGAAATGATGCGGCAATCAGGGGGAGTCTGAGCGCTGGTAACATGCCTGGGTATATGCGACAAGCATCGCATGTTATAGGGTCTGAAACGTTCACTACGCCATCAGTATACACGAGACAGTCACAGCAGGGCGCATTGGGCCAAAATGGAAAGATTTATTTCATGCCGGTCAGTGCTGCGGATTATAGAATCTTAGAGTTAACTCCGGGTGTAAATGGTCCAACGATGGTTGAGATTCCTTTTGGCGCTGCGTACGATGGTCAGTCGAGCATTTCAGCGCCGAATGGTTTGATCTATTCTTTCCCGTTCAGTTACGAAAACATAACATCTCTAAATCCATATACGCATGAGGTACGGTTAGATGTTGTTACTGGGATAACAGGGTCCCTAAAATATACGGCAGCGGTTCTGCACCCGAATGGCAAGATATATTTGATTCCTTACGCAGCAACTCATGTTGGTATTTTCGACCCATCGAATGAGACATTGGACACGACATCGATAACGGCTCCTGCTGGGAGTAAGTTCTCAGGTGCGGCGCTGGCATCTAATGGGAAAATCTATTGCACACCGTACAGCGTTAATTACGTAGGGATCATAGATGTTGTGGCTGAGACTATGGACACGACAACGATCAGTGTCAATTCGGGTTCAGCAAAATACTACGGAGGAACACTGGCGCATAATGGGAAGATTTACTGTGCCCCAAGGAATGCAACGACGGTGTTGATAATTGACCCTAGTGCGGACACAGCAGAAGAAACCTCTATTACTGGCCTGACAGGTAACGACAAATATGGGGACAGTTGCCTAGCACCAGACGGCAAGATCTATTGCAGCTCCCTGTCGACGAACCATGTTGGGATAATTGACCCGGAGAACGACACTATTGACCAAACCAGCATTCCTGTTTCTACCTACGATTACAAAAATTACTTTCTGATACTCGGGCCGGACGGGAAGATTTATTGTGCGCCGTTTTATGGGTATTCAGAGGTCATTGTTATCACCCCTGGGTTTTCAAAATACCCGATTGAGCCAATTTTAACATCGTACGTAAATAGCTGAGGAGCCAAGATGTCTACAGTGGTAAGAAATAAATTTGACGTGCTTGGCAGACTCACGTCTGGTAATGTGTGTGACTTTTTTGATTATGCGTCGCCTGTTGCGGAATATACAAATTCAAGTATATCAGATGCTTCTCTTTCGGCAGGTTGTTTAGCACCAAACGGAAAGATTTACTTTATACCTGGAAGTAATTCGGGGAGTACCAAGGTGCTCGTTATTGATCCGATTGCTGGAACAACGGAGCGTCTCGATTGTGGCTCGTGGTCTGGCTATGGGGCGGTCGCTGCGCATGATGGGTTTATCTATTGTTTTCCTTACGGTTCAGTGTCAACAATAATGTCTATAAATCCTGAAACGCACGAAGTTAACACGAGTCACAAAACAGGAGTTGGCGGAAGTTCTGATTACCTCGGCGCGACCTTGCATCCAAATGGAAATATCTATTTGATTCCGTCTGGCGCTCAGAACGTCGGTGTATACACGCCGTCAACTAATACGTTTAGCAGTACGACAACTGGACTCACTGGGCTACCATCAGGGGCTGCGAAGTGGTACGGCGGCTGCCTTGCGCAAAATGGAAAGATTTATTGTGCTCCGTACAATCACAACAGTGTGTTGATTATCGATGTGGATACGCCTAGTACTGACATCACAACGATCGCTTCGATGTCTACATATGCTGCGTCTTCGTGGCGACAAGGCTGCCTGGCTCCAAATGGCAAGATTTACTTTTCCCCAAGAAATGGAACGTCGGTTTTGATAGTTGACCCGAGTGACGATAGCAAGGATGAATCGACGATCGCTAGCCTTACTGGTAGCAACAAATATTGCCAAGGAATCCTAGCTCCAAACGGCAAGATTTATTGCCTTCCAATGCTGTTTACGAATGCCCTTGTGATCGACCCTGGCGACGATTCGACTGACACGACCACGTACACTGGGTATCAGGCGTCTCAGTACAAGTTTTATGGGCGAGTCCTCGGACCTAACGGTAAAATTTACGCGCCCGCGTTTGACATTACTTATTCGTTGTTTTTGACAGAGCTAGTGCCAGGCGGGATTGATACGCTGGCACTTGAGGGTTTGCTGTCGCCGTATGTTAATAATTGTTAGTGACCGTCAAGACAGCCTTGCCTGGAAGATTAAACATTAGTATTTCATTTTGAGTCATAGCTGTGACATGGTTATTGAGAATTGAGCAAATCAGGAGGAAAAGATGAAGATGACACATGGGCAGGTTGAGATGCTGAGTAAGATTGTTGGGTCGCTAGGGAACGACAAGTCTCCGTTGCTGGCGTACAGAGTTGTTGTGCTAGGACAAGCGATCGATCCCATTATGGAGGCTCTGACCACGGCGAGGACCCCGGATCCGGACTATCAAGAGTATTCGCGTAAATATACGGCACTTTGCGAGAGGCATGCGGTGAAGGATGAGCAGGGTATGCCCATCAAGAGGCGGGTAGAGGTTCCTGCTCATGCTGGTTGGGTTGATCATTATTCTCTTAAGGATCAGGAGCTTTTTGACAAAGAGGTGCTGGATCTGAACAAGGATCATTCAGATCTTCTTGAAAACGAGACTAAGCGCCAGCAAGAGGTCATTATGCTGCTGGCAGAGGAGGTTGACGTTCCTTGTAATGTCAAGCTTAAGCCGTCCATGTGTGAGGGGCTCCTCTCTGGGAATGAGATGCTTTTCCTTATCAGGCTGGGTATAATGGAGATGGATGACAACGTTGTGAGTTCAGAGAGTTCCGACTCAGACGCATCTGAAGAACACCCTCAAGCCTAGTCCTCGCGAGCGCCAAATGCCTTTGCATCGAGTCTTAGTCTGATAGAATCAAATACTGGCTTGCAGCGCAGTAGTTCATATTGTTTGTTAATCATGCTTTTGTTGAGTAGGATATGAGGAAAGAAAACGATCCAGGTCGTTTTTCTGGTGTCGGCGCCAAGGCAGATTAAATCTCGCGAACTTGAGTTCGCAATGGAGCGAAAATGTCATCTAGCGATCCAGGTGGTTACGGCTTCTTTGGGAAAGGCTACTGGGGGCGACGGATATTCTGGGGGAATGTCCCTACGCAGCAAAAAGCCCTGGATGTAGATGGGTGGATGGAAAGGTTCCTCAAGGTTCTCGGTGACGAAGGGGAAAGTTTCCTGAATCAAATCGCTGCCTTGCCGTCTCAGAGAGATCCTTATCAGGTGATAGCGGAAGAAGGCGTGGAGGAATGGTTCTATTTCACGAGCGCTCTTTCGTATGAGGATGACTACTGGGGTAAAGTTGTTCGTCTGGTTGGCGAGCCTGATTATACCCAGATGCCAGAGACAGACGAAGAGGATCCCCCGTCGGCGACCCAGTCGGTCCTTGATGAGTGGTATCCGTGGTTTCCTTATGCTCCTATTTCCTCGATTGCGCGGTGGTGGTGGTGTCGATGGCACGGTGTTACCGACGATGGGGTAGCCGGGGAAGATGCAAGGTACGAAGTAGTCAAGGTCAGGACGAGGAACTTCGATTGGCCGGGGCAGTACATCTCTGGTTCTTCCCTTGGGAATGAGGTCTGGATAAAGAGCGACGATCTCTATATTCCGTTTGAATGGGAAGACGTGGTGATCGGAGAGGGTGACAACTCTCAAGAGCCTAGCGTGGTTTTGCCGTTCAAGCCTCTGCGCCTTGCGTACAATGACACCGATTCTCCAACTCCTTGGCTCGTTGCCAACGCGAAGGTGAACATAAACGTGTCGATTTCCTCGTCTATCGTGCCTCTTTATGATGTCCCGAATGTTCCGTGGGACGGCTCCGGGAACATGTATCCGGCTTCCGGGACGGACATCGTTACGGCCACCTCATACGGAACTGTCAACTACGAGACTGGAGAGATTGTGATGGCTCTCCCGACGAACGCTGATGCGGACGTCGATATTACGAGTAAATTCACGGTGCGCGGGTATTACCTATCCATGCAGCGCCCTCGGATAATTGACCATCTTGCTCGTGACTTCGGGTTCGAGAACGACCGGAACGACCCAGAGGATGTTCAGAGATCTACGATTGCCAATATTTCGAAGTATTTTGGGTTAAAAGCGTCTCAGGATTCGTACAGGATCAGAGGTGAGATAAGCCTGTTCGACGTGTTTGTGCGGTCGCTGTGGAGGATTTGCGATTCTTCTTTTTGGGCGTCTATACCCGTTCAGAATGCGTTCATGTATCACGGGACCATGTACACGGACATCGAGCCTAAGTATCTGCGTTTTGACGACATCGCCGCCGATGAAGAACTTTACGATCCGGACACGTCGTCATGGGTCACGTTAGTGGACAACGCGATTGTGCACTTGGACGATTCCACGGACGGGTATTCGGTCGGGCTGGCGTACGCTCTCGACGTAGCGCAGGGGTATTATGCCAACGTGGCCGATACTCCTCATCCGCTGTCTGCTATTCCGAGAGATCCGGCAGGTGCTGTATCCGTGACCGCCCTCACTAATGAACAGCTCCTGTCTTACGGTTTGCAGGCCGGGTATTTCGTAGAGATTCGTATGATGCGTTGCCAGGCAGAGAACTGGAGTTGGGTGAAGGGCAAGTTTGGTATCACAGAATACCAGAAGGCCGCCAGCGTTCCACCAGCTTACGGGGACGATATATTCTGGATTGATAGTGTGCTGAGTGCATGGTCCGACCCGACTTCTCCTGCGACGCCATCGGACGACGACGTTGGGTCGATGACTGTTGTCATTGGAGTTGGAACGGATTCCTCTGGGGTAGCCGTCGATGGTCCCGTCGTAGGTCACGCGGACATCGTGTCTGTTGTTGCGGCATCGGCTACGGTTAAGATTTCGGGGGATCATACGGCTACTGTCTCCGCTGGCGATTCCATTGGTATCATTCGGTCGACGGCCAATGACACCGATTACACGGTCATCTCTGCGACTCTCAACGGGGTGAACACAGACCTCGTTGTATCTCCTGGGCCTGCGGCTGACTCTGGAGCCGACGGAGAGGTTCATTGGACGGATATTGCTATCCGGTATGTGCCTGAATTGGATCTTGAGAATTGTTGTTTCTGCTTGTCTTACAAGCGGCGCGTGGAGATCACCCCGACTGCTGAGGCTTACGAGCATTACGGATCTGGGGTCAGCATGGACGCGGCGGTGGGTCGCCTTCGGCGCAAGATTGTAGCGACCCTGGCTCCCATTCATACTCGTGTAGTGGACTGGGCTGTCTCGAAAGAATGGACGCTTGAGAACGTGGATACCGGAGCGACGATAGAAGAGACTCTGGCGTCTGAATTCCTTTCGGACGATCTTTCTGGGGTTACCGCTGCCAGCACAGTCACGAATACGTTTACGATCACTGGCGACAGGACGAAGGATCTGGCGGCTGGCGAGACGATTACCATCGTTGACTCGACGGCCAACGACGGTGACTACGTGATAGACACCGTGGTCCTAAATGCCAACGAGGAAGACACCGATGTGGGTGTAACGACGGCTGTTCCCAGTGCCGTTGGAGACGGGTCTTTGCGGCCCATGCCTACCAAGATACTGATGAAGGTTGAGCAGCGCGGAGACATGAGTTTGTCTCAGACTCAGACGTTCAATCTTTACGATGAATCAGCATCGGTGGTTTGGACTTCTACGGACACGACAGGGGTTAGCGATGCAACCACTTGGTACACTGTGACTGAAAATGAAGATGTAACTTCGGACATTGGTAACAATGCCAATGTAAAAATAGAGGCAATTGCAGCAGCAGGCATCACTTACGGTGATGTCCGTTTCACTTTTACTGTATCCCGCTATCAGAGGTAAAAATGACTGTATATGGAACCACTGTCAGTCCCGACAAAGTAAAACTTAAATATCGAGAGCGGTATGTGACAGAGGGTGAGAACGAGCGATCCTTGGCTTATCCGTCTGGGTGTTATCGTGGGTTCATTCCGGAGGACTCAACCGTTCCGGATATGAAGATCCATCTAAACATCGACCCTTTGAGCTTCGAGTATGACACGGATTCGTTTGCTGTCTTTAACCGGTATAATGAGTCCGGAGAGGGCTGGTCCCTTTCCATCAGGGAGTCCACGGACATTTATATTGAGCTGTCCGGGACGGCGTTTGATCCGATTCCTGCGGGCGTAACCTATCTGTACGTGTACATGTATGCGGATTACGCGGTGGGTCAGACGACCGATGTTGAGTACAGGGTCTCCGACGAGGATCCTCACAATGCAGTCAGTTCCAATTACGATGTCGATACTATTGTGATTGGCCGGATACCGGTTACTCCTGCGGCTACTTCAATCAGTTTTGACATTTCTAATGCTTCAACCTGGGTGGACGTCCTTACTCCTCGGACCTATCCCGCTCCAACTGCGGCGGAATTATTGACGGATCTCGGGGCAGGCGACAAGCTCTGGGGTTACTACGACTCCCTGAGCGCATGGCGGACCCCTACTGTGGACGAGAAGAAGGCCATGGTGAATGCGAATTCTCCGGATGCTGCTAATCCGTTTGCGACAATGGACGACACGAACAGGATGTACACAGCGGAGTGGACAGCCTATGACGTGACTATTGATCCGACAGCCAGCGTTGACGGCAAACAGAAGATTGCCCTGTCTGGAGACTGGTACATCGGAGATGGCGCACGAGCTAGTGATGCAGCTCGGTATTTTAAGGTGTACTCCAAGGATTCAACGGTCATGGGATACGATGCTTCGTTTGCATTGGACTACGGCGGCGTTAGGCCGATCAGGGTATGGGATACCGCTGGCACGACGGCATTGACTCCGTCGTCTGCTAGCGATACGGAGGGTTTTTATACGGATCCTCAACTCCAGCTCTATATGGATACCGAGCAGGTTCTCACGCAGGAATTCACGATTGCTGGGTACAAGAAAAAACAGCAGGGGACAATGGAACAGGCACCAGTGAGTCCTGCTGAGTACCCGTCTGCTAATGCTCAGAATGTCAGTGTTAAGCGCTTGTCTTCTCCTCCTCTCTGGGGAGAGACTTCAACGGCTTTGGATGATGAGCGGAATGGTCTTCAGGATGTAGTGCATGATCTCCACAGGCGTCTAAGAGGCCCGGTTGCCAGATCTTTGTCTGCAACCAATTTGAACATGGCGCTGCATAAGATCTCCTCTACTGTATTTCATGAGCAGGGTGCGGCTGATGCTCATCCGTTTGCTATAGAGAACACGTTTCCGTATTTTGGGATTCCATTTGCCGATATTGGGGCCAATAAGTATGCTGTTCGCAAAATTGCACCGTGGCGTCTTGGAGGCATAGGGGCGAAGGTTATTGTTGTGGGTCTAGATAATGCTTATCCGGCCACAGGGGGGCCTGCTGTAGGGTTCGTTGATCCTTCCACTGGGGAAACAACTGTGACCAGGCTTGAGTCATTTCTCCCGGCCAGTGACGGAACAAAATGGGTGTTCCAGGATCTGTGCGTAGATGACAATGCCATATACATTAGAGTCGCAGACGACTCAGTGACCGGCAACAACAGGCTTCTGAAGCTACTGTACGGTTTAACAGTAGATTCTGCCTGGCCTACGAATGGCGTATTGCTGGGCGCTTTCGACGCCGGGACCGTGGCGGGATTTGGTTCGTTAATTCCTAAGCGTGCCAATGTTATAAACGCCAATCTTAATTACTTGGCTGCCAACGATCAAACGACAGAGGTTAACGGGGCGGCCTCAAACGTTGGCGGTGTTTATGTGATCCGCAAGTCGGACGGAGTGATAATAGGCAACGGCACAGGGGATCTTGTGACCTCTGGGACAAGCCCGATTCCCGCACTCAACTCGTCCTACTGTTCGGGGCCTATTGCCTCTGATGGCTCCAATATATATTTTAGCTGCGTAAAAGAGACTGGTGGCGGTGGCATTGCTGGAATCAACATTGGTGTCTGTCAGATTGCCAATCCTCATCTTCCTCCCTCTCTCATTACTGGGTGGTATTCCTGGTATTACGCAGATGGTCAACCTCCAGTTAATGCAATAGATTTGGTGTTTGACGGATATTATATTTGGGGGTTTGCCGGTAGCACTGTCACTGGCTCGCTTGATGGCGGTGTCACTCAATCAGGGTTTACAACTAATGGTGAAGTCGACGTGGTCGATATGACTGGCTTTGATGAGCAGTTTGGCCCGGCTTGTTTTGATGGCAAGGACATCTGGCATATCACGACCGATCCGGCAAAGGGCACTGTAGCCTGTAATCGCCTTTCTGTTCGGGGCGGTGTCCAGGATATAGCGAATTTTACTTCTACGTATGCGGACCTCCTGAAAGAGACCATAGGGATATGCGATCCTTTGCAGGAGCCGAATGTCGCAGCGGATGATCTCGCAGTTGGGGCAATAGCTTTTGACGGCGAGGATGTCTGGTACACGCTGGATGGATATGCAGCCGGAACCGGCACTATGGCTGGGTGGATATTCCGTATTCCAAATGTGAAAAACATTTAGGAGGCTTCCATGGGCATTGTTGTGAAAAAAAGAAAAAAGAAAACGATCAATCCTGTTGATCATCGGGGTAACGCTAAAAAAATGATGGAGAGAGTGGGGAAGGTGTTGTTAGCAGTGTCTCGGAATAATGAATCTGACAGGAATGTCGCGTCCAGCCTGGCTAATCGTGCGAGATCTACATCAGAGGCTCTTCAGGCTGTCCTGGATAACGATCCTGCGCTGAAATCGGAGAGCCCTGAGTTCTTTGCAGAGATAGAGGGTGCTATCTCTGCCTTGGACAGTGTGCATTCTGATCTGACAGCAGAGATCGATAGTTTTCCGGCTTCTCCCACGTACAAGAGAGAAGCCTTTGACGAGGTTATCTCGGATGGATCTACCTGTCTGGGCAATACAGATTTTGTGTTACCAGAGGGTGCGACCATGATGGTGCCTAATCGCAATCTAGGCATCAATGATGTTCGGGTTGTTACGGATGAGCATCGGAGCGCTGGTGCCAAGGTTAGGGCGATCATAGGCAAGTACATCTCAGAAGAGGAGTAGTCATGGCCCTTGGAGTCATCGGATCAATAGTTGAGTCGATCATGTATGGTCCGGAAGGATCCGATTACAAGGCTGCGTCTATGCTTGGGATCAACCCTAAGACAGGCAAGCCTCTTGGAGATCTCGGAGAGCACACCTTTCAGTATTGGCCGGAGACGGTCACGGACACGATTGATGTGGGCTGGAACTGGAAGGATATACCAGGTGCATCTTCGGCCCTGGCCCAGTGGTCTGGGAACTCGGGCCGAACGATTGCTTTCGAGGTTCATCTTCACAGGCTAATGAAGCCCGTTAAGACTCGTAACTTCTTTGAGACTGTGCTCGATCCGTTCAAGTTAAACCGGCCTGAGAACGACATTATAAAGACCAACCGTCCACACAATGTGGATGTGGTTCAAGAGATCAAGTGGCTCCGTGCGTTTTGCTATCCATGTTATGCGGACGTCGACTCTTACAGGACTGCATATCCTCCGCCTGTCGCTATTTTGTCTATGCCCAAAATGGGATTAGGGGACGCCACAGGCGGGAACGCAATTTACTGCATTATGACAGGTTGCGACGTCAATTATCAATTGTGCTTTCCGGATGGAACACCCCGCAAGGCGTCCGTATCGCTGACATTTAGGCAGATTCATCAGGATCCAATTGACAAGGTTGTGTATGCTGTTGGCCATGCCTTGGACGACAACACAAAGGTTCGATACGCATTTCAAAACCCCAATAGCGACAATGTGAACAAGGGCGGCAAGCGCCCCCTTAACAAGATCAAGGGCGGGGGGGCGTTGTAATGGCGATGAAGGCTGTAGAATGCACTGCTGATAGCAGAGAAGAGCCCGTTGCTCGACCGGTCCAGAAGCCTGCTCCGGCGAGCAGAGAGCCGTCTACCGCTGGCAGTGTCCAGGCAGAGAACATGGACGAGCTTGTGATGATGCTCGTTCCGAGGGTAACGTTCAATGCGATGGAAGATCTTGCAAAGAAGCATGGCGGGTCCGTTGCTCAAGTCATGAGCGTCGCTTTGAAATTGTTGCAATTGAAGTCCGAGGAGGCAGAAAATGGCGCTTGAGGCAGGGGACGCTTTATTGGGGACTGGTCTTGCTGGCGCCATAGCTGCTGCTCGCAAAGAGGCGTGGGGGAAGAGTTACAGGGTGGAGAAGGATGCTCCGGCTCTGAACAAAGAGGCGGCGGCGATCATAGACTACATAGTGGCTAACGCAGAGGTATCCGTGACGGAAGCTCCGGGTGGTTCTGCTCTGGTTCCGCCTGGAATAGGAGTGATCACGTGACGAACTCAAGTTCGCGGGCGGCTTTTATGCGATTCCTGGGAGGTATCAATGAAGAACGTCCGACGGAGAATCCATCAGTCATTCCGAACTCGGCAACGCTCTGCTCGGAGGATGATGGGGGCGCTAGAAGCACAGGAAACATGGATGGAGGCACCCAGTGACGATGCACGACATTCTATTGGCGACCCATCAGAAGTTAGGGGTGAAGGATACGGAGGCAGCGAACGGAGCGATTGCCTACCTTCGGGAGGTGGCCAAGAGCCCGTGGCAATTGGCGATCATTAACGTCATCATGGACTCTGTCTCCAGGAATGGATGGAGCGGCGTCGAGCTGGCTCGCGAAGCATTCATGGAGGTGGCCGACGGTGGCAACCCCGATCTTTCGTTTTTGAGCCCATGGTCCATGAATGACATTCTGTGTATCCGTCAGATGCTTGAGGCTGATCGGAAGGATCGGATTAGCAAATTCTTCACGGATGTTGGCCACGTTGTTGGTAAAGTTATGAAAGCTGTTATTTCTTCCATCTAGCTGCCTGTTCCGCGTTTAATGACAATGGTATTGTTCGTGTGGTATTTATTTAAGGGCGTTGTTTTTTTGCCATTTGAGAGAGGTTATCATGCGTGAGTTGATCGAGAGATATATACAGCTTCATGAATCTGTCATTCCTTCTTGGGTCAAAAAAGCTGCCAAGTCCAAGGTTGTCGAGGGGCCGAACGGCAACAAAGCCATCGCGTACGAGTGGAAGTGGATGTGGGATGAGGTTTGGAGCAAGAAAGAGGATGGTCTTGTTTCTAAGAAAGTGAGTGATTGGGACAATGCGATGAATTGTGCGTCGTGCCGTCGCAGGATTGTGCATGTATATTGGGTTGAGACGAAAGAGGGAGATATTCTTCCTTACGGCGGGGATCACCTGCATATGATTCTTGGGTATCCTCGTGAGCTTAAGAAGTCACAGCTTGACAAGATCAAGGCCAAGATTACTACCGAGCGGGCATTGAAGAAGAAAAAAGAAGATGATGAGTACAGGAAGTCGAACTATGAGGCTTGGGTCAAAGCCCTTAGTGTATCCTGCGCTCACGGTGGTGCCTCTGCTATACGTGATGCGATTATGAAGTTTAACGATTTCTATGCAAACAGGCCCAAGCCTCGCTGGATGAGCGATCTGAACGATTCATCCAGAAATGTTGTGTGGCTTTTTAACAAGAGAAAGAAGCTACTAATGCGCGGAGACACTTTGGATGTTGATGGCTTTTTGTCTTTTTCTCCAGGTTGGAAGGTGGAGAACCCAAACAAAATCAGGGCTTTCCTGGACAAGGACATTGTTGATGGTGGGCAATAAGATGCCAAAATGGATAGCCGGTAAAGATGGCGAAGTCACATGGGAGAAGGCCAAGAAGATCGTTAAGGACGAGTACGGTGATTCTCTGGAGAAATCCGACCCGGACAAGTTTTACGCGGTCGTCACGTCAATTTATAAGAAAATCTGTAGCAGCGAAAAGCACACATGCGGAATCGCAGGGAAGACAGAGAGCACTCATATGAAGAACTTGATCGAGCAAATTGAAGGGATTGTCTCTGGGATTGAGGCGTCTGAGTTGTCCGAGTCTAAAGAGGGCAATAACGGTGTTTCGTTTTTCGCCAAAGGCATCCTTCCCGACGGTTCCAAATGGGCCGGTGGCAAACCTAAGATTCGTCTCGGTTATGAGGGGGAAGTCCTCGTTACCAAGAAGCGATTCAAGGGCGGCAAGGCGACCTTCGTGATTACTCTTCGTCCGGGTCGTGGAGGCGGCGGAGGGGCCACTGTAGAGGCTGCTGCATCCAACCATTACTTCAACCTTGCAGGTACGGACAAGCCCGCCATAGACGGCCTGCGGAAGGCTTTCTCTTCGGCTGCGAAGAAGGCCATGCGTAGCATTGGATCCCAGGCCGACAAGTGGCTATCCAAGAAAGACAATTGGGTGTGGCGAGTAGTCGGTTGGGATGAGAGAAACGATTGGACCGTGAAGGATGTCAACATCTCCGGGATTAAGCTCGGGGATGCTATCGTAGACCCAACCCGGCGCAAATGGCCATCGGGACGGACAGAGATCTGGATACCCGTGGAGATTTCCGTCACTGCTGATATGGAGAAAAAGTAAATGACCACCATTCAAGAAATGATCGAGAAGCGAAACCTCGAAGAGTTCTCTTCGGCGGAAGAGGTCGGCAAGAAGCAGGCTAAAGCATTTCTCAAGGCTATCGAGAAGCAGACGGGCTGGGTTGAGACCCAGGTAGGGATTTTCAAGAAAAAAGAACGTTTTGGTCTAACTTCCGAAGAGAACAAGCGCATTATCATGGCGCTCTCTAGGATAGAGGATGAGTTCGAGCATATTATCGATGAGATCGAGGGTGTTTTGATAGGGGATGTTTAGTCGTAGCCAGGCCCAGGTTGTTGTCAGGGTAATAGTTGCTATCAATCGGAGAACAAAAAAATGACCACAATTCAAGAAATGATCGACCGAATGAAAATCGAAAAGTCCGCCGAGGAGCAAAAACCCGAGGCTGACAAAGGGGAACTCGAAGAGGTAACCTCTAACAAGGCAGCTGGTTTTGCTGCAAACAACTGGACTGCGTCCATCAAGTTGGCACGCCAGCTTGCGGCGACCTACAAAGGCATTAAGGGTAGCTTTGGCAAATCCGAGATGTCCGACAAGCACAAGAAGGAAATCGAGCAATGCTACGCGGACGCACAAAAGTGCCTCAAGCGAGCAGCTGTCATCTTTAACGACTACTCATAGACGCCGGGTGGTGACTGCGATGAGGAAGCTGATCGAAAAAATCGAGATGCTTATAGAAGGCACGCAGACTTGGACTGTGACACCCAAGAAGGTCAGGAAAATTGACAACTACGGGAGGGTGAAACGTGCGTTTGCTGATAGTGTTGGAGGAGACAGGATTTATGACCACCCTACTAAAAGGGGGAAGTTTATCGTGTCTGGTGATGAGGCGGGTCTTGAGTATGCGCGGGCGCGTTGCAATGCCAGTGGTTATCGCTTCGACTATGACGTAACTGGGATAATGTAAGAAGCAAGGAGCTATTAAATGACACTGAGTGTAAGCACCCAAGTTTCTCCAGTTGGATCCAATCTAATCAAGGAGACCAGCGCAGGCGCAACGGCCAACAATGATGTCACCGGGACATCTGGGACCATCTACATGATCGAGGTGGATAATGCTGCAAACTCGTCTTCTTCGTTCATGAAGATATACGACGACGCGGCGCCCACAATAGGGACCACGGTTCCCGATCACGTCTTCCGTGTGCCTGCTAACCAAGTTCGCCAGATCGTTTGTCCGGGCGGCATGGACTTCAGTAATCTTTCGTTTGCTGTGGTCACGGCTGGCGGGACAATGGGGACCACGAGCCCAGCGAGCGCCGTTGTCGTAGCGATTGTTACTTCTTAATTAGAGGTTAAGAGCTAGACAGGTATCTTGCCGGAAGATCTCTTGGAGTTGATCGGCGTAGATGCCGTTGTACTCCTTGATGATCCTGTATTTCATCCCGTGTACTCGACCGAATTCCAGGTCATAAGTGTCCATTGAGTTGAGCGTTATCTTGAAAAGGTTAGCCTTGTTGGCCGCTCTCATTTTGAAGCGAATGCGGAGCGTGTTGCCGTCGGCAATGGGAGTACCACCGATCATTGCCATTGATCGGTTTCCGCCGAACTGTCGGAAGATTTCCTGAGCGACTTCTTGCTTGTTTGCTTCTTCCAGTTTGCCTCTCCCTGGGTGGCTTGGTTTCTATTAAAAAATAACGCATAGCATGGGTTTGTCAACTGTCCAACAGGGAGGATCGCGGCCCTGTTTTGAAAAAATGTAAGCCGCGAACTTAAGTTCGCAGGTTTTAGCCCCTTTTTGGGCAAACGAACTTAAGTTCGCAGGTCAAAAAGTGACCTATGTATGTGGAATCACGGGTGAAATACGAATTTGAATTTAGGGTATTGACACGCAAAAAATGATCGCGCATATTGTTCTCCACCTAAAAATTCTTTCCTTTCCAAAGCCAAGAAGAAGCGAATACCCCAGGGTAACAATATATGGGTTGACAAAGCAGTAAGCAGGCTCTAACGTCCGCTTGGCTGATTTGAAAACCCAAAAGCTAGCGTGTAAGAGGGGCTCAAAGATTGGGCCATGTTGGTAGCTGAGGCAAGTTGATGGAAGGTTTCTGAATGAGTTTTGATAAAAAGGCTTTGCTCGCGGACCTGGAGCGCTTGATAGATCACCCAGACACCCCGGCTGCTGAGAAAGAAAATGCCCTTGAGAGGGTTCGAGAGATAGAGCTTCGTCTTTCTAAGGCCATGGTCAAGAACAAGAAGAAGCCGGGGATAGCATCTCTGGCAGGTCGCTCTCCCAAGGTAACGGGGATAATCAAGGTTCGGTGGCCTTTCGGCTGGGACGGCCCATGCGTTCGTGTCGATTATCAGTTTGTGCCGATTGGCGAAGGGGGCGAGCTTTCCTGGGGCTGTCCTGGTTGCGGCAACAGGGTTGCTGAGGATATACGAGGGAGGCTGCTCAGGAGGCTCTTGGGCAGACCAGGCGGGGTTTCAAGATGGATCGGCGACAGGGCAAGGGGAGCCATTAATCAGTTGTGTAATGCGTGTTGGGACAAGCATGAGGGTTGAAAGGTTTGAAGTTATGAATTTTCTGAAGAGAGACAAATACATTTTTACTTTTGGTATGGGCACCGAGAATCGTGGCAGGTACGTCGAGATAGAGGGGACCGGGGACGAGACAAGGGATCGAATGTTCGCGGTATTCGGGAAAGAATGGGCGTTTCAGTATGATTCCAAAAAAGGGGCGGAGCTGATTAAAGAGTACGGCTACACGAAGATGGAGCTTCCGGAGACTCCGCAGCAGCCAAAGGGCTCAAGCTAGCAATCAAGAGGTGTCTCTGGTAGAGTGTTTCCAAGTTGAATATTGAAAGCAGGGTTGAGTGTCTAAATATAATGTTATTCTCGCGGACTTCCCGTGGTCATATTCGGACAAGGCGAGCGCAGGCAAGCGCGGCGTTGATTATAAATACAGCACTATGAGCATGAGAGATCTTTCGCAGATGAGAATAAGGGATCTCGCTGCGGAGAATTGTGCGCTCTTCTTATGGGCCACGAGTCCTCTGATGCCGGAAGCTATCGATTTGATGCGGTCATATGGCTTCAAGTACAAGAACATAGCCTTCACGTGGGTGAAGACCAACAAGAAAGCCAAGACGCTTTTTTGGGGGATGGGAAATACAACAAGAGCCTGCGCTGAGTTTGTGCTGCTTGGGCTGCGCGGCAAGGTGCCTCGCGTTTCGGCGGGTGTTCATTCAGTTGTCATGGATCCTGTCGGCAAGCATTCTGAGAAGCCGGAGTCCGTCAGAGATCGGATTGTCCAGCTCTATGGTGATGTTCCGAGGCTTGAGCTTTTCGCTCGCAGCAAATGCGAGGGATGGGATCAGACAGGCTTGGAACTCGACGGCAAGGATGTATTCGATTTCATCGAGGAGAAATCCCCGCTTGATATACGGTCTGGTTTGCGAGCTTTATCACAGCGAACTTGAGTTCGCGAGGAGGGCTAGGTGACCGAAGACAGGATACGAATTGTTAACGTTCGTCGAGGCCCGCGCCCATCTCAGTTTAAGCTCGTCTGTCCATGCGGATCCGAGGATATTCAAGCTAGGAGATCCGAGTCGGGCGCTTTCTCGACAGAGAGAGATGTCTATCATGTTGATATTCGCTGCTCTGAATGTGAGCGCACAGAGGTGGCCAGGAAGCTGGGCGGGAGAAGCGCCTATGTGAACCTTGGAGTATGGGAGGATGAAGATGAGAATTGATAACGGTGTGTTGTCCTTTTTTGCGCTAATGGCCATCGCCACGTGCTTTGGGTTCCTTGTGCTTGTCCTTACCTCTTGCGGCGAGGGGTGCGAGGCAGAAGTGACTAGGTGCGCTGGGAACTCGGTGGAGATATGCAACGCCGATGGCGACTGGGACGAGGTCATGGATTGCAGTGATGTCTGGAGCGCCGACGGGGCGGACTGGAAATGCTGTGTGGATACAGACGGGGAGTCTACGTGTCTCCCAGGGGGGTGTGACTGATGGCAAAGGTATTAACGGGCGATCTGGTTGTAAAGCTATGGGCCGACATGCAGTCGGAGTTCAATTTCAAGGTACTGAGAAAGAACAAGTCATCCACGATGCGCATGGTTGGGAGTTTTCTCCAAATGATCGGTGTTCAGGATCGCGGAGATTTTATGAACAAGTACGCCGTGACATTTTGGGATAAGATTTACATACCCTATGAGATAGGGAAGGCGGCGGGGCGCTGGGGCTTGGTTAGCCAGGTTACGAATCTAGCTCATGAGGCTCATCACGTTGTTCAGTTTCGCAAGAATCCGGTGAAGTTCCCGTTCAAGTACATCACTAGCACATCGGCGCGGGCTCACTATGAGATGGAATCGATGCGGGCCAGCATGGAGGTGTACAAGTACCTCACGGGAGAGATGCTAGAACCGGCTCTTGTGGCCAGTCGGCTCAAGGCATATGGATGCAAGCAGAAAGACATTGACGTGACTCAGAAGAGCCTGGAGGCGGCGTATAAGGTAATAGAAAAGGGAGGTGTTGTTACAGAGACATCTCAATACTTGATAATGCTCATGGAGCGATCGGACATGAGAGTGGAGGTGCTGCCCCCTATGCACGTTTTCTTCGATAAGACACTCTTTTTGTAGAAATGCTTTTTTCTTTCCTCAGCTTGTTGACAAACCCCTTTGCAGGACGTAAATTGTATAGTGAGAGGACGGGGAAAACCCCCGGCCCGAAACTGAGGAGTTGAAAATGTTGACATCTGTTGAAACCGTTGCTGTTGCAAAAGCCGTCGAAACCAAAGTCGCCAAGGCAGCTCGCAAAGATCTCGTCGCTGGCGAGAAATACGATGTCGATGTTGTTGTCCGTGTCCAGGGTGAAGTCTCGGTTGGCGAGGACTACACTCGCGCTTCCACTTCCTCGCTTATTAGTGAGGAGTTCATGATTCTCGTTCTTCAGCGCTGCGGGGTGACTCGCGACGGCGCGGCCAAGGTTATCGAGGAAGTGGCCAGCGAGTACCTCAAGGGATGGACAGGGGGCGCTGCGGCGAAAAAAGAGGCCAAGGCTGCTCGCAAGGCAGCGGTCAAAGAGGCGGACCCGGAGGGTAAAATCTCCGCGATTTTCGAGGGTGTGAAAGCCAAGGTTCCGCGCACAACGTGCTCGGGCAAGGTTGAGTTTGAGGGAGAGGTCACCCAGGTTAGCGCTCCGACTATCAAAATCAAAGAGGAGGCAAAGAAAGAGGCTGTCTAGCCTTTGAAAAATCCTGCCTTAACCGAGGGGAGCGGCTATCTAGTCGACTCCCCTTTGGTCGTAGAGAGACCCAAAAAAGAGGAGGGTGCAATGAGTCAAGGTTGTCCGAAGTGTAAATCCAGCAAGACCAAGGGGGTTCACAGCCCCAATTCCCCAGGGGATCTTTTCATTGAGTGCGAGGCGTGCGGATGCGTGACGCCGGTTCCAAGTCGGAAACAACGCATTGCCAATGAGTCCGCTGAGGCGGCTGAGGCGGCTGCTGCGCCGGGCGTAATCTGCGGGTAATCCATCCTTCTGCCTCGCCTTTTATTTTTGCTTGCAAGCCCGTGTGATGTAATATGGGATTCATGAGGGCACTGATAGAGGCAAAAATGATTGAAGCTGAATCAATACCTGCAATGCAGGAAGTTGAGAGTTCCAACGTCCATTCGGTGGGGTACGACTATCTAAAAGGGATCCTGTACATCCGATATTGGAAGGATTCCACAACTCGCCGATCTCAGGTCTCGGGGAATATCTACAAGTACTTCGATGTCCCGTTTTTGGTCTACCACCACATGATCAACGCCAGAAGCAAGGGTAAGTTCATGTGGGCTCAGATACGCGATCAGTATCGGTACAAAATGATCGGTCGCACTGGTTGGCGAAAAAGGCAGCCTAAGAGGGCAAAAAAGAAGCCAGCAAAGAGGAAACGGTAGCGAACTCAAGTTCGCCGGGAGATCAGTATGACATTGTATGTTGTTTCCAAGACGTCGGAAGAGAAAAGCTCCACGGGAACCATTCAGCGGGTCGACGTGGTTGTATACGGGGTGTTCACCACCGAGGAGAGGGCGAGCACTATCGCAACAAGGTGGGGCGCGTCTGTCTCTGAGTACGTGGCAGACCAGGGCGGTCGAACGGTTGCTAATCAGTGGCTAAATCCGGGATATGCAGCAAGTTGACGTTTTAGAATTGACGTGGTAATCGATCTTTATGAGGCTGCAACACATGACCGGATCTATTATTGAAGTGGACACCGTGAAGTGCGGAAAAGAGTTGCTGCTTCAGGTTGGAGATGGTGATGCGTTTGGGCCAGTTTTGGCGTATATGATGTTCACGTCTTTCCCAGCATGTATTATGTCAGCGTCGGAAGAAGAGATGGATTATCTTCGCTCTGGGGGGTACATAATTGCTCCTGATGGAGTCTTCAGAGAGGATATGAAGAGGTAAGGGCAGTTGAATCGTAGCCATAAAATAGCACTCGATTCGACCCCTCGTCAGGAGAGGTATTTTCGGCGAGCGTGCGGAGTGTCGCGGTTCACATACAACTGGGCGTTGGCTGAGTGGAAGAGGCAGTATGATCTGGGCGGGGATCCAAGTGGGTTTGCATTGAGGAAGCAGTTTAATGCCATTCGCCATGTCGATTTTTCATGGACTGGGGAAGTGTTACGTGATGCGACGGCACGGCCGTTCATGAATGTTGAAAAAGCCTATCAGAGTTTTTTTAAAAAAAGAGGGAAGTATCCTCGGTTCAAGAAGAAAGGTGTCCGTGATAGCTTCTATGTGTCGAGCGATAGACTTGCAGTAGATGGCCAGAGAATCCGGATTCCGCGTATTGGGTGGATAAGGATGAGGGAAGAGCTTCGTTTCACGGGAAAGATAACTTCAGCGGTGGTGTCAAGAACAGCTCACAAGTGGTTTGTGTCAATAGCGGTGGATATTCCTAAAACTCTGACAACGAGCGAGAACCAAGCCGTGGTTGGGGTGGACCTGGGAATCAAGTCGCTGGCGACATTATCCACTGGGGAGAAGTTCGAGGCACCGAAGCCGTTAAAGAAGTCATTGGCGAAGTTGCAGAGGTTGAGTCGGCAGTTGTCCCGCAAGCAGAAGGGGTCGAATCGTCGGTGGAAGGCCAAGCAAAAGTTGGCGCGGTTTCATTATCGAGTGTCGTGTGTCCGCAACGACGCGCTGCACAAGCTGACAACGGGGTTAGTACAGCGATTTGGTACAGTGGTCATTGAAGACCTGAACTTGAAGGGCATGGTCCGCAACCGGTATCTGTCGCGGGCTATTTCCGACGTGGGGTTTGGGGAGTTTCGACGGCAGATTGAGTACAAGGTTGCGGATCACGGTGGTCGTTTAGTAGTGGCTGATCGCTGGTATCCGTCGTCGAAGACGTGTTCGGATTGTGGGTTCAAACTGGATATTTTGTCATTAGGCACCCGAAAATGGGATTGTCCGGAGTGCGGATCTTCACACGACCGAGACATCAATGCCGCTGTAAATTTGAAAAAACTAGGGCAGGCTTTGCCCGAAGTGACGCCCGTGGAGAAGAAGGCCCTGGCGAGCAGTGATCTGTTCGTGAAACCAGCTTCGGTGAATCGGGAACTAAGCTGTGTCAGGCGCGAAAGTGTTTGAATGCACTTTAGAAAGCAGGGTATATCATTGAGGTGTGAAAATACAGCAGAACCAGGCCCAGAGGCTCTTAGGGCATGGGCAGAACGGGCGGTGGCTCCATTTCATGGAGTCCAGCAGGCGGAGGCGTCTGGTCCGATTAAGACGAGCTTTAGCATCTGGGGACCTGTATACGAATCTCTCTTTGGTCCGGTCGGACGACTGGCTTGCCGATGGGATGGCCAAGGCCGTATATCGGTTCTGTTGCCAGATGAGGGAATCGAAGAAACAGATTTAATTCTGGAGAACACTCGGTGAGAGTGGTAGGAATCTTGGAGTCGTTTGGCCTTGCAGAGGCCGTGGGTGAGATGGTCCTCTCAGATGAGGAGATTGCCTTTATGGCGGCGGCGAAAAAAAGACGAGGTTGTAATTGCGTCACGTCCCAGAGTGTCACTCGCGAGGACAGGCGGCGCATTATGGAAATAGGTCAGAAATGTCTAAAGTGGAGGGCAGAGAACCAATGAGCGATTGTAGTTGTGATTCAAAATGCGGAGAAGCGGTTGCTGAAGAGATGAAAGTGTTAGGCGGGTATGTTGTCGTCGAGCGCGACAAGGCCGAAGGCAGCGAGCAAATGAGCCCTGGCGGGATTGTTCTCCCGGCTAGTGCCGAGAAGCCTCCCCAAACGGCGTGTGTCGTAGGTGTAGGGCCGGACGTTGATGGTATCAACGTTGGAGACAAGGTTGTTATTGGCAGATTCGTCGGTACTGACTTCGAGGTCGGCGACAAGGATTTGTGTGCTGTCGTGGCGGGAGACATTATCGCCATAGTTTAAAAATCTGCTATAAGTTGAATGTTGCATGAGTTGAAGGGGCGAACAGATGAAGAGAGCAGAATTGGTCCTCCCGTGGGAGGAGGATGAACGTGTCCGAGGCGAGAGGTCTCGGTGGGTTGTTTTTTTTGTGTTTTTAGTTGTGATCCTGGGTATCGAGTTGTTCTACCAGGGGATCAAGGGAGGGCACAAAGAGGACACCGATAGAGGTGCAGAGTATGAATTATGCAGCGTGCAAGAGATGCGGGGTGGTGGTTCCGAGAGATGAGATGCGGTCCGTGAACGTCCATTTTTTCACAGAGTCAGAAAGCCGAGATATTGTTCGCGTAAGGCTGTGCCGAGAATGCAATATGAGCATGAGACAATCGATACGCGCAATAGAGTGGCATAATGAGCTGCTCCCTGGTCCTGACGGTGGGAGCGGCAGGCTACATCAGCCGAGGCAATGGGCTAGACCCGCCCAGTTGGACGACTCGGAGGCAGCGATGAGACAAAGGGGTAAGAACTTGGATGTCACGTATTGACCATCTTCCTAATGGTTTGAATCCCAAAGCAGCAGGAGAGCGTATACCGAGACGAGAGTTTGTTCAAAGGCCAGGTTTGGCCCCAGAGCAGGACTTCGACTGTCCCATGTGTGACGGGAAGCTGAAGCGTCGGTTCTCTAAGAGGTATCGAAGGCATTTTTACGGTTGCGTTAATTTCTTCGAAACTGGGTGCAACGGGTCTATTGGGTGCCATCCGGACGGGAGGCCGCTGGGTATCCCGACAAATCAGGAGGGCAAGGACTGGCGTAAGAAGGCACACGAGGTTTTTGATCTATTGTGGAAAGAGGGGGGGGTAACCCGAAAAGAGGCGTATTATTGGATGGAGCATGCCTCCGGTGTTGGCATTGCCCACATTGGTGAGATGAAGCTGGATCCGGGCGGCGCATTCTCCATCCTCTAAGCGCAGCGTAGGATGGAGTTAGCCGCCATTTTGATTTTGGATATATCGTTTTATTACTTCAAGAGGGGCTCCGCCAGCCGAGAGCACGCAGTATGCCCGATTCCACAGTACGGGTTTCCAGTAGTATTTTTTGAGTTCACCTTCGAACTCACGTCGGATTTCGCGAGAGCTAATTGTTTTGAGTGTGTTTACGAGTTTGCTCGGCTGGATGTTTGGATGAGCATCAATGAGCAAGTGTACATGGTCACGTTCGCCATTGTATTCGGTGAGTTTGCAGCCTGCATTTTCGCAAACTCTTCGAAAGTGGTCGCCCAGACGTTCCAGGATTGGATCAGAAAGAGCTTTGTGTCGGTACTTAGTGACAAAGACTATGTGGTAGAATATGCGAAATACGCAGTGTGCATGGCATCTTAGGTCTTGTTGCAGCATTGAAACTATGATAGGGAAGCAAAGTGGAAACCACAACTAGAAATTACGAATTTCGACTTTATCCAACCAGTAAACAGGAATCAGTTTTAATTGGTTGGCTCGGTCTTCACTGTGAGATGTACAACGCTGCGCTTCAAGAGCGACGTGATGCGTGGCGAAAGAATGGTATTCGCGTCACGTACAACGATCAGCAGAATCAGCTTCCCGCCATCAAGCTCGACAGGCCAGAGTTTAATCCGCTTGGGAGTCATGCTCTCCAAGAGACTGTTCGGCGGGTTGACCGAGCATTTTCTGCTTTCTTCCGTCGAGTCAAAATGAAAGCTGGGAAGGCTGGTTTCCCGCGTTTCAGGAACCGCAAGCGCTATGATTCGTTTTGCTATCCTGATCCAGCAGGGTGGAATGTCGAGAAGTGGACGGAGAAAGGTGGCAAACTTCGGATTTCTAATCTCGGTTTTTTCTCGATGCGAGGAAGGGCTCGTGTGCCTCTTGAGGACGGAGAGCGTAGAACGCTCACTGTACAAAGGCGACAAGGTAGATGGTTTGCGACGTTTGGTTATCGACACGCGATTACCACAGTATTTCGCCCTGAGATAAATCCACGCACTTCAGTAGGTATTGATGGCGGAGTTAAAGTTCTTGCGTATTTGTCTAACGGGATAGAGATAAAGAATCCGAAGTATCTTGCCCAATCCTCGAAGCTAATCAAGTCGGCTCAGCGAGATTCGTCTCGTAAAAAGCGCGGTTCGAAGAATAAGAGCAAGGCTCAGGATAGGGTTTCTCGTCTTCATAGGCGAGTCGCCAATCAACGGAAGAATTTTCTTCATCAGATTTCTGCGATGCTAGTCGGAGCATATTGCTTTATAGCTGTGGAGGATCTCAAGATCAAAAACATGATCCGGTCGGCGAAGGGGACGCTAGAGAAACCGGGTCGTAAAATCAGACAGAAATCCGGCCTCAATCGGTCGATGTTGGATGCAAGCCTGGGAATGTTCTATCAAAAGCTTGAGTACAAAGCGGTGGAAGCTGGCACTCAGTTTGAGCGAGTAGACCCGAGTGGAACGACGCAGCAATGCGCCCGTTGTGGGGAGCATGTCGAGAAGTCGCTGGGGGACAGGTGGCATTCTTGTCCTGTTTGTGGTTTCGAGGCTAATCGCGATCACAATGCCGCAATCAATATTCTATCGAGAGGTTTCAAGCAATCCGGGCGGGAACCGTCCGAAGTGTGGAGGTGCCAGATTACTGGTCCGTTGAGGCACGGAACCACCTCCATGCGTTAGCATGGTGCGTGGTAGTTCATCTAGGGAGATTAGCATGACTGACATTGTGAAGGTTTTCAACAGAGAGTTCGAGGGGTCCCCCTTCGCTACGATAACGTACAAAGGCAGACCTTGCTGGATTGCAAAGGACGTCGGGAGGGCTCTTGGGTACTCCGACAATGGTGGTCGTCTGGGTACAAATATCACGCACGAATGGAAGGATGATTTTATTGAAGGCAAGGACTATGCTGTCTTGAAGGGTCGCGAACTTGCCGAGTTCAAAAGGCTTTTTGAGGCAACTACGGAAAACGTAGTTGGCTACGCTTCCCATCTTACTCTTCTTTTTGAGACGGGGATGCACATGGCATTGGTTAAGGTGAACAAGCCAACAGGTCGAAAGTTGCGGAGGCTTATCGTTGACGACGTTCTTCCTCAGATTGCTCGCGATGGCGCGTATCTTCCTGAGAGGGAAGTTGTAAGCGGAAAGATTGTCGAGAAGGAGATTGTTGAGAAGGAAATTGATGAGCCAGAGGAAGACAATGCCCCATCTCTTTCTGAGAGAAGACTAGCTCTATCAGAGGCGCGTGAGCGCAGGCTACAAAGGCAAGCCGAAGGCAATGCAATAAAAGAGATAGCTGACTTGTTAGAACAGCACGGACGGCCTAGTAGTGTTGTTATGTCTTGCAAGATTATTGCGGCGGAGCGAACAACAGGTATTGACTTTGGAATGCTCAAGCCAGCTATCCAAAAAGATCCGGGCTGGATGACGGCGGGCGACATCGGACGACATCTGGGTAGGTCGGCTCAGTTCATCGCGGCGCGAATTCGAAAGCTGGGATACGGAGATGGGTCAAAGTATTGCAAGCCGGTCATGGGTCTTAGGGGCATCTCGATCCTTGGGAGCAAAGTCATTGATATAAAATACTACGATCCACAGATCGTCCCGGCTATTAGCGAAGCGTGTATAGAGTACGACCGGTTTCGCGGCATAGACGAAGATCAAAAAGTTATCAATTTCTTCCCCAAGGGTAACAGGCTAGAAGAGTAGTATTCCAACCATCAATTAGTTGACAAAGCACGTCCATCGGGCTATTGCTCCTTTGCGGATAGGCAAGGAGTGATTGATGAATATCGTTGAATCTATGAGGTGCGAGATCCCTCAAGGCAAGTCGGGCGACTGGGAGGTTAAGAAGTTCTCAGTCGGCGAAGAGCAGTCCGAGTGGACCAGGATCAAAGAGGGATCCAGGTACGTGACTGCTGGGCGTTACACTGGCCTCTATCGCAGGGGTCAAGTGATCATGAGCGACACCCCCGCCGAGATAAGGGATCACCTATCGCCAGTTCGGGAGGCCAAGAGGCTGTGCCTGGTCAACGGGTTAGGGCTTGGTTGTGTTGTGAAGGGGATGCTGGAGAGACTTTCGGCTGTAGACAAATTGGCGGTAGACAAGGTTACCGTCATTGAGAAGTCGGTCGATGTCATTGACTTGGTAGCTCCTTATTTCCGCGATCGGTACGGGCACAGGTTTGAGTGCATTAACGCCGATGCGTATGAATATAGGCCGCCCAAGGGGGAACGGTACGCTGTCGTGTGGCACGACATCTGGGATTACTTGTGCGGAGACAACCTCCCTGAGATGGCTAGACTGCATCGCAAGTATGGGCGTCGGGCTGACTGGCAGGGGTCCTGGGGCAAAGAGGCGATCCAGAGGCATGAGCGCAGGCGCATGTCTTATGGTCGTGCGGTCTAGAGGGCCACATGAGAATTTTCCAGGCATGTCAATCAGAGGTTGCGAGTTTCGCTGTCGAGGTTCCGTCCTCGAAGGGGGATAAGACCTACGAGGTGCAGGGCACTATAATGAATGGGTTCGTTAGGTGCTCCTGCCCTGGGTTTACTTTCAAGGGGACGTGTAGGCATGTTAAGACGGTTGTGGAGACATGCGGGTGGCGTTCTAATTTATCGAGTACGCCCCAGACTTTGAGTCAGAAAGAGAACAGGATTTGTCCAGTGTGTGGCCGAAGAACGGTCGACACTGCATATATGGAGGAAGCGAAATGAAGATTCCGATGATTCTGTTGGTATCGAGTATTCTGGTTGGGGCGGTCGCGTTTGCGGTCAACAGTCCCACAAATAGCGGTCGCATTGAGGTGGCTGACTATTACGAGTGTGAGACAGCTGACGATCAATGGGAGTACGCAGAGGTTGCTGAGCCGGTGGTTGAGACGGAGGTCGAGTCGAACAAGTTCCCCAACAAGGAGCAGACGATCACCATTGGTCGTATCGCTGATGGCATCTTCAAGATAAAGAAGCATGAGGGCGGCTGGTGGGAGTGCGGAAAACTTATTGACAAGGATGAGGATATACGAGATCTGGCGATCAAATATGCGCACGCTATTGTGAAGTATTCTCACGAGGCTTCGCAGTTGATGATCCGATCCAGGAGTGGCAAGTACGCGGTGCTGAATCCATGGGGGTTAGCAGGTACAGTGTTCAATGAGAGCAACTTTGACCGATGTGCGCTAGGGCTGCATCCGAGGCGCAAGGCGTATGACCTCGGTCTGATTCAACCACGGCGCAAGACCATATCGCATACGGAGAAAGAGGTCCTAAGGGCCGTTCGCAGTGCCAAGTTGCAAAGGTTCTTTCCGAAGTCTGGATACGATCTCGGGACAGCACAGTTGCTATCCCGGTTCTATCCTCGACGGAATGATTTTGCTTTAATGATTTCGCTGAACGGCAGTACAGAGGCGGCGGCGAAGAATATGATTTCGAGAGCTGTCTATAATAATACAGAACGCCCGTGGGCATATTGGCCTGGGCACAGGAGTAGGAGATACGATAGGCGGGTTACGTCACGTGCTCGGGCGCTGGGTGCCACGAGCAAGGATATTTAGACTTCTTATGATGACTCGACGACCGGTGGAGATTCGTATGTTCACTCCTACAGATCTATCCGCACCTACCGGTCGTCGATCATCGCCTTTAATTGGAGATTGTAATGTCGGATTTGTTAGGGCCAGGGCTGCATGCCGGTGATCGGTGGCTGGGTATAGAGAAGGCTCTCCACGAAGAATCCCTACCGGGGATTACTGCGAAGTTGGAAATAGGAGACCATGACGTCTATCTAAAGACAGCGTGGAGGAACGGGTCGATAGTTAGGATAGACTTGACTCTTTCTGGGTGTTCCAACGAGAACGGGGCATCGACACCCCTTGAGGTTTCCCTAGAAACGGCCAAGATGGACTTGGCTCGTTCGTCGTGTGAGACAATTTGTAAGCAGGCGTCTGAGATGCTTCAGTCTGGAGTAGTAGGGATAGGACATGTTATCGACGACTGGGCCGGGAGACAGACGTACCCGGACGGTTATTGTCCTCAGATTCCCGGTATTGGCCCCGATGGGAAGCCATCCGATAGGACTTACCAAAGAGGCCCCCTTGATGCGGCTGCTAAGTATATGCGGTTAAGGATAGACGAGTGGTCTAAGTTGATGGCACCGGAGGAGAGATGACGGCTGAATGGATGATAGTTACAGGTCTTTTGTTGTCCGGGTTTGCACCAGGCGCATTGATCGCGGCTTTAGCAATTGCGAAGGTGCGGATGTATTCTCAACTCTGGGAAAATGAGAGAGCTGGGAATTACGTGATGACGAAGCGTTTAACGGAGCTGGAAAACGGCACCAAAGGAGATTGAAGATGAGTGGACGTATTGTTGGTTTAGACGGTCGGCCTATCGATAGAAATCGGAATTCTGGGCCAATGACCCCTTTTGCGAGGACTCCGGTTAGCGAAGAGATGAAGGGTTCGGGGGTTCTGGGTGCTTTTCAGAACAACAAATACATGGTGTTCATTCGGACCACGGTGTCCAACGGATTCCAGGTAGCTGGAGAGGATGGGAAGCCGCGTCCCATGGACATCGCTCATCTAACGATAATGAGGGTTGATAAGTCCACCAAAGAGATCTCGTGGATAGACAAGCAGAAGATCAAGAATGAGATTCTTGGTCCTGAGTTCGAGGCTGTCGAGATCTTCCCAGCAGAGCGTCGAAGGCTGAAAGAGATCAAGAGCTATCACTGTTACATGTGGGCGTTCGAGGGTGGCAGTACTATCCCGGTAGGGTTGGAACCTCGTCGCCCAGGGCTTGACGATCCAGCGCTTCAGATCTCCCCAGACGAAACCGTGGCTTACGTGGTGGAGACTATTCGTGACGAGCCGGGCACTCCTCCGATTACTGAGGTTTTTCTCTCGGAAGAGGAAGCATGTGAGATGTATGAGAAGGCCGGGAACGAGCCTCCGAAGGGAGCAGTTAGATCGTTCGAGCACATTCCTATAGGTGGAGATGGAGTGGCGTGGACAGACGCCGCCAGGGCGAAGTTTGACGCCCTAATGGCGAAGGCCCAGCGTATTCAGGCTGCGATGAATGGAGAGGCTCAGGGGCCGAGCGAGGAGGCTCAGGAGGGCGGCATAGAACCCAGTGAGGTGAGGCGTATCAACGTCAATGGTCCGGTCAACGATCAAGATGATCTTGAGGACTCCATAGGCGTGAGCGATGAGTCTCCCAAGGGGGATGAAGAGAATGTCATGATGCCCGAATTCATGAAGCTCGGCATTGAGCAAATCCAGAAGTCTCGCGAGGAATAATGGCTCTTACTAAGGTTGAACTTTCGGTGATCGACCTTTGGACATCTAGGGATTTGCTCTTTGTCGTGAAGGGGAAGGGCATCACGACGATCCACAAGTATACTAAATGTAGAAAACCTCGGTACGACACCAAGATAAGGCGTTACCTGGACCGGATGGAGGACAGCAGGGATGATCTCCCATCTGCGAAGGCTGTGTGCGTAGATCTCGCCGGTCAGCTTAGGTACGTATGGAGGACGGACGTTCTTACGGAGTCGGAATATGATGTCGAGAGGAAAAAAGGAGTCTCGGGACTCTCAAGAGCTTTTGCGGCGAAGCGCAAAGGGGCTGTGGACGAAGGGTGAGATAAAGGGCAATGCGCTCGTTATTTCATATCATCGGCGGCACGAAGTGAGGGGCAGCACCGTTTTCGAGGTGGACCCGGACGGGGACATTGAAAGATCGGGCCATGTTCATGGCTTCGAGTGGGGCGATCCGTGGAAGATAATCGGAGAGATTTGGTTGACCGACGAGATTGCCAAGATGTGTAGTCCGGTGAAGTTCGGAGTTTTCTCTGTTGCCATGATGCGCCACGCCGTGAATATGATTTCAGAGGGGTACGGTGATTGCCCCGAAGACGTAATCCGCTGGTTCAGAGAGCCCGGTATGGGTTACATGGAGGGCGCTGATTTCTTGTTTGAGCGCGACAGCGGTCAGTTTGAGGGGCTCATTGGGCAGAGAGCGCATGTGGAGAGGCGCAGCGAGAAAGATGGAACAGAGAGCATGGTGGCTGCCATAGAGGTAGGGCGTTCCAGGTTTGAGATCGACCTGTCTTTGGACGAGGACATCGTTGATTTCATAATTGCTACGTCCCCGGTGTGATCTGACGAACAGGCAACAGAAAACGCTGTATCCAGGCGCACCTCTGCGAACTCAAGTTCGCGGTGAGTTGATTGACAAAACGTTATTGGAATTATAAAACGGTGGAAGCTGATGTTTGAAGAATTGACGATTGGACAATTACTGAAAGATTTACGTTCCGTTAAGCTCCGGAAGGAGTTACGCGGGTACGTTGATCGAATGCGGGCAGTTTTTGAGGCCAAGGGGGATCTCCCGGCCCTTGAAAAGGTTAAGATCCGGCGAATGTGCACTCAGTATTCCAGACAGTTATTAGAGCTTCATGAGTCGAGGCAGCGTGCCAAGAGGACCAATGGTCTCAGGGCTATGGGGCTCACTGTGCAGGAAGCGGATCGCAGAGTTGAAAAGAGGCGTGCGGACGAGATTCGCAGCAGGATGGATGTAGGTTTTTGACATGAGCGATAGCAGAATCAGTTCTGAAATATTGGATGCCGCACGTGAAATCGTGGGGTCTGTCCGGCACTTTGTTGATCACCCTGATGATATAATTGTGGAGGTTCGCGAAGGGCCATACCGCTTGACTGTTGAACTGTACACTCATCCTGGCGACGTTGGCCAGGTGGTGGGGCGCAATGGTTATTTGACCACTTCGCTGAGGGCTCTCCTGGCTGCGGTTGCGGGGAAGCACAAGATTAAAATCGATCTTGATTATGTGACAGAAGAGGATAATGCGCGGGGGAATGCTCGCGGGAATATGCGGGCTGGTGCCCGAAATTAGAGCTTGATTTAGACACTGTATAAGTGTATTTCTCCGGTCGCACTGAAAAACATGATGCCAGGAAGGACCTGGATGTGTGCGGAGGAAATGTTGTCTCTGGCCCAACTTGAGACGGTTGAATCTGTTGACCTAGAGGAATCTATTATTCTGGGGATTGCCGAGTCGGTTGCTCTGATGTCGGTAATGATGGGCGGGGATGATAGCAGGGGGAAATCGGTATTTGTTTTTGGTGACCTAGAGGTTGAAGTTGTAGAGAGGGATCCGCGCCAAAGCCCCTCTGGAAGAATGGACGATGTCTTCATGGCATCGAAGGGCCTATCAGAGATGGATGGTGAGATTTCTCTGGTTAATGCTTTTGCTGGTTTACTTGTCGCTGATGGATGGTCGATGCTCATAGGTAAGGTTAGATCTCCGTTGTGGATGTTTGATCACGATGAGCGAGGTATCGACGAAGTTGCAGAGGAGTACGGGGTATGCAGAGAGAAATTTACATCGGAGATGTTGTCCGCACTGAACACGGCGTAGGTGTAGTCCGAGACGTTAGGACATGGAGAGATAAGATAGAAGAGATGGAGGATGACTGGCAGGCCCAGGAGTTCTCAGCAAAGTGTCTGACGGAGGTAGGTAAAGAGTACAGAGAGAAGTGGGTTGAGATACTTGTTGTTGTTGATGGGAAACCTATCCGGTTTCAATGGTCAGATGTTGAAGTAATGGAGGGAAGAGATGCCAAGACCAAGCCTTTCGGCGTTGTCAAAAGTCGTAAAAAGATCTCAGAAAAAGACAGCTGATGCCCATAAAAAGAGGGCAGAAAAAAAAGCAAAAAAGAAGAAAGAGGCTCCGGCTAAAAAAGTTCTTGAGCCTATAGAATTCTCTTTAGACATGTGCGAGGGTGGACAAACCAACAAAAAGAGGTTAACCTCTACAAGAGTGCAACATTTAATGCGCGAGTGCCTAGAGGAGGCATACGGAGACACGGTTACGATACCGGGAAACAGGGAGTGGTGGGGTGCCAAGGAGCGGACCTTGGCGAAGAAGCTCCTTGAAATGTACGGATGGGAAGAAGTGGAAAGGGCGGTGCGGTACATGTGCGCGAATTGGGAGAAAATGGTCGAGGCGTCCGGTGGGACGCTTAGGGGTATCCCGACGATCAATATCCTGTTTGCATCTCGGAATATTATATTTGCAGATGCGTCGCTTCAACGTGGTTTTGTGAAGCGCAAGCGTCCGGCGAAAAAGGACATGCCAGACAAGGATTTCGATGAGTATGTCGATCCGGGGGAAGATGTTGGGCATGGTTGGTGAGAAAAATGGAGGAGTCTCGACATAGGAGAGCGCTGACTGGATCAGACATGCGACGGATGAGAATCCCGAAGCGGTATTGGTCCGTGACGTTCGATGACATCTCAGAATCAGTTATTGACGGAAAAAGTGCCAAGGATCTCGCGAGGGATTATATCCTATCAGCTAGCGAGAACGTGGCTAATGGGGTTGGCCTTATGCTATGGGGTCCAAACGGCACAGGTAAGACGTCTATGGCTGTTGTTATTGCTAAGGAGTTGAGGCGACAGTTCCATGCAGTTCTGTTTGTGCAAGCATCTGCATTAAGGGGCTCTGTGATCTCGAACGAAATGTTCGATGATCAAGAGACTTTGTGGCAGCGTGCGTGCAGTGTTGCTGTTTTGGTTATAGATGACCTGGGCAAGGGGACTCAGGATAAGACGGGGTTTGGGGAGCGTATGATTGACGACTTGATTCGTGCGCGTAACTCGAACCAGCTCGTGACCATAATTACGACCAATATGAGCGTTAAGGGTGAGAATAATGCTCTCTCGACATCGCTCAAGGCGTCGACGATGCACTCTTTGAAAGAGCATGTGGTCCCGGTGCGTGTTGCGGGTGGGAATAAGCGAGTTAAAGCAAGGATACAAGTTGAGAGCGAAAACAGGGTTTAAAGGGGCAAAATATGATGAATGCTGCCGATGTCGGCAACGGAAGGGTTCCGCCTTCTAACCGAGAAGCTGAACGCAAAATCCTGGGTAGCGTACTGTTGGATAATTCGGTTTTGGAAACCGTGGCAACGATAATCGAGCCGTCCGACTTTTTCTTCGAAACCCATAAGATTATATACAAGGCAATGGAGCGTGTATCCAAGGGCGGCATGCCAGTGGATCACGTTACCCTTGGCCACGAGATGATGAAGACCGGAGAGCTTTCCAAGGCGGGGGGTGCTGTCGAGCTGATGGATCTGGCCGATAATATTTCGGCGGCGGCGAATGCAGAGCATTACTCCAAGATTGTGAGAGAGCTGTCAGGGGTCAGGAACGTCATCCATGCTGCTCGCATTGTCGTAGAGGCAGGGTTCTCAAGCGGAGACGCCCTGCATGTGACAGAGGCGTTAGAGGGCCTAGCGCTGGCTACCAGGGATCTTGAGAAATCTAACATGCCGATGAGTCTGTTGGGCATGGGTGATCAGGTTCTTGAGTCGTACGGCAAGGTGGCAAGTGGGTTCAGGGGGATCCCTCTGCCTTGGAAATCGCTGGATGATATGACAGCGGGGTTGTGGCCTAAAACATTGACGATGTTCGTGGCCCGCCCCGGCACAGGGAAATGCCTACATGCCCGCACATTAACCTACATCAAGAAGACTGGACAATACAAGACCATAGAGCAGGTTGTCAAGGATAGAGACGACGTTCTCACCCGAAAGTCTAATGGTTCTATTGTGGGTGTTACTCCTGATGCTTGGCTGGATATGGGGACAAAGGAGTGTATGAAGGTCCGCTTTTATAGCGGGCGGGAGATGTCTCAGACCCCAGAGCATCCAGTGATGACGGTAGACGGGTGGAAGCGGACGGACGAACTTAAGATCGGCGATTACGCTGAGGCGGTGGGTATTGTTCCTGAGCCTGAGATGGCGTTTAAGGTAGGTGACAATGAGTCGATGCTCATTGCTGCAATGTTGGCTGATGGAGGTGTGACCCAGGATGTACCTACGTTTACAAAAAGAGATCAGGCGATTGTGAGTTTTGTGCGTGAGGCAGTGTCATATCATGGTTGTGAGCTTGTTCCGATGATAAAGGGCAAAGACGACGGTCGTTACAGGGTGAAAGGTGGTCGTAATTTTTGGAAGAAATGGGACGAGTGGGGATGCTGTAGATCGCTATCAAAGAACAAGGTGATTCCTGATAGAGTGTTCCAGTATGACAACGAATCCTTGGCCAAGTTCCTTGGTATGCTCTGGAGCTGCGATGGTTCGTTTCCTGTTGGTAAAAATGGCTATTGCACTATCGAGATAGGTCTTGCCTCCAAGGAGATGGTTGAGCAGATACAGAGGTTGTTTTTAAGGTTCGGAATACACGGCGGAATCAGGTACAAGAGATCGAAGTGTCAGACGGGCGTATTCGATAGTTGGATATACAAGGTCTATGCGACTTCGTATGAGCGTTTCAAGGAGCAGATACCGATAGTTGGCGAGAAGGCGGAGAAGGCTCGTTTGCTGAAAAATGCTAAGAATCCGAACGTTGATAACATTCCGATTACTCCGAAGTTGAAAGCGGAGATACTTCACATTGTTGAAGGGTTTCATGAGAGCGGGCGAGTACGTCGCTATGAGCAGATGTCGCGTGAGCTTGGGATGACGGTGCGGATCAGCGCGAACAAGCTCTACAGGAGGAACACAGTAAGCAGGCGCATATTCCGTGCGTTTGTCGATGCTTTTGACGCCAAGCATCTTGAGCATCTGCTGGTTAATCACTGGGATCGCATTGAATCCATAGAGGACGACGGCGTTCACAGGGTGTTCGATTTAACAGTAATGGACGGGCATGCCTATGTTGCAAACGACATGGTTGTTCACAACACGTTTGTGGCTATCATTGCTGCTCGCCATGCTTGGTTATGTGGCAAGCGGGTTCTTCTTGTCTCTCCTGAGATGTCCAAGGAGGAGATTGCAGAGCGGTTTTTTGTCATCCATTCCTGTGTTTCGTACAAACGTTTAATCTCTGGCGAATTGTCTGATTTCGAGCTACCCCAACTGGAGAGGACGGTAGAGAGTCTTAGTGCTGTTGCGTCCCATCCATCGGAGAATCTCTGGATAATGGACGAAGAGGATGACATATCCCCGGCTGGGATAGACTCTGCGATCAGGGCCACGGACGCGGAGTGCGTAGTCGTGGATTCAGTCTACGATTTGCATATTAAGGGCGACAGGCGAGAGAGGACGATAGCGGGCGTAGAGTGGCTCAAGAGGTCATGTAAGAGGGGCAACTATGCAGCGGTTGGTTATTCACAACAAAACAGGTCGGCGGAACTTTCGGAGAAAAAGGGCGGCGGGGCCAGGCTTGGAACGATAGCGAATGCGGATGAAGTTGGCCAGGATGCCCATACAGTGATTGCCCTTGAGCAGACCAAGGATGACAAGGACGACGGCATTCTCAAAATGAAGCCGATAAAGATCCGGCGTGGTCAGTTTAAGAGGGATTCGATTTCCATCCGGTGGGATTTTGACAAGATGGTGTACGACGAGATGCCAGAAGAAGAGGATGACTACAAGGACGAGGCTACGTCGTTTTAGAAAGACGAACTGTTGACAAAACAACAGTGGATGTGTACTCCATAGGTGCCAGACGACGTCTGGTTACAAGCAAAACATAGAACAAAACAGAAAAACAGAAAAACAGAGAAACAGAGAACCTAGTAGAAAGGCAAGGGTAACAAAAGATGTTAGGAAACTTTGGTTCAGTTGGCTGGGACAATATGCCGGAGGATGACTACGGCGGTGGCGAAGGAGGATTAAGCGATGATTGGGAAAAGGAGCGGCTTTATAAATTCCGTTTCCGGATGAATTACACGGCGAATAATCCGATTAACCCTGGGCGACCAGTGACGCATAGAGTTCTTATTCTTGATGCGGCGCCGTTCTGCTTCTTCGAGCACGGGCTGTACAACTATCGTCAGTATACGAAGGCGTACAATACAATCTGTCTCAAGAAGAACAATCTTGGCGATGTTTGCCCTATTTGTGAGGATGGCAGTTGGCCGCGTTTCATGGGGATGCTTTCGATAATTGATCTCGGCCAGGTCGAGTACAAAGACAAAGAAATGATCCTGCATCACCGAACTTGGAAGAACAAACAAGGCGAGACGAAAGAGTCGAGCTTTGAGAGAAAAATGTTAGCGGCGGCAAAAGGGAATAACGAGACTCCTGGTCCGCTTATGAAATTACAATGGGAGTCTGAGAAGCGCGGAGGCACCCTGGAGGGAACCGTCTGGGACGCCACAAGGACTGGCAAGAAGGAAGATGGTGTCGGAGCCAAGTGGGACTATATCGACAGGGTTGCTCCTGAAGAATACGTTAGCTACCTCCAGAGATTCGGTGCTCCTGAAGATGTCAATGTTAAGACGATTGGCGATGAGTTTGCAGAAGGGGACAAGTCTGGCTGGCTTGAGGTCTGTAAGGTCCAGGATGTGAATGTTCTTAGGAGCATGGTAGGCGGACACAGCGGCGGAAATGACGGTGGTCAAAAAGGCGGCCAGGGAAGTACAGAGGGTGCAGGGTATGATGACGGCACTCCTCCGGACGATCCAGATATTCCTTTTTGATGGGCGACGATGCAACCAGAGCCAAGGCGTGCTTCAAGTGCGGCGAGGTCAAATTGTTGGCTGAGTTCTATAGGCATAGGGCGATGCTTGATGGGTATTTGAACAAGTGCAAAGTTTGTACGAAAAAAGATGTCGCTAAGCACCGTGAAGAGAACCTCGAAAAGATTCGCGATTATGATGTCCAGAGGGCAAAGTTGCCTCACCGCAAGGAGAAGGCTAAGCGGGTTTTAAAGGAATGGCGCGAGAATAACCCTGATAAGGTTAAGGAGCAGCGAGAGCGTTATCCAGAGAGGGTCCGTGCTAGGAACATTGTATACAATGCTATTCGATCTGGCAAGTTGACCAAGCAGCCTTGTGAGAAGTGTGGTGAGGCAGTTGCCGAAGCGCATCATGAAGATTACTCACGTCCGTTGGATGTAAATTGGCTGTGTAAGAAACACCATGTAGAGCGACAGGCTGAGATAGACAAGCTAGAAAGCTGATTGCTGAATGACTGGAGTGCGAGATGGAAGTAGTTGTTGACGGATTAGTGTGGATGAAAACGGGAGACTTGACGTCTCGCAATCTAGAGAACATTCGGCGAGAGCTTACTATTGTACCAAGAAAAACCACCGATATTGACGGGGCTGAAGATCCCGATCCCATATTCATGTTCAGGGACGATGATGATCGAGGGATGATCGGCGTTCCGAGGGGGTATTACCTTGCTCGGAAAAGCTCCGAGCATGACGAGATTGTGAATGTGTCCTACGGCAAGAAGATGCGGGATCTCAAGACCCGATTCAGTGCTACAGGGCCATACGTGGAGCAGGAGACGGCCATCTCGGCGTTGATGTCCGAACTGGAGGGCAAGCGCTGGGGTGGTGTCCTGCTGCGCGGAGCACCCGGCTTCGGCAAGACGATCTTGGCCATTGAATTCGCCAGGCGAGTAGGTAGAAAAACACTGATTTTGGTTCACAAAGAGTTCCTTTTGCGACAGTGGAGGGAGCGCCTAGAGTGGCAGCTTCCCGGCGTTAGGATCGGGCTGATACGCCAGAACAAGTGTGAATATGATCAGATAGAGGCGACCGGTCAGGAGCCGGATTTTGTAATTGGAATGCTTCAATCACTGTCGAGGGGCATGGACGGGAAGAAGTATCCTGATGCAATGTGGAGGTCGTTTGGACTCGTCATCTCTGACGAAACACACAGGGTTGGAGCGGGGTCGTGGGCGTCCATTATCCCTAGTTTCACCTCTGCGTACAGACTTGGCTTAACGGCGACTCCGAGGCGCAAGGACGGCGCTGAGGATGTCTTCTTTATGAACATCTCCAAGGTTACATATTCTGCCAAGTCGAAAATGATGATGCCAAAGCTCCGGAGGGTGATTACCCCGACGAAGTTGAAGCCAATTGTTAGAGGCAATTATCGCGTGAGTACAGACAACCTGAACAGTGCTCAGGTTATCAATCAGATTGCTGCGGACGAATTCCGGAGTCGACAGATTGTTGACGATATTGTGAAGGGCGTAGCTGCTGGCAGGAAGATCCTGGTAGTGAGTGAGCGCTTAGAGCATCTGAGGAAGATGTCGAGGGATCTGATAAGCGCGTTGTTCGATATGAAGCTCCCGTTTGATCCAAGGGTCGATTATTACACTGGCCAGTGGTTCACGAGCGAGCGATGGGAAAAGAGTGGCAAAGGGCACAAAAGGGGTGATTTCAAAATGAAGACCAGGACGGAGGCTGAGCTTAAGGTGGCCGAGCGTGCAAACGTGATCTTCTGCACATCTCAAATGATGAGCGAAGGTCTCGATGTTACCGCGTCGGATGTGCTGGTTATGGCAACTCCGATTAGTGACATCGTCCAGCTCGTCGGGAGGGTCCAGCGATGGTGCTTTCCTGAAGAGGGGAAATGCGAGCGGTTGTGTGCCTGGAGAGCGGGGAAGTGCAAGGGTAAGCCAGACCCGATAGTCGTCGATGTTATCGATGAGAACATTCCCCAGCTGAAGCGCAAGTGGATAAGGCGTCAGAGTTTTTACAAGAAGAACGGCGCTATGAAATAACGGAGGACGCATGGCGAGCGGATCAAAAGGAGAGGAACCTGAAAAACGAGATAGAAGCGAGTATTTGCAAGCCTATTACAAAGAGCGCAGAGACGAGCTTTCTGCGGCAAAGAAGCGCCGCTATGAGGAAGATCCGGAATATCGTCAGAGGGCCAAGGAAGCTGCCCAGCGTGCCCGAATCCGACGCAAAGAGGAGCGCAGGAGAAAGATTGAGTCAGGCGAGATAGTCCCAGCTAATAGATCCGCTCCTAGAAAGCCTGAGACGGTGATCGTGGGCGGCGAGAAGCTGACAGCCTACACCGTTACGATAGCGGCTCGAATGATACTGAGATCTGTGGATACGATTAATTATTGGACGCGTATCGGAGTTTTTCCCGAGACGCCTATCCGGTCTTCTCGCGGGGATCGGTTATACACCGATGGCATGATACTAGCGGTGAAGGTTGCAGTTGCAAGAAGGGGTAAAGTCGCGAGTTCCGATAGCACGTTCAAATCCGAAATAGAGGAGGCGTGGAGAGAGCTTGGGGTTTACGAGGCGGAGTTGAAAAATGAAGACGAGAATAGTTGACGGCAAGGATTCGACACTGGTCACAGTGACGAACCGAGGAGGCAATCAGAAGTTGGTGAAAGAATACGTGTACGATGCCGGTAAACCGGTTGAGCAGACTGCTGAGGACACGGACGATCTCGTCGTGTCGATGGGTCGGACTATTTCACTTGGTAATTTTGAGTTTTCGAGAGTCAACATGGGCATAAGGATCGGGTTGCACAACCCGAACTCGGACGAGCGACATCTTGCCCATGCCATGATGATCGAGGGGGTCAAGCATGTCCTCGACAGAGAGGAGGCGTCGGTCAGAGGGCAAGACGTCATTAAGAAGCCGTTTCCGAAGCTGGACGGGTTTGGCGTGAAGCGGTCTGTGTGGCTTGAGTACGGCCTTACCATCAAGGGTGAGGGGATGGATAGCTTCAAGGTCGACGTGGCGCTGTCGAGGCACGTGGGCGACAAAGATTCAATCGAGCAAACTATACATGAACTCTCTGAGGAGATTGGTGTTAGGATAGGCGAAGAAGCGGACATTATCCGCAATCCTGAAAAACGAACTTAAGTTCGCGTCGAATCCTGTTAATCGACGTGAATCATGTGGGAGGTTACCCTAGAACCTCTCTACCGGCGCTTGTGGCTGCGTCGGATCTGGCGAGGAGGCACCGGGCCTGCCAGGCATGAAAGTGGGACGGTGTTTTTCTAGTTATTTCCAGTTGACAAAATCCAAGGCAATCAGTAACAGATAGTGCGTATTTGCGGCGAGGTGTCGCAGTCGTCTATTCAAAAGGAACAATCTAATGGGAAACATCATCAAAAAAGAGTCCGTGGGATCCGTCGAAATGCTTATTCTTGCTCCCGGCGTTCATGAGAAAATATTGAAAGTCAGCGCGGACAAAGAGTCTTCCAATCTGTACGTGGACGCGAAGCCCGAGCTGGTGGGAACGGCATGTGCTGATGAGGTTGAACTAGGCATTAGTCATGCGATTGAAGTCGATGCCAAGTACGACGTCTCGACGGCCAAGGTTTCGGTGTCTGATGGGATCATCAGGATCGTTGTATCGGCCAACTCAGAGAGAATCATTGATATTCACCCTTCTCCAGCCAGTAAGTAGGAGGGGAGAATGAGCGGCAATCTAGGGATGATCAAGTATGGGATAGGCAGGGCATATCTTCCAGACTGGGGCGCCAAGGAGGCGCTCCGGGAGATCTATCAGAACTTCGTCGACTACGGGGAACACAGTGAAGATGTCAGTCACACGCTGACTGATCCCTCAGCGGTGGACTTTGTCACGGTTACTCTGAGTAACGATTACGTGCCTGAATCTGAGGGGGACTTTCTCAAGATCGGGACGTCAGGGAAGCGGGGCGATGACAGCACTATTGGATCCCATGGAGAGGGCCTGAAGATGGCTGCCATGGTTCTCGGCAGAGAGGGCCATGATTTCAAAGTCAGGAGCGGCGATCGAGAGTATACCGCAACCACGTACCAGGATGATTTCCTTGGAGAGTGCTTTGGTCTTGCTGTCAACAGTTGCCCTAGTCTAACTACTCCTTTTCAGGTTAAGTTTTCAGTGGACAAGGTCGATTACGACATGTGGAAGGGATCAGTCATCAAGGATGAGGACGTTGTGTTTTCCAATTATAACGGGAGCATCATCAAGGGGAAGCCTGGCGATGTCTTTGTTGGAGGATTCTACGTCGCGAACATTAGCGGGTTAACCAGAGCATATAATTTCCCGCCTAGTCAGATCCCTCTTGATAGGGACAGGAGGGTCCCTGCTGAGTTTGATGTCGTCTGGGCTGCGGGCAGGATTCTAAGTGCCTGGGAGGGCACGTCCACGGAGGATCTGAATACAAAGGATGCTCGCTATATCGACAGGGTCAGCGATAAGGTTGCACGTAAGTACGAGCCTTCTATGGACTCAAAGGGTCGCGTTGACTTCAAGCTCAAGGACGGCACGCGGGCGCCTAGTCACGTTGGTGACATTCTCATGAGGAAGCCGTTCGTTCAGAAGAAGCTATCGAAGATGCGTTACGAGATGAGTCGCAAGCGTAAGCCTGAGTCCATTCTAAAGGAATTCAGGGATAGGCATTTGATGAAGTATGACATGGGTGCTGCTAGGTATGATTTTGACCAAATTGTGTCCAAGTCGAAAGGGTGGAAGTTCTAAGATGAGAAATCGAGTGCATCGTGAATATGAGCCAGGGTTGGAACTTCCAAGTCGATTACCGGGGCGTGACTATGTCCAGCGGTGCAACAATGGTTGTGGCTGTGGATACGGTTGGGGTGAATGCAACGGGTTTGGGTCTGGCAGGGGCTACCAGATGCGAAACGGGTACGGATCGATAAGTGGGCACGGCTACGGGAGTGGGGTTTTCTGTGGGGGTGGAGCCCCTGATGGTCATGGGAGCGGAGAGGCCATTACGGGTCGTCGCTGGACTGAATTATTGTATTAGCGAATACGCCAGATGAACATTGACAAATGCTGTTGCAGGGTTGAACATGTTGGCTCCAAAGAAGAAAAGGAAGGGGCACTGAATGGCAGAAGAGGTCGCTAAGCGCAGGAATGTTCTGAGGGAGGGTCTACGGGCTCTGAAGGGCAAGATCAACGAGGAGCATGGTCGAACGATTGGCAATGCTATACATCTCAGGCCAGAGGATATACCGAGAATATCGACGGGTAGTCTTAGTTTAGATTTTGCGACAGGCGGTGGTATCTGCATCGGGCGAACCTCTATTTTTCAGGGAGGGGAGAGTTCTGGCAAAACTACTACTGCTATCCGAGTTGCGGGCAATGCTCAGAATCTGTGTGCTAACTGTTTCAGGCATGTTGATGACATAGAGGTTGAGTACGTCGAGGATGGAGAGACTGGTGAGGTTGAGTATTACGCGGTGGGGCGCTGTGACTGTTTCAATGAGGGTCTCCTGGATCCGGTTATGTTCCCTGGTGAGAACAAGCTGGATTTCAATGCTCGTCTGAAGGCGTACAAGGAGAATTCCTACGAGGAGTTCCGTGTTGCGTTCTTTGACATCGAGGGGACATTCGATTCGGGCTGGGCGAGAGGGCTCGGATTGGATCCTCGGAGGGTTCTTGTTGTGAGTCCGGCGTCAGCAGAGGAGGCGGCGGATATTTACGACGACATGCTCAGGACGGGCGCGGTCAACATGTATATTCTGGACTCGATTGCCGCCATGACCCCGTCTAAGGAAATCGAGGCTTCCACTGTTGATTGGCAGCAGGGGCTTCATGCGAGGATCATGAATAAGTTTATCCGGAAGGTCAATGCGGCGAACCTGGATGTGCTTAGGGCTTACGGCCATGCACCTACACACATATGGATTAACCAAGAGAGAGAGAAGATTGGGGTGATGTTTGGCAGTAACAAAACTGCACCTGGAGGGAATGGTCAGAAGTTTGCTCCTGTTCTTACGCTCGAAATGTGGAGTTCGAAGTGGGGTAAAGACAAGTTCGACTCAGATCTCAAGGCCGAGTGGCAGATGGATATGAGCCGGGAAGTTCGTTTGAATTTCAGGACAAAGAAGAACAAAACATTCACAGCGAAGATCTCAGGCGGGTATGTCATGTGCATTGCTGGGCCAAGGGCCGGGCAGATAGAGGATACCAAGTACGTTCTCGCTCAGGCTGAGAAGTATGGCCTTCTGAAAGAGGGCGTGAACGAGAAGAAGAAGAAAACCTGGATCCTTGGCGGCAAGGTTTTCGATAAGAAAGCATCCATGCTGGCGACGTTCGAGATGCCAGAAACACAGCGCAGTCTTCGTGCTGTTCTACTCAAGAAAATGTTTGAATCGGTGGGTGAGAAGTAATGCCGTTCCGTGGTCCCAAGGGGATGGGGTACGGCAAGAGCACTCCTACTATGCAAGAGGATCGCGTTGCTGATCGACTTGGGGGCAAGAGGGTCCGGGGTTCCGGTTCGAGCATGTACTCGAAGGCAGATGTCAGGGATGTTTTGCTTGAGGGCAAGGAGTGCGATGTCGAGTTCCTTGTGGAGTGCAAGCAAACGATGCACGCGAGCCTTTCTGTGAAATGGGAGTGGCTGCTGAAGATCACGGCGGAGGCCGATGCTGTGCAAAAAGAGCCAGTGTTAGCCATTGAAATCAAGGGCGGGAAAAGAGATCCCCGGTGTGACAGGGATTGGGCGATGATCCCGGTTAGAGTGCTAGAGCAGTTGGTGGGTAAGAAGATAACCGAGGGCTAGTTCGACAGCTTGACACTGAACACAGTTTAGGTATCGTCGGATTTACAGTGACTCATTGGTGAGCATGTTGGGCATATGTGATGCCGTGTTGACAGGTGTCAGTTTGCGAACTTGAGTTCGCGAGGAGGTTTCAATGTTTGCTTGTACAAGGGTGGAAACGCAGAGGATAATGGATGGGACGGCAACGGGAGTAACGAGACGTTATGCTGCTGGTGAGTGCCCGCATAAGCCGGGTAGTCAGCTGGTGTTTACTACGGAGTTCATGGCGAGGAACGGGCACCCTGTTGCGTTTGCGACGGCGACGATCGTGTCGGTTCGTCCGTCGACGATAGGGGAACTCTCTCGTGACAAGATGACGGTCATGAAGGATGGGTTTTCCACTGGCCCGGAATGGAAGGGCCACTTGAATCAATTCTACAGGGGTGTTAAGGACGACGATTCCGTTTGTCATATTTCGTTTCGAATCGATGAGATGTCTAAGTAGTTGAGTAGGCTGACAGAGCTGGAAAGGTTGACAGATGCTAGGGCAGTTTGCGCGAGTGAAGGCGGGGGAGGCCGTTAAACCGGTCTCCACGCGGCTGGTTGATGAAATACTAAAGACGAGCAGGGCAGGCTATCCTAAGCCGTGCGTGTCGCTCAAATCAGGCAAGACTAGATATGAGGAGTGGTGGATGGGAGCATCCTCTACGGCTCATGACTGTCCGAGGATGTACGCGTTGCAAGCAGCGACAATGACTCCTCCAGAAGATATTGTAAAGCCGGAACTCAGCTGGATCTTCGCGGTTGGTCACGCTTATCATGACGCATTTCAAAAGGAGACTCTTCAGGGGCTCAAGGGATGTCGTTTGCTGGGCATGTGGACCAGGACCAAGAAAGAGAAGAACGGATACTTTTCAAAGGAGAGCACAGGTGCGCTGTGCGACACGGTGATCCCGCCTAATTCGGATGTAGAGCGCGGGTGGACCAGCAAGCCCGAAGGGGACGACTGGATGTTCAACGAATCCAAGGTCCGGCTCCCAGGGATTAGAACGGTCGTTAAAATGGACGGCATTCTGGACTGGGGTGATGGGGATCTGGAAGTGTTGGAAGTGAAGACAGAGGATCAGAGTGCGCGTGACAGTCTGAATCCGTTTCTTGGTGGTGCGCCTCGTAAGAAGCACATTGAGCAGGTTCATATCGGCATGATGGCCACTGGGCTACGTCGGGCCAGGATCGTTTACGTGTTCAAGGGTGTTCGAGGGATCAAGACCAGCATTGTAGAGCATGTGGTCGAGTTCGATCATTCTGTTAACGAAGATCTCTTGAGTCGCAGAAAAGCGATTGTTGACAAGGTTGGAACGGTTGATGTTGCCTTTGATGGGTGGATTGAGGGGATTCCTCTTCCAGTGTCGAGTGGTGACTCAGAGGAATTGAACGAGCATTTTGATATGATCAAGTCTAAGCTCAAAGAGTTTGCAGAGGAAACCGAGCGGCTTCCAGAGTGTGTGATGAAGTCCAAGGGACGCCCAAAGACATGTCCTGGCAGGGATCTGTGCTTCGGAGTTCGCAAGAAAAAGGCGGCAACGAAGTAGATGCAGAGATATGGATCAGTGGGTAAAGAGCCTACGAAGCGCCAGATGGATGTTGTTAATGCTATCGAGCACCTATGGGGTGAGTTGGGCGTGGCTCCCACTTTGCGAGAGCTTTGCGAGTACCTGGGCATAGGATCCACGAATGCAGTTGCTGATTTGGTCAAGTCGCTTGAGAGGCGCAACATGGTAGCTCGTGGGCCAGCTGGGACGGCTCGGTCGTTGATGACGACCAGGATGTCTGTCAATATAAAGGTAGGGGAATGGCCATGGGACAAAGGATCCAATGAATAGCAACGGCAAAAAGTGCAGCGTTGGATATTATAGCGAAAGCGATGAGCATCGTGTAGGATCGGACTCGCATCTTGATTGCGACTCTGGTGTTTCCATGGCAAAAAAAGAGGAAAAGAAGGACAAGGTCAGCATCGATACCCCTGGAGGGGGGTCGTGGGTGATAGATGTCCCTGAGAGAGATCGAAAAGTTGTAACGGTGAGGCTCTATGATCACAAGGGCAGGGAGCGTATGATTTCGTACATTCCTGCTCCGAAGATACCGCTTATGGCTCGAATTTGGAGGGCCATAGCAAAATGGATGAACGCGGCGTTTAAGTAGCCGGGGAGATGCCAGTTGAAGATTTTCATCGGGTTGGACCTGTCGCTGGTCGGGACAGGTTGTGCTGTTATTGGTGAGTCAGGAGAGAGCATCTTGGGTGAGTGCTTCGGGTTGAGCCTGAAGAAGGATGCGCCTGATAGAGACAAGATAGAACGGTTGACGCATATCGCTGGCAGGATCGTGAGATCGATCAAGGGGGTGGTTGCCGACGGCCATGAGATAGGCGGGATAGGGATCGAGAATTACGCTTTCAGCGCGAGGGGTGCACAGAATGATCTGGGAGAAATCCACGGAGTTGTCAAAACTCAGATGTGGCTAGTCTTCGGGGTTGCGCCTGTGGTAATTCCTGCGGCGAAGGCTCGGAAGAAAGTGTTGGGCAGGGGACGTTTTTCAAAGGGCAAAGCGGGCAAGAATGAGATAGTCTCAGCCGTAAATGCCATGGGGTTTAAAACACAGGATGACAACATTGCTGATGCTTATGTCATCGCTGAATATTTAAGGAGGAGTTAAGATGGGCAAAGTTGCAGCCGAAGAAGAAACAAAAGAGGCAGTGGCCGTTTATCAGGGCGAAGACGCGTCGACAGAGGAATCCGGAGCAGACGAGCAGTCTAAGGACGAGACGGCCCTTGCTGTGGTCGGTGAGGAGTCAGAGGGTGCGTCTAGTGACTCGGAGTACGAGTTCAAGGATCTGCGTCGCAAGGTTCTCTCCTTGAGGGCCAAGACAGACGAGTCGTACTGGGATCTCGCGGTCGCTTTAGAGGATGTTTACGAGCGGGGCTGCTATCGGGCGTGGGGATTCGAATCCTGGAAGGACTACGTCGAGAACGAGATCGACATCCAGGTGCGCAAGGCTCAATACCTGGTTCAGATTCAAAAATGGACCAACGAGCTGTCGCCAAATATCCAGGCGTGGATCCGGTCAATCGGATGGACCAAGGCTAGAATGCTGGTCGGCAAAGTCACAGAAGAGAACGCTCGCGAGTGGAGAGCTAGGATTGACGGCAAGTCAGTTGCAGAGATCGAGAAGATGCTGAAGGAGATGACATCAGCGGAAGATGATGGCACAGGCCCTTCGAGTTCGGACGACTCTGATGAAAAACCGAAGGGTCTCAACTTTAAGCTATTCCCGCTTCAAATGGACAACTGGAAAAGGGCAGCGGAGATCGCCATGGGTCCAGCAGAGAGCGACAAGCCAGGGAATCTCCTGGATCTCATCTGCACCGACTACATTGCGAGCAACATGACGATCCGCTCGGTGGGCGATCTCATGAGTAAATATGAGAAAGTTTTGGGCCTGCGTCTAATCGCATACAACGAGTCAGAGGACCGGGTTGTCTATGGGGAGGACTTGATTCGCCAGCTTGACGACGAGGATGAAGCCGACGAGCCAGAGGCAAAAGACGAGGTTCTAGAGGAAGACTCTAAGAAGGCAGACGTTGTTCATTAGCAGGTTACTCCGCGCCCTGGATTAAGACGCTTCGTTATTATTCAACAATTTGTTTCTGTATTGAGATAGAATCACTCAGGTGTTATTTTATTACTGTGGCACGTGTTGCTTTGCGTGCAGTTTAGGAGAGGGCATGAGAGAGAATACAAAACCTGTCCCTATTCCAAAACCCGATCAGGAAACCCCAGACAGCTCAGGAGCAAAAATGCGAAATCGACATTATAGTTATGCGCCTGGGACTCAGCAGCAAGGGTCAATGTCCAAGGACATATGGATCAAGATCATAACCTGGGCTACTCCCATTGTCTTTGCAGCAGGTGCATTGTACTACAGCATCGGCAGCATGGCTGACAGGGTGAAGGGCGTAGAGGGTGCACTGTCGAAGGTCAAGGATGCTCAGGGCGAAGTGAGAACCGAGCAGAAGGTTCTAAATGTCCAAATGAATGCGATGCGCGAGGAGCAATCTCGCGCCAAGATCAAGATCGATCAGGTGGATGAGAAGTTGGATGGGCAGAAGGATGATCTGACGGCTATTAAGGCCAAGCTGGGTATTCGTCGCAGGCGCTAGTGCCATGCGAACTTGAGTTCGTTGTTTTATTTATTTTATGATACGGTCCTTCTAGTGATTGCAGATGACAAATGGAGGTGAAGAGTGCTGTACGAGAAGGACGGTGATCGTTGTTTTGTTAAGGCTAGCAGCGGGCGTGTTGAGGTGCTTGGCGACCTGGTTGGTTTCCTGACTTCTGTTGATGACATTAAACCTGATCCATCGAATCCTAGAAAAACGAAGATGCTAGACAGGCTAGTTGCGGGCATTCGCAGGTATGGGGTTCGGTGGCCGATTATTGTGAATAAGAGGAACAATGTCATAGAGGCGGGGCATCAACGCCTGTACGCTCTCCAGGAGCTTGGCATTAAGCATGTGCCTGTTATATGGGCCGATGATGATGGCGCGACGGCTGCTGGCTTCAACATCTCAGACAACAGGCTAGGGGAAATTGTCTCGGTCTGGGACAAGGACGCACTTGGTAAGATGCTAGAGGGTCTTTTGAAAGAGGACTCCGATGTGATGGACGGCATAGGGTTTTCAGAAAAAGAGGTTAACGAGGTTATCACTCGGATGCTTGATAAGCAGGACGGAGGGACGTCTGACGGGAACGATGACATTAACGAGAATGTCAAAGGGGTGTCTAGCCTGGGGGACATTTGGAAACTCGGCCCGCATAGGTTGATATGTGGTGACTCGACGGACCCTGGTGTGATGTCGCAGTTAATGGACGGCGAGAAGGCAAGGATGGTTTTTACCGATCCTCCTTATAACGTTGACTATAGCGATGACCGAAAAATTGAAAATGACAACCTTGGTAATGAGTTCAAGCCGTTCCTTCTGGCCGCGATCAGAAATATGACCAGCCACTGCGAAGGGGCTATGTATATTTGCATGTCCAGTTCAGAGCTGGATGTGCTCCAGTCTTCGTTCAGGGAGGCCGGAGGACATTGGTCCACGTTCATAATATGGGCGAAGGATCGCTTCACCATCGGTCGATCGGACTACCAGCGCCAGTACGAGCCGATACTGTATGGGTGGCCGGACGGGGCCGCTGACAGGCACTGGTGCGGGGCCAGGGATCAAGGGGATGTTTGGTTCTTTGACAAGCCAGGAAGGAACCCTGTGCATCCAACTATGAAGCCCGTAGAGCTTGTGGAGAAGGCTATAAAAAACAGCTCTGTTAGGGGCGACCTGGTTATCGATTCCTTCCTTGGTAGCGGAACCACGATGATGGCAGCAGAGAAGACGGGTAGGCGTTGCAACGGGATTGAGCTTGACCCTCATTACTGCGATGTGATTTGTGATCGGTACTTTAATATGTCCGGGGTGTCCCCTGTTCGCGTTTCTGATGGAGCTGAGTGGTCTGAACTCGCAAGTGACGAGTGATTATATCCTTTCGTTGACAAATTATCCCTTCCTGTGTTGTATTCCAAGTTCAGGGTAATATTACACTGGTTTTGGTGCCGGATTGATGGTTGATAGCAGAAAGGCAAGATGATGAGAGATCGCTTTGTTGTAGCGTTGGATGGTGACGTCAGAGAAATGGTGAATGACTGTAAGGCAAAGTGCCGGGCTAAGACAATGGCGGCGGTTGTCCGCATGGCAGTGTCGCTTTTGCACAAGTCCGTGAATGAGGACCTGTACAGCAAGGGAAAGGACGGGGAGCTTCAACGGATTGTTGTGATTTAGGAGGTATAGCATGTTGGATAGTAGTAGTGTCATTCCGTCGCGCATAAGTGAGTTTGAGGACATTCTAATCTCGTACAAAGAGCGCCACGATGAAAATGTGTCAATGGTAAATGCTATCTCTCCAGAGATGGCTCGCGCCATTGCGGTCTGGCCTAATGTCCCCGTTTCAATGTATGAGATTGATAAAGAGGGTGGCCCAGGGAGCAGTGACCCGTGGGAATGGGTTCGATTCTCGTATTCGTCGTGGCAGACCCTTGCTGGGGTGCGCGGGGATCATTGGCTCGGGGTAGCCAGATCCGTTATTGGCAATCATATGGTTTTTCCAGACGGGACGTTGCCTCAGTACATCAGGGCATTTCTCGTGAGCAGGGCTCGTGAAATAATGGGCGTATAAGTGGGCGATCCTATTGCATGGGTGTTGGCCTATCTGCTTGTAGGTATGCTGTTCGCTATTGTGCTGGTTGTTGTTGAAGCGGTTCATGGCTCGGGCCTTAAGGGGGAGGGCGCGTTGATTACTGTCCTTCTCTGGCCGGTGATTCCTTTGTGTCTTATTATGGCGACAGTCGACAGATGGACAAGGAGAGAGGTCGCGAACTTGAGTTCGCAAACGATTCGAAATCGATCTAAGAGACAGAGAAAACGGAGGGCTCGATGAGTAAGGTTGATTTTAGCAAGGTTCGGCCTGGCAATCCAGGGTTCTTTCTGACGAGGGAGAGTGGCAAAGGAGAGAAATACCCCGGAGATGAGCTGTCAATAACAAAGGTCGTGAGCGATGGCTCAGGGGGGCTCTGGGTCTGTAGTAGCGAGGGTGGTGTGAGGCTCGCTGATGCTGAGACTAGTATGTCTTTTCTATCCGAGGTGAGCGTACAAGAGGCGGAAGAACCTGTCATTAACACGGGCAAGAGAATGGTTGTGGATCTTCTAGAATCGACACTGGGAGAAGGGTGGCCGGTGTTCTCGCGCCAGGGATGGGCAAAGAGTCGGGGGTACATCGAAGACGGAGTGTTGACAAAAGAAGGTCGACTGCTGTATCAGGAAATTGCCGATGTAATCAAGGGGCTTGATGCGTCCGCGAAGATGCCATCGATAGATGATTTGGCGTAATTAGTAAGGTTGATATTAGACGTATCTAAGGTAGCTGATCAGGGTGATCAGAGATATTTGGTTTCTTTCCCCAGAGGGTGTTGACAAACTACTTTGCAGGATGTAAGTTGTACAGTGAGAGGGCGAGGGAAAGACCCGGCCTGGAAAGAGGACAGGATGTATTACGTAAAGAATTCACATGGTCAATGTTGGACAGGCGACTGCTGGGGCGTGGAAGCGAATCGGGCCTTGTACATGTATAGAACCAATATTGTCGAGTCCATGAAGACGGCGACTTTGGACGAGAACTGCAATCCGTCCACGGTGTTTGATAATGCGCCCGATGACATCGGGTGGGGCTCAGAGGACGGCGAGGTATTTGCCCGAGTGCTGAAGCTGTAGGGCACAAATCATAAGGAGTTGTGATGCACGACTTAATCGAGAGGTATTTAGGCACTTTCGGTGTTGAAGAGTTCAAGTCGATCAGAGAGATCGACGAGTATTTCTCAATATCGAACCTAGAGTCCATGTTTGGCCCTGGAGAGTACCCGGATGCGGATCGCGCCAAGGCGGCTGTCATCAGCGAGTGGGAGCCAAAGCAGCCATAGAGAAGAAAGGCAGCAGTCATGAAAGTTGGAGAATACAGGAGTCTGGTTACCCATCTAGAACGCGTTGTTAACGTCGACTACTGCGCATGTGTAGATGGCAAAGAGAAGGCCGAATGGGCGGAGCGGGCTGCTAGAGTGGGCAGCGAGTTGCTCAACGCAACATGCTCTAGGGCGTCGGAAGATCTGGCAAACAGGGCTCAGCGGATTGTTAACAAGCTGGCTGACAGGATTATCGAGGCAACTCATGTCTAAGCCTATTCATGAGCACGATTGTGACGGATGCACTTTTCTGGGCACCGATCAGCGGGGTAAGGACTGGTACGTCTGCGGAAAACCCAAGATGCGGAGCTTAATCCGGCGATACGGCAGCAAGGGAAGCGATTACGAGTCGGGCCTAATAGCTGGGTGCGTAACGATGACGTATCTGGAGAGGCTGGCTGCGCGAATGGGGTTCGAGTTCAACGAGCACGAGATGAAACGATTCGCTCAGATCTACATAAAAGATCAGGTGGAGTATAAATCGATCGCGGATAGCAGGGACAATGGTCCTGCGCCCGAAGACGAGGAGCTTTTGAAGGGGGTGTAGAGACACATTCTCAAAGGAGAAGGCAAATGACGTGTTATTGCAAGGGTGTCAATATATTCAAGAAGATCGCGCTGGAGAGAGTGCGCGAGCAGAAGGTTAGTGTGGACAATGCGGCCAATGCGCACAAGGCAAAGGCAGAACGAGCGCATGACATTGCATACGAAGCCTCGGTTCCTGAAGAGTCGACGCTTGATGTTTATGAGCAGGGTTTGCACGCCGGGGGGGGGATGGTCCTGGAATGGATGATTGAAATGCTGGAAGAGTTGGGTGGCATTCTAAATAGCGAGGAGATGTTAGATAATGTGAGGAAGGCTGCGGAATCATGCAACGAGGTGGACAGTGAAGAAGTTTAGCGTTGTAGATCTCTTGAATGCCAACATTTGCGGGGAGTACACTCGCAATAGGATCATCGAAATATGGGGAGAGCATCCGGAGCGGTCGGTGAGGGAGATCTCCGAGATAGGCGTCCATGTGGATGATAGGTTGTGGATGGTGTCTCGGTTGCTGCCAACCGACGTAGTTCTGCGCTGGGCGCGGGAGTTCGCTACAAGCCCCGAAGAAGGCTCTCATCGTATCGAGAGGGCGTATCACTATTGGAGCACAGCCAAGAAGGAAGCGGCGGCGGCTATAGCTTTTGCTGTTGCTACTACAGCCGTCGACACCCTGGACCACATTGCCATTCGGCGTGCTGCTGAGTCGACTGGCCGGATGAGCGCGGCGACTGACCATGGCGCCCGGAAAGACATAGCAGCCGATAAAGACGCGACTACTTGTTACAGAGCGACATGGGCCAAGACGAAGAGGGATATTCTCTCGGTCATGCTGGACAGACTGGTTGAATTGGGCGAGGACCATGAGGCCAAGAATGGGTAAGGGCGGGGGTGCTCGAAAATTTCAGATTAAGCCAAAGTGGTGGGCGGGCATGCCAACCAAGGAGGTCTCGAAGGAGGTCTACGCGGCGGCGCGTATGAGATACCCGGCTCCTGAGTGGGTAGTCCTAGAAGAGATAGAGAACCCAGAGCGTGGCAATTGTCGCCGGTTCGATATTGTGGCTATCTCGGTGCGCGGGGCGCCAAGAGTTGTAGTGCTTGAGATAAAAGCCAGTCGTTCTGACTTTCTGAACGAAATCAGAGATCCATCCAAGCGAGAGCCGGGCATGAGACTGGGGACAGAGTTCCTGTATGTTGTGCCCACGGGACTGATCGATAAGTCGGAAGTTCCGGACGGGTGCGGGCTCCTGGAGGTCCAGAGCGGGCGAACAGCAAAGCAGTCCAAGGTCGGAACACAGAAGAGTTCCGTGGAGTGGAGTCCGCACGTTGTCCATTCCATGATCGGCAAGCTAATGCGGCGCGAGGATCCTGAGCACAAGATGATGACGGAGATAGGGAGCGAGGCTCCGAAGGTGTTTAGGAAGATCTTCAAACTCGCGGGGGAGAACATGGAGTTCTCAGATCTGATGTTCGTGGTCCGGGCGATGAGGCGCGGGCACGATTTCCGGATAAAAGAGACACAGCTAGCTACAGAGGATTATGAAGACAGAAAAGATAAGGACAGCGAGGTCGCAGGTCTGCGGGCGCTAAGAGATGCGGTCAGAGAAAAATGTGGATATAAAGCTTTGTCAGCGAAGGGGTTCCTGGAGTGGTTCGGAGAAGGCGGCGGAGAAACATCGAACCCAGACTTCGTGCGTAATGCCACCTTCCTGCTTAACCAAGTCAAAAGAACGGCGGACAAACTACTAAGTGAGATAGAGGGAGAACAATCACAGGAAGAAAACTTAATACCTTGTATTTGTAGCAAAAATACAAAACAAGAACCATAATGCGATAGTTAACAATAATGGAACACGGAATATATTCTAAGGGGACAAGATGCAAGTCGCTAAAGTGATAACAAGACAAGGGAAAAAGCTAAACGTGAGGTTTGAATGCGAACACTGTGGATACATGTTTGTAGGCACCGGAGTCGATGACGAATACTTTCACAGTATTGTGGTTCCGGGTTTATCGTGCGAGTCTTGTGGGAGGACAGGCGGCGACGGGGACAACGGTGAGTCCTTGATGTATCAGATGGATGCGTTCTTCGAGTCGATGGATATACACGGGACTCCAATGGACAAGCTCCAGCAGCTAACCGTGGCCCTTGGGTTCAAGATTACTGATAAAG